GCTGCTTATACTTACTCCCGCCAACGATTTTATACGGGATAGCGCCACGTAACTCTGGCCTGCCTCAAACACTCCCTCTCCTATATCTATTATACACCTTTCCAATGTCGCTCCTTGACTTTTGTGGATTGTAATCGCCCAAGCGAGTATGAGTGGGATTTGAGATACACCGACACCCGGGATATTGTCGCTGACCCATGTATGATAATTAATCACCATTTCGAGTCCATTATTGAACCGAACGACCGGTAATTCGGGAACGGTTTCCGTCATACGAATAATGACCCCCTGACTTCCATTACAAATCGGGGTTGATTCGGTGGTAACAGCCTCTTCCATATTAATCACACACATGACTTGTGCGCCGACTTTCAAATGAACGACTTCGTCACACAATATACTGTTTTTAAGCGCAAATATTTCCATCGAGATGCGTTCTTGGGATTGCGACGCGCGGAACTGGCGTTCCTTATCCGACAACGGGAGGTCGGTCACCGATTTCAGTTTGTAGGAATATGTGCGAGCATCCGGGTCCATTATTTTCAGCTTCTCCATTTCTAACCGGTTGATTTCATCGACGCGTGCGCGGGTAGAGTAAAGCAGGGTCGGTTTGGTCTGCGGCGTCCCGTCTTCAGATACGTCGGGAAGAACAACCCCTACACGAGAACGCAGGATTTCGTCCGTTCGGCGCGTAATGCGCCCTTCACGCACTTGGTTTAATACCTGGCAGTAGACTGGGTCGCTTTGGCGGAATATCTGTTTCAATTGGATGTGGTTCTCTTTAGGGAATGCGGTAAACCAAGAGTCGCTTTCAAAGCAGAATCGCGCGTTATCGGGGTCTTCGGTATTCACGCCGACGGGGGGGAGCTGGTAGAAGTCCCCGCAAAAGATGACCTGAATGCCACCGAACGGGCGCGAGTGGCAGTTTCGCACGGTTTTACCGACAGTATTCAAAATATCAAACAATCGTTTCGACATCATACTCACCTCGTCGATGATGAGTGTGCGCGTCTTTCGCCATTCTTTCTTTTTGAAGAAGTTCTTATCGACCTTCTCTACAATTCTCTCGACATCACCGTTCGCAAGCCCAATCCCAGCCCACGAGTGGATGGTTTTCGCTTTACAATTGAGCATCACTGCGGCGCATCCTGTCAGCGCACAAACCTGGATATTATGTCCGTGGGTCTGTCCGTAGTTATAAATCTCTCGGATGAGCGCGGATTTACCGGTGCCACCAGGCCCGGTGATGAACACATTCTGCCCGGCGACGTATTTCGCAAATGCGTCTTTTTGTTCGGGGGACATTTCTAGCGTGGGTGGCGTGGGGGCTGGCGCGGGTGCTGGCGCGGGTGCTGGCGCGGGTGCTGGCGCCGTATCCGCGGGCAATTTACGGACAGTTGTATATTTTCGAATATCGTGATTTGCTGGTGATACGGTGGTCATCATTGTCTTTCCTGATACAATAGAATCGGAGAATAGATTTCAATTTATCGGTTTGAATTGCTTTATTTTTCTTTTCGAGTAGTGTAATATAGATATAAATCGATATACAACATATAGAATACAATGAATTATATCGCAACACATTATTCTTCACCAACGTTACGGCCGGCAACGGCTCCTGGACTGGCATCCGTCGCCTCTGCGTCTACGTCTACGTCTACGTCTACGTCAGACACCACGACAGTATATATATCAGCACAATCAACCGACCCGGTATATTCCGGGTCGACATTATCACCCATTGGCGGTCTGCGTATTCATAGTCCCGAAAAACAGCGTAGTTCTGATAATGTAAGCGCAGATATTTCCAATGATTATTTAGAACGCGTTAAAAAATCCCAGATTATTCTTGAAAAATACCCCGACCGCGTTCCGCTTATCATCCTACCCTCAAAAAACGACCGGGATTCTTACCCGATTGACAAGACGAAATACATCACTCCGAGAGATTTGACGCTCCTTCAGCTTCAGCAGATTATTCGTAAACGCGTTAAATTCCCCGCGGAAAAGGCGCTATTCATGTTTATTAAAAACAAGATATACCCGGTGTCGGCGATGGTGGGAACTATCTATGATACAAACAAGGACCCTGATGGATTTTTGTATGTTACGTATTGCCAGGAAAGCACATTCGGGGCGGCGGCGCGATAAATAAATATAGATGTATTCTAGTAATAGTATAAAGTGATAATATATGTCATCCCTTTATACAAGAATAAAGAACCTGATATATAATAAAATAATAAATCGGGGTATTGTAAATAAACGACGAACATATAATATATTGCGTTCATCACAACAAATGTTTGTGAACGGGTCCGGGTCCGGGTCCGGGTCCGGGTCCGAAACCGAACCCGAATACGAACCAGAACCCGAACCCGAACTCGACAATACATCGCATCGATTATTCAACACTAAAATCCCGAATGAAATAATCGAGTCAGATTACGAATTACAAGAACTGATTAAAATAGTAACAAACAGCAATATCAACATTGATAATGTCGTTTTACATAAGAGTTTTGAAGCCAAAATAGCGAATCATGGCGATATAGTATTTAAAACCAAAATGCGATTATTATATGTTATCATCGCGAATAATTTATACAGGTCTATATTTGAAGAGAAGAAATTATACAAATCGAACAGAACGAAGTATCTCGTCGGGGTGTTTCGGTATAACGATTATATTATTCGTATCGACGATTCACCGTATTGTTTCTTAGACGAGCAGCAGATTATCACGTCAATACCGGCGACGACAAATCATGACACACATATCGTAATTCCGTATTTCACGTATATCAATATGAAAAAGAACGCGAATGGAGCTATTTGCGACTGCGACGTTATACCTTGCGGGTGTTCTTATGTCGGTGACGGGGTGGCGACCGACGATGCCGATGACGACGACGCCGACGACGACGCCGTTCGTGCGGACAACGGCGACTATTCACGCGTATTTTATAACCTACTACGTTACAATACGATATCGTTCAGTATTCAGCCGTATGTCAAAGATACCGAGTCATTACATACATGGGCGAAGGACAATATTACCGACAATGTCAATATTCATTTCTCGAAAATAAAAACAGAGTTTTTCACGCACCTGTTTTATAAATGCGCGTTGTTATTACAGAAAATCCATTCCATCGGAATCGTCCACGGTGATGTAAAACCGGATAATATACTCATCAAGGAGCAAAAGGATTTCAATATAAACGACCCGGTGAAATCTCGGAATTTTTCGGTATATTTGATTGATTTTGGTCTATCGGGGAAAGATAATGTCGGTATCGGGACCGGTGGAACTATCCCATATTGCCACCCCGAATTCCGAAATATACGCGATACGAAACGAACAGATAAATATCACTGGAATGTTGTAAAAAAGAAACACGATATTTGGTCGCTCGGGTTGGCATTTATTACGTTATTTATTCATAACGCGTTTTACAGTTATTATTATAGATATCCGTCTTATTTTTTTAATTCGACGGGGTATGTTAGCACGCTAGTAATAGACTCTATTGGAAATAAAGAATTGAGTCAATTGTTTTCAGATATACTTTCGTATGATTCGATTTCAATCGATGATGTATGCGATAGATTACGTCGGTTGTTATAGAACGGTTACTTCGCTGCTGCCACTGACGCCGCTGCCGACGCCGCCGACGCCGCCGACGCCGCCGCCGATGCCCTCGACTGCGGACGCGGGAGCTGGTCCGACTGCGGTATCGGTCTCCGCTCCTAATACAGACGATATAATCTGTTTATCACCCTCTGGTATAATATCCGGAACGGCAAATGGATTATGTTTACTGTGTAATGATGATGGTAAATATTGATTATCATATTGGTGCGAATTTATCTGTTGTATTGATTGCGACGACGACGACGACGACGATTCGTCATTCTCACGCCCGGGGACGGCTGTGACCGGTGACGCCTTTTTCGGTTTAAAATGGTCCGGAATATGCGCCCGTTTTTCCAACGTATCGCGCTTTATATTCATGTTCTGAAGAACGTTCATCATTGTGCGCGGTAAAATCGCAATAGAGTTCATATGTGTGCGATACTTGAACGTACAAATGCTTGTTTCGGGGACGACGAACTGGATGCTATACCACCAATACGCCGGTATATACATTATCATCCCCTGGAATAATTCGACTTCGAGTGTCTTGATTTTATCGAAATCGTCCTGGTATTCAGGCTGGACCTTCCATGGATTGACGGGCGACCGAAACTCGAAAACATCATAATCGCTGATTGGATACAGATATTTGCTGTCTTTCGGGGGTATCAGCAGGATTTTCACCCGGCCTTGCGTGACGAGGAAATAATTACGGTAATTCACTTCGTATCTCAGGGGAGTCGTTGTGGCGACCGAGGCCATCATAATATCATACATACACGTCGATACCATATACGGTCTCAGAAAATCGTCGTTTAACTGGAACACTTTAACCAGTCCAGTTTCGTCGATGAAATCGGTATTGTTTTCGCTGATATACTTCGCTTCGGTGTCATTCTGGAATACTTCGTGCGCGATTTTCAGTGTGACTGGAATATAAATAACTGTATTGTTTGGATTATCTGAACCTTTTTGCGATTTTTCGGTAGCGGATGCGCCGGATACGGATACGTCACGCACCTGAATATCAAATGCGCGATAATTCGTAGTTATACCATGGTAGGATAATGATGTTAGTAAATGTTCGTTATAATATTCAAATGTTGTCGGTTGTCGTATATCACATACTTCTTCTAAACGTTGTTTTGACGGTTGCTCTATCTCATATACTTCTAAATCATTACTACGTTTCATATGAAAATGGACGTGAAGATATAAGAAAAGCACAATACAAAAAATAAAGATGGAAATAATTAACATCGAAGAATATAAATATTATTATTATTATGCTTGAATACTAATATTTATGAGATTATACACAATTATTTTTATGTTAGATTTCATTGATAACTAAAGCGATGCGTGAATCTGATGGAAAATGTGGTGGCTCGTTCTCGTATTCATGTATCTCGGCGTATGCTGCGTCCACGGCTGCGTCCACGGCTGCGTCCACGGCTGCGTCCACGGCTGCGTCCACGGCTGCGTCCACGGCTGCGTCCACGGCATCGTCTACTGGTTCAGGTGCGTCAATACTAATAGTCATGACAGCATTATCCATATTCGGTACAATATAACTATGAATCGGTACTACATTTTCTGTCGTTTGATAGAGGCCATTTTCATCAATATTACATTGCTCATTTGTCTCGTCTATATTATCTGCTCTCTCGTGTTCTTCATGTTCCACATAATGTTGCTGATTCAGTAAACGTAAAACCATCGTATTCATTTCATTCATCATCTTCTGTTGCGAATGTATCAAAGACCTCAATTCCTGGTTCTCTCTTATGATAGGTTCGATTTTCATAATCGTCTCCGAGAGATTTGTTTCATTCACAATCTTATCTACGATACCTTGGACGAAATCACGACTGTTGATTAAATCATTCATTACGGTATCCATCAATAATTCGGTTTCGTCTTCGCCGTCTTCGCCCGGTTCGCCATGTTCGCCCTGTTCGCCGGGTTCGGTTTTACATACAGATACCATATTCGAATCCATTTCATCTATACGAGAATGAATATAATTGATACGATTCGTAAGGTCGTTTAATACAGCATCATGTTCTCCAATCTTTTCATCATGGCTTTTTAAAATCACGAGTGGGGGTGGCGTCGCACCAGTTGATGTAGTCATACTTACAAATGGCGTAAGCACCGTATTCGGTGGTAATTTATGGGTAGAAGGCGCGCTTCTCATCATCATTGGTTCGATGTTTGCGCTCGTGCTCGCGACACCGTACTTCGGATTTGGGCGAGGAATACCTTTCTCATAAATAAACTGTGGCTCATCTTTGTTCGGGATAGGAATGGCAGGCGGAGGTATGCTCGCACTAGCAGTAGCAGCAGACATTTCCATCTCTTGAACCATAGACATGCGCTGTTTCAATATCTGGGTTTGGACCTCATTCTGTTTCACAAGTATCCTCACTTTATCTGGCGGCATTGTAGAACCCTGCGTTTGGATAAGTTTCGTTCTCTGCGCGATTTGCTGTCGAATCAACTCGATATTTTCATACACATTAATCGGAATTTGTGGACCATCTATCGTTGGAGGAGGCATCGCAGTTGGAGCACGTGTTATCTTTCCGGGTGGCGGTGGTTGATTCATCATCGCTTGAATATTTTGGATATTATTTCCCGTATAATAAGACCCGTTGGTTTGTTGTTGTTGGGGTGACGAGAATCCGCCGCCGCCGCTGCCACTGCCGCCGCCACTGCCAGGAACACCAGGAGAAGATGATGCGCGCCGCTTACGTGCGGCAGATAAAGCTGCGTTTCCACTCATCGAAATATAAGATTATAAAGTGTATAAATAGATTATTTCTATATTATTTTCGCATTGTCATTTTGAGAGTCGGGTGGCAGCGGTAATTCGTAATCCGAAAATCCTCCGAAATATACGAATTCATGTCATCTCTCAACGCGGTTATTTCCAATTGCGGAAAAGCGAACGGCTTCAACTGTAATTGCCGGGTCCGCAAGATATCCACGTGGTCGTCATAAATATGCGCATTTCCTAAATGATATACGAATTCGTGGGCGACCAACCCGCAATGTTTCGCCAGGAGGTGCGTCAAAAAGCTATACGACGCAATATTGAATGGAACGCCTAAACCGACATCACCGCTGCGTTGATATAAAGCACATGAAAGACGATTCTGGTTATCTACATTAAACTGGCAGAGGATATGACAGGGTGGAAGCGCCATCTCGTTGAGTTGACATGGGTTCCATGCGGACATAATCAGTCTGCGCGAAAATCTCTCGACGGGGTGCTTTAGACACCGGATAATCTCGGTGAGTTGGTCGACGCCTTTCCCCGTATAATCCGCTTCACATGTAGAATATGTAGCATTAAAATGGCGCCACTGGTGGCCGTAGACGGGTCCGAGGTCGCCGTCGATGTAGTGCGACAACCCGCGTGATTCCAGGAAATCACGTGACGCATTATCGTCCCAAATATGGACGCCCACATCCTGTAGCAGGCGATTGTCGGTTTTCCCCCGGATGAACCAGAGTAGTTCTTTCAGACACGTCTTCCACGCCATTTGTTTGGTTGTAAGAATCGGGATTCGTCCTTGGTCTAATGAGAATACCATCGCGGCGCCGAATACGGAAAGTGTGGCGCCATTCCGGCCGTCATGTTCGTGGTTTTGTTCGATAATATCGTGAATAAGATTTAGGTATTGATACTCCTCGTGGGGGTCGGCGTCGGCGGGTGCCTCGACGGGCGCATTGACGATGTAATGAGGCGTGCTATTTATACGGGAAAAACGGCGAAGCATTCGGGATTGGTTCGATAATAATAGAGAAATGCTTGTGTTTAATTCGTTATTTCATTCCATTCCATTCCATTCCATTCGATTCCATTCCATTCCATTCCATTTCATTCCCACCAGAAGAATTAAATCTTCACTGGTATATATATACTCATAAAACTCGTACATGGAGGCGTTTGAAGAAACCGTCAAAGAAGGAACAAAGCGTGGCAGTTCATTTGTCGATCATGTGTTTCGCTTGGACGAACAACAACAAGGTGTATTATTAAACATCGTCCAATATACGCTTATTGGTTTCATCCCTATCTTGGTTATGTTGTATTTGGTCCGCACCTACGTCCCTGAACCCGACGACCACAAGGCGACATTGATGGTTTTAGTCGAAATCATCGGTCAAATCCTCTTTATGTTCGTGTTCATCTACTTTATCCATCGGTTAATCACATTTATCCCCACGTACTCCGGATATAGATACAGCGAGTTCAACTTTACGACCACTATTTTAGGAATATTGATGATTCTGTTGAGTATAAAAACAAAGTTGGGCGAGAAGGTCCAGATTATCGTGGAGCGCACGATTGAGCTCCTGGGTGGTGAGTCGAGTTATACCGGGTCTGTCGGTGGAGGCGGCGCACAGGGCGGCCAAGGCGGTTCCGGCGCAGTTCGTATCACACAACCTCTCTCCCAGCCTTACGCGGGTGGTATGCCGGGTGGCATGGTCGGCGGCGGAATGGCACCTCCCAACCCCGTCCTGACGACGAGCCGCAATACCGGCACTGCGGACTACGGTCTCTCGCAGGCGAGCCAGCAAACCCAGCACTTTAACAGCACATACGCACAGAATGTAGGCGGGGGGATGCCCGGCGGCATGATGTCGTTTGAACCGATGGCGGCCAATGAGGCTATCGGGTCGAAGTTTTAGACATTTCATTTCATTTCATTTCATTTCATTTCATTAAATACAATATAAAGGAAATTATAATTTATATTATATATTATATAAATCACAATTTATATTATTAGCTCTTTTTCGTATGAGTAGCTTGAACGAATATTTCAAAATTCATAATATTGTACCCACCGAGGGTTATTCTCAACAAGTTCCCGGACAAATCGAATTCCTCAAAAGAATGGTAAGTTCTCCGTCTATAAAACGTGTTATGGAAATCGGATTCAATGGAGGACATTCTGCGGAATTGTTTCTATCATCCAATCCCGAGGTAGAACTTGTAAGCTTTGATATAGGGCATCATGATTACCTCAAACGCGGTAAGGAATTTATCGATAATACGTACCCCAATCGACATACGCTAATCATTGGAAATAGTTTACAGTCCGTTCCGGATTATTCAAAAACCGCGAATCCATTTGATGTTATATTTATTGATGGAGGACACGATTATCCAATCGCATACGGGGATATTGTAAATTGTAAGAATCTAGCGCATACAGATACAATTGTCATTATGGATGATACAATCAGAAATAAAAATTGGCTCAGGGGGTGGAATTATGGTCCAAATCGTGCGTGGACTGATGCTATTCATAATAAAGTGGTTGAAGAAATCGGAAGTGAAGACTGCAAACCGGGTCGAGGCCATAGCTGGGGGCGTTATTTATTATAATTCATTCATTTCATTCATTTCATTTCTCTATAAACGTCTCACGTTCTATACTTTTCATAATTTTACGTTCACCAATCGGGTCATCCTTGATTTCGTGAAGGACATTTCGAATCATCTTATGATGAAAATCCTGTAGGCGACTATTCGTCTCCCATCCCGGGTGTAAATCCATCCACTTTTTCACCGCAAAGTATTCCTTGTTGGCGATATCCACGAAAACCTGACGCATCCGCGCATTCCCTTCATCTCTCGCCCACTGATGATTATCCCGGATATAAATCGTATCACGCTTCTGGTCTGTACAATGAATTGGTCGCTTATAAAGATCCATTTGTTTCAGTCCGTCAATCATAACCTTGCTAATCCCTTCCACAAGTCCCTGGTTCCGGGTATACGTCAGGTCGTCCATCGTGATTTCGAGAGAATCCACAAAGTCCGTGATATTCACCGCGTCTTTACATTGCTCATTCAGGAAGAAGTTCAAATTAAACTGGTTGTTATTCGTATTATTGACGATGATATTCCGTTCCTTGCTTAATTCCACGATTTGCTTTTGGAGGGTTTTATTCTGGTCCAATAACTCAAATACGAGAGAATTGACGAGAGATTTCTTGCTCCGTTTTTTATCCATTGTAAGCGCGGATATCATTTTCCGAATATATTCCTTAAGTTTCTCGTTTTGCGCCGATAATAATTCGGAGACAGCAGAATCAGCTGTCGCATCGGTAGTCACGGAAATTGCGGCATCGGCGTCATCCACACCGCTATCAGATTCGGACGACACGGACGACACGGACGACACGGACATAGACGATTCGTCATCGTCGTCATCGTCATCGTCGTCGTCGTCATCGCCGTCTTCGTCGCTATACGTATACGACGGTTTTTCAGAGATTTGGACGGATATTTCCGAATTAGGTTCCGGTTCGTTAGAATATTGGAAAACACTATCGATTTGATTCGCCTTTTTTTTAGATTTGAAACGGTATCGAACCATTTCGGTATTATCATCGTCGTTGTCGACGGCATTGTCGACGGCATTGTCGACGGCATTGTCGACTGAATGGATGGCGGTTCCGTCGTCTTCATCCGTGTTTGATGTCGGCGCAGCAGTGAGTATAGCGGTTGTCATCGTAGTCGTCGTCGTCGTCGTAGAAATAATAGATACAGAAAGAGTATTCAACGATGAATCTACCACCGGTTTATTCGTGGTTTGGCGATGTTGAAATTGAAGACACGTAGATGTATGTTTATAATAACTCGAACGATGAGAATAGGTTTTTTTACAAAGGCAAATATACTTTCCTTCTTTACCGACCGAGGCCGAGGCCGAGGCCAAGACCGGCGCCAGCGCCGCCGAAACCGTCCCGTCCAAAACCGTCCCGTCCAAAACCGTCCCGTCCAACGACGCGTCTACTTTATCGGCGAAAATATTCGGTTTATTTTCAAGAATCCCAGAAATCCCAGGGACTCCAAGGACGGAGTCCTTTGACTTTTCGTCCATTTTTTCATCGTTCAAATTTGGTTTCATTTTCATAATATAGAAATTCGCCCGTTCCTTGGCCTGGATTTCATTACTACAAGAACATTCCTCCAAAATCACACACTTCCAATTCGACCAGCCACCATTCGTACGAATACATTCGTATAATTTCGACCGATGATGAATTGAATCCAACGTCTCACGTTTGTGCTTGTATTTCCTCTGGATTATATTGGTTGTATATGAAATGTATGAATCGAATGGCGCTTCTTTTGAAGCCGCATTATTATTGGATGTTTTACAAGTAAGTTGGTAGACATAGGTTTTGGAGTAGTCAACATACTTTCGCGGCATTTTTCACCCGTTTAAATTTGGATATATCGAGATATTATCGAGAGATTCGTCTATTATGTGTCTACTATATAGCTCTAATATTTATTCATTCCCGCACACTGACTTTTCATTTCTCCCAGAGATTTTGGCAACATTCGCACCATCGGTTGGTCTAAATGTTGCCAAAATCTTATCAATATTTGAACATCATCGTCTAAAACGTGTAGTAATTCGGGGGGATTTTTCTGTAGTAATGTAGTAATTTGTAGTAATTTGTCAAAATGCACTTTAGAGATTTTGGCAACATTTAGACCATATTCAATAACATCACCAAAAACAAAACGGCTATATATGGTCTTGGGGAAAAAGGGTTTTTTTGTTTTTTTAAATAAATGTCCAAATCGGGGATCGGCCGTTCTGCTTTTAAAACGCGTTTTTTGCGCGTTTAGCCTGACGAGAGCATAATTTGCGAATTCGGCCACATGCTTCTTAAAAACCGGCGGGGCGTCAGTAAGCGCTTTTCGCGAATCACCGACCCGCGCCATTTTCGCGCCGAACCGCGCCATTTTCCCGGCTTACTGACTTTTCAAAAAGCTATAAGATTATGCTATATATGCTCAGGTTTTCAGTAAGGAGGTGCTGAAATGGGCGCAAAACTGGGTTTTATCGTCACAAATCGCCGTAGAATATTACATAAATAAGTATTTGTAGTATGTATATTACGATTATCTCTCGCGAAATGAATTATAAAGTGACGTCATCGACACAACCTCCTAAAAAAATGGTGGTTGTTGATTTGGAGTATATGCGTCCGTCGGTGTCGCGGTCCAGGTCCAGGTCCAGGTCCAGGTCGCGGTCCCGAACCGGTCGATTTGATGAATATAAAGATTTGAATATTGATGACTTACTGGATAGACAATATACAAATGGAATGGTATCAGACGATGATGTCGAATCACGTAGCGGTTCTGGTTCAGGTTCAGGTTCAGGTTCAGGTTCAGGTTCAGGTTCAGGGACCGGTTCATGTACAGACTCTGACTCGGGTATAGAGGACGACTACAATGGACTCGCCGCAAGCGCCGACCGGGCGTCGTCTCGTTCGCGAATACATCCTAGTGTCCAGGAGACTGATTATGCTGCGAATTCGGATGACGATTTATTACAATCCGTTCTAGATGAGCCAACATTCCCCCTGGATGTGAACGCGATATTGAACGCGATGAATAAGAGCGAAAACAGCACAATCGCCAATCTTACATTGAAGAAGATAGCCCAGCGTCGTCGAGAGATTCTCTCGTCGTTGAATTTACCAACGGAGAAAATGGAGGATTTTGACAGGAAATTACAAATGTATCGCGTCATCGAAGACCCGAGTGATTTAAAACATACCCAATTATTGCGGTGGATTCCACTACGGTCACTCGAAACCAAGCCATATCTCACCCTTGGTGGGACATTGTTCAATGTCAAGGTGAGACCAGAGGACGGGCTACATCAAGTCACGATACGTAACGTCAAACGCTTCGTCTTTCAAATCAAATTTGAACTAAATGTTGTATTTCAGCGATTAAGTCGCGAGGAACTCTTAATATTGCGCGCGGTAGAGTATGTTGAAGACGTGTGACGTAATAAAAAAATATATGTGTATATATAATATGACATCTACACAACGTAAACCCAAAGTCGTTGTGTTTGATGTAGATGAAACACTCGGAAATTTCGCCCAATTCGGGCTTTTCTGTATCGTGCTTGATGAATATTATAAAGCGGATATTTCATATAAATACTTCAACGATTTAGTTGAAATATTCCCCGAGATATTCCGTCCGAATATTATACGAATATTGGATTATATTCGTAAAAAGAAGGATAGTGGTGTATGTAGTAAAGTGATGATATATACAAATAATCAGGGGCCGGATAAGTGGGTTCAGCATATCCGTGATTATCTCGAAATGAAACTGCGCGAAAAGGCCGCGGCGACGACGGAATTGGCGATTATCCCGCCATTATTCGACCATATTATTGGCGGGTTTAAACCGCGAAACGGCGCGTCGACGGCATCATCGGCGGCATCGCAGCGATACCCAGACCGAAGCACCGGCGAGAAAACAGTCAACGAATTTCTGCGATGTTCGCGTCTTCCACCCGATATCGATATTTGTTTTTTAGATGATGTATTACACCCGCGAATGATGGATGAAAAGGTATACTATATTAAATTACAGGGGTATCATTCGTATACTCCATTCGAGCATTATGTCCTCCGTTTTCTGGGTAGCAAATTATATAAAAACGTATTTGAATCACTGAAACCGGTAACAGGGTCCATCGGGCCGACGATGACGCCGCAAGTAAAGAAGCAGGTAATAACCATCGAATTACAGAATTTACTTGTAAAACGCGCCAACCAGGCGCAATATGATGCGCGAAAACATCATAACAAAATGAATCCGCGCGAAATCGATGAAATCATTAGCAAGTATATATTACACCACCTTCAGCAGTTTTTCAAGGATGGGCCTCCGACTGCGCGTGTGTCTGTACGCAAACGAGGAAGTAGAACCATGAAAAAAAACAGTACACGGCAACGCAGCAGCAGCAGCAACAATGTATTTTATGTAGATAAAGCATCCGCGGTGAAGAATATGCGAAACAAGACAATCAAGAACAAGTAATCGAGTGTATTTTATTGTATACGGCGCCATTGGGTGGTGGTGGTGTGATGTATGTAGACAATCCTTTTTCCAGCGGCCACCGCAGCCGCGATAAGTTCTTCCCTTCTCCTCTGTGATTCGGGCGTCCAGTGTTCCTCGTCGATATAGACGACATCATCCGAATCCGTGCCCGATGCGGCCACCGTCGCGACCGTCGCGACCGTCGTATCCGTCGCGTCCATAAATGCCCGATACATTCGACTCACCTGATAGTCCTCATCATTCTCCAATGCCAATGCTTCCGCCGCAGCCGCCGCCCGGCGGTTTTCTTCACGAGCGGCAACCCAACGCTGATGACGCGCATTCCGGACATGTCGGTCCCAATTGCCCTGTGCTCCACGCCATCCGCACTGGCAACTCACAGGACGAACCGTCTCGAGTTCGTTATATGTATCTTTGAATATACGCAATGTAATCATTCGGAGCGCACAATGAAGCATATTCGGTGATGCGTGATATCCGGCATGTCCTTGTTGTGGTTTGTAGTTGAGAACGAGGTCAAATACATCGTCTTCCTCGCCGCGAGATACCATATTGTGGTCATCGGCATCGTAGATGCTTGAATTCTCGCCGCATATTTCAACGACGATGTCATCCGCCAGTTCCATGACTTCGTCGTATAAATCGTCGTCGTCGACAATATCGTCCAGAGTGAGCCAACCCTCTACTCCGCCGGCGCCGCCGCCGCCGCCGCCACGCTGCGCGCCAAATGCGGTCCGCTTGTGTTTGTGTAACGAACCCAGTGCGTTCATCGCACGTAAATACTCACCGTCTGTTATTTTGTCCTGGTTTTCATCGATAATCGCCATAATCGCATCCAAATGAGATTGAACGTCGGTATCGACTCTCACTGCTGCCACCGGCGCGGCGGCGGGTCTCGGTATTCCTTGTTCTTGTTCCATTGTATATCTATTCACACGCGATACTATATACCCAACAAAAACATTTCAATTTTTTGTTGGATTTGATTCTACTGCGCTGGCGTTGCCTGCTGCTGGTCGCGTAAAAACTTCTTCACTGCGGGAATATTATCCACCGCACCCGATGTATCAATATAATTATATATCGGATGAACCACATTCGTGCTTATTGGACGTGTTATATTTCGGCTGATTTGGTCCTTCGTATAATTCGCCACTGCTTCAGACACAATATGTGAAAACAAGATGAATATACACGTGGATATAATGAGTCGTCTATCAAATTCGCTAAACTTATTTCCACCGAGCACAGCGAACTTCGGATTCGTCCATGAAACCTTATTGAAACGAATCAATAATATAAACACCGCGATATATAATATCGTGTTTCGAAGCACCGGAATATACTCGGGTATTGCGTTATAAAACCCGAACAGAATAATCGCATATGTTCCGTAAAATATTAAATCGATATATTTATAATAATTCGCGTATTTCTGGAAAAATGGAGCGACCAGGTCGCGTATTCCGGTTATAATCGCAAGCACGATATTTTCCGCAGCAAGTATTATTTGGTCCATTGAAATCAACGCAAATAATATAGTATATATTGGTATTATTATTCGGTCTGCGAGCGAGCGAGCGAGGCTTATCCGTCGAGGCCGGTCGCACCCTGTTCTGTCGCACCCTGTTCGGATACCCGATCCGTTACATAAAAATCAAGCAGCCTCGCGCTCGGGTCAAGCACTCCATCGCAAAAGGGGTGGCGCCAGTAATACGGGATGGTTTCACCGCGTCCATTGTAAGCCGACTCGAATATCCGACGATAATAGAAACTCTCCTTGTCATAAGGGGGGTTATAAAGCGCATACAATGAGTGTCGGGGGTTATTAAAATCCGAATTGGGGATAATACGGTCGGCGTATTCTTTCACCATTTGGATCCAGGTGCGTCCATCCTGGCTACTCACCCCGTCGCTAAATGCCTCCTTTCTACGCCACAAGACATCATCCGGTAGCAATCCTTCACTCTCAAACGCCTTACGAAGGATGTATTTCTCCATACGGGCGCCCGTTGCGCCCGTGGTGCCCGCCCCGCCGTCATAAAACCGCTTGAACCGCGGCGGAATCGACATCACGTACGTCAAAAATGCCTTATCCGCAAACGGCACCCGTGCCTCCAATCCCGCACCACTGATGCTCTTATCCGACCGAAGGAGGTCAAAAAACCGGACATCGCGAATCATGCGCTCATTTTCCGCCTTGAAATCCGCATCGGTCGGCGCTTTCAAGAACCCGCGGTATGACCCAAAAATCTCATCGGACATATCCCCGCAGTAGATAACGACATCATCGCTCTGTTGTTGGATATATTTACTGATGAGATAATTCCCCACCGAAGCGCGGATGGTTGTAGTACAATAACTCTCGGTCTGATAGATGGTTTCGTGAATCGCGTCCAGGAAATCGCGCTCGGTAAGTGCGACCTCGTGATGACACGTCCCGAGATATTCGGCGACCCGACGTGCCCAAATCAAATCCACCGACCCGGTAAGCCCGATGCTATACGTATTCAGCACAGTATCCGGCGCGGTCTTCTTCAACTCTCGCGCAACAATCGCCGTAACCAGTGAACTATCCAATCCGCCCGACAGTAAACATCCAACAGGTCGCTCGCTCATGAGGCGTTTCTTGACAGCGGCGGTGAATAACTCGCGGATATTGCGGCAGACATCGGCCTCTGCGACCTCTGCGCCGCCGCCCTCGCCGGGCATCGACGCCACCGGATACGAATAACGCACACGAAGATTCTTCACCTGACACTCCAACATACTTTCATCGTTGGTGCGTTTCAACACCACCTTGTCCGAATCATAATAAATACTCGCATTCTCATAATACGACTTGAATACCGCAGTGCCATCCTCACTATCCGCACCGGAATACTCCATATAACACCCCGCGGGAAACTGCGCGATGGTATCGCATAATACATGTATCGATTTCATCTCACTCGCAATACAAATCCCGTAATGGTCCGGGTTCAGCGAAACACACAGCGAGTCCGAATACTCGCCGCCGAATGCGCCATCGTGGCGGCAAACCCCGATATAAAGCGAACGAACACCCACCGGGTCGCGCGCCACATATGTCAGGTCATTATCGTAATCATGTAATACAAACCCAAACACACCGTCCAGGCGACGCAGTGTCTCGTGAATTCCGATTTTGCGATACAAGTGGATGATAATCTCGCAATCTGAACCGCTCTGATACTCGCCCTCCAATCCGAACTCCTCAATCAAGCTACGAAAGTTGTAGATTTCGCCGTTACAAATCAACCGGCAGTTCTTTAGATGAAATGGCTGGTCGGCTGCGGGCTCCATCCCGTTGATAGATAGACGATGAAATCCCCAGGCGCGAGTATCATCCTTCATAAACACCGATTTATCAGGTCCGCGGTGAGACGAAACAATCCATGTTTCTTGGAGTGTTTTTAGTTGGGCGAGGGCGATGCGGCTGACGGTTTCGAAATAAAAGATACCGCACATGTCTGTCGGCAGAGTGTCAACGCGATATATAATAACACAAACGTATGTTTATATTCGATTTTACACTTCTTGTAAATTATATTTTCATATTATAAAGTAGTTACACAATGGAACTTCATGGCGTAGTCAACGGCGCATATTCAAATCACCACGACCGTTTAACCGAAATCAATACACGAATTTATGAGCGGGTTATCCCTTCAACCGCACTCCGGCCCGCATATGATGTTCGCCCGATTTCATCGAAATACGCGACGATGCCGATACTCGAGTCGCGCCCGACACCCACCGTCCCTATCGCCGCATACCAGAATTTCTCTACTGAAACCGTCTTCAATCCGGGCAATGGGAAAGCACCGTGGCGAGGATGGGCGGAACGGGTCAATTTAGAGTCATCATTGCGAAACCAATTCTTCGCCCATCAGCGAAATGACCGCGCAGAATATGTCCCTGATTCAAGAAGCGACCTGTATAAAGTGACGATTGATTCGCGTGATAATGTCACACAACCGAATCCGTATTTATTCGATAACGGCGCGACGAATTTCGCACCGATGAACCCGAACCCGAACGATTTAGGAAGATTGACGTTTGAGAATTCAACGAGGTATCAGCTTCGCACCCTGAATTGTACACATGATGGATTCTGTACGGGAGAAGGTGGGCCCACTATCGAACCCGTCACGAATTATATCCCCCAGGAACAACTGGATAAGAAACGTAAAGAAAAGGAGCAACAGAGGCAGGTATCGCATATCGCGGAAGGGTTTTCGGGGGGGCGTGAGGCTGCCAACGAAACCATGAAACCACCGTCGTCGGATTTCGCGACATTTATACCACGCGCAACCGCGTCATCGAATGCGCGCGAACACCTGACGATGCGCCGTCAATAAATACCGATGGAGTCCGTCGGTATAAATAATATTATTACACTAATTTATCACGGATTTGTGTAATATACGATGGATACATCGACGACGACGCCCGCTGTCGCATCGACGACGAGACCCGCTGCCCCTTGGAATGAATTCGACGAATTCACGTTATCGGTGATGTCGAACCGGAATCATTATGACAAATATTTGAAAGCGAAGACCAACGCACAGACACTCGCAGATATATTTTGTAGAGAACAGGTCTACTATAAGGAACGGATAATCGATATGACGAGAGATTTGTTCGACAGTGAGTGTGACGACAATGACGTAAATGAATCGTATCACGCGTATATGAAATGCTGTATTCGGTATTTGAAGTGGAAGGATGTAACGGAGATGATACAGAAGGAAAAATACGCTTCCGAAGGAGGCGCCGAATTAGAGGACGGCGCCAGCGCGGTAAGCAACGCACGACAAGAATTAGATAAACGAATCCAGGAAGCGCCATTGCCAACGCCGGTGCGCGCCACCGAACCAGACCCAGAACCAGAACCAGAACCAGCCGCGCCACCGAGATACATCGAAGACAACAAAGCGTTGATTTCATTTGCGAATAAAATGTGTATTCGTAAAAAAACAATGGACGATTTTATTGTGATGAAACCAGCACCGGTAGCGTCATCAGCGAATTTACCACAAATACGCGATTATCATGACGAAATAGCGAAGCGAAGCGAAGCCAAGCGACTGAGCGAAGCGACTGAGCCAAGCGACTGAGCGAAGCCAGTGAACGAAGCCGGTGAGCGAGCGCGTTACTGGTGAACAGACGCAATGATATTCAATGCGCTATTGATAACATCAACCGTATACATCGCAGCCGTCGGTACACTTCCCGCACCAGCGTCCCAGTAATACACGCGGGTGGGTGTGAGAACAAACATCTTGTGTCCGGTGAGTGTTTCTTTTGAGTCGTGGCTGTTCCAGAGTTCGTCAATGTCGTAATAACACGAATCCTCGCCAAATGCGCGCTGCTTGAACTCGTTGTCGTCCATGATGACACCGACGAAATCGGCCAAAACACAGTATTCGCGCTGGTCGCAAGGAATGACAACATTCATAATATATGAATCAGCACTCATATATGTAGTGTATCGGGTCTGAATCGTGTTGGTTGGCTCGGGCAATGATGATTCTCCTGTCGCCGCCGCCGATGCCGCCGCACCGCCCGCACCCGTCGTCGAGATGACGCTGTAGACGTGATACGTCCGTGTATCGCGGTTATACATGACGTAACTGGTATTATAATGGGAGGTCTGGGACAAATTGTAGACGTTCAATTTGTAGATATACCGCGTCACGGGACGCATCGGGTTAAGACATGACCGGGGGTGGTGAAATGACGCGGTGGCGGCGGCGGCGGCGGCGGGAATGGGTGCCTCGGACGCCTCGTACGCCTCGTACGCCTCGGACGCCTCGGACGCGTAGTTCATCGAGGCCAGGGCCTCGGCCGCCTCGACGGCGGCATTTTCGAAACCGAGTTCCGGTTCTGATTCCTCGGCGACAACACCCCTAACAGGGCGGCGCTTGGGTGTATATATTTTATAGCTGCGAAGGCTTGCGTCGGTATAAGATGGGGTGGCGAAACGTGCGGCGCGACGAGGAGCACGGACGACGGGAACTGCGACGCTTGCGGGAACTGCGACGCTGGCGGGAGCAGCGACGGATACGACAGCGGCAGAAGTACCGGAAGAGCGAGTGCGAACAACCATTGCGAACGAACGAGAAATGAATCTGATGTATCACCCGATTGAATAGAATATAAACAGTTCAATTTTTTATGACATAATAGTATAAGTTTAGCATTCGAATGGACCAAGTCATCGCAGAAGCCGATGCGAAAGACGCCGCTGCCGCCAAAGACGCCAAAGACGCCAAAGACGGCAGTAAATTCAAATCCGTTAGTTGTGCGCCCAAAGATGAAACTGTTAATGAAACCAAGGATTTCTCCTGTTATTCATCCAAATCTCTCGACAAGCTGAAAATACTCTGGAATAAACGGCACCCCGACCAGAAAATCCAAGACACAGACCCGCGCGCCATATGGACCGCCCTTAAAAACAATATGAGCCGTGTATGCCACCAGGAGGCGTGCTGGTTACGCCAGAAATTCGCATCCTCCGGGATGGATGACGAGATGCTTCATCATACATTCGCACCACAAGCACCGAAATCGTGGAAGAAGGATATCCACGAGTGGTTGTCGAGTATCGATATCGCGAACTCACTGAAACAATACGAACACGCGGTCCCGTCGTTTCTTTTCATCGGTCCATCACCCGTCGATTTCGATGAAGTCCTCGATGACGGGCAATGCGTTTGGGATGAATTATGTAAATTCGATATTATGAAACACGTGAAAAACGGCAAACAGAAAATCGGGATTGTATTTAATACCGACCCGCACGATAAACCGGGGGAGCACTGGGTTTCGATGTTTATCGATGTGCGCGCGAAAGTCATCTTCTTTTTTGATAGTACTGGCGATAAACCGCAACGCCGGATTCGCACATTTATGAAGATGGTGAAAGAACAAGGCGATGCCAACGGTATTCCATTCAAGGAGTATATCAATGATGTATCACATCAGCGAAACGACTCGGAATGCGGAGTATTTGCGATATTTATGATTATTCATATGCTGCTGGGGAAGATGACGGTCCATGATTTCCTGGATAAGAAGAAGAAACTAACGGACAAATATATGCAGAGGTTCCGGCGGAAGTTTTTCAATGTGGATGAGAAAGTTCCGACGCCGAATGTGGATTTTTAGGAGGGGCGTTGGCCCGCCTACCAGCCCCCGGCCTAACGGCCGGTCGTATCAAGGAGGGAGGAGGGGGTATCGGCCGGGGAAAAGGATGTAATGTAATGTAATGTAATGTAATGGAATGGAATGGAATGGAATGGAATGGAATGGAATGGAATGGAATGGAATGGAATGGAATGGAATGGAATGGAATGGAATGGAATGGAATGGAATGGAATGTAATGTAATGGAATGGAATCGAATATATTATATATATATATGACCTTATTTAGATAAACATGCGATACAATAAAAAAAATACAAAAAAGACCATTCAACGTAAACTTACAACACGAAAACGGCGCAAAAATAATCGGAGTTCATTCAGAACGCAATACAAAATACACAAAAGTTACAAACAAATGAAAGGTGGATTAGTTCATAAGAGTATAGTTGAAGATTTATTGAACCCAATAAATACTAGCCTTGAATTTACAAGTGAACAGAATAATTTTAAATTAATAGGTGCTTTAATTATCAAAGCATATAATGAACTTAAACTACATTACAAAGATTTACCAGCGATACCACATGAACCGAAAACATTTACACCAGAAGAAGAAAACAGTATAAAATCACTTGTAGGTTATTATAAATTTTTTTTTACGTATTTGAATACCCAATCATCGAGTACGGATAATGTACAAATTAGTAAAATTTTTTCGGGTTTACAAATGTTATCATCGGAGGAATTTAGTAAGTGGCTAAGATATATACTCGAAGGTAACGTATACAAAAAAATATTACCATATTACACGGATAATGAATTTGATAAGTTTAAATCATTAGCACTATCTTTAAATGAATTAGTTAGTTTTGTTAAACGGTCAACCACCCCAGAAATTGAACCGAAACCAACACCACAATCACAACAATCACTTGAATATGAAAAATATGATGATGATGATGATGACGATGATGTAAAGAATTTATGTTTACAACGTGTAAAGAATTTATGTTCACAACTTGTAACGGAACCGAATTCCATATTATTCGGAATGGGTTGCGTTATTAGTTTAAACCGCAACCCACCACCTTGGAGGTGGGTTACATTAACGGACGAAGAAAAACGTAATATCAGTTCAAATCCATATTGCGCAAAAAGACAAACCAAAAGAATGATGATGAGATTAAGTACTAACCGTAATGAGTATGAACCATTGGATAAAATTAATGTGTCTATGTTAACTTATAATATTAGTGGACTGGATAACGAGTACCTTATTAAAAAAATTAATGAAGTAATTGATGCTATGTTGAGTAAAGTTGACATCGATAACATAAAGAACCAATTTAAAGAAACATCCCAATTTAGTTTCATTCATATTGTGAAAGGTAACTATAAATATTACGAAATTAAAATATTTCGCAGCAGAATTTATGACCCGTCGCATAGGACCTTAACCATACCCGTAATTATATGCATGTTATCAACATTTGATGAAGATGGAATATGCGACTTTGAATTTGTGTATGTATGTGTTATTCGTCAACCGCAAAATGAAAATGACCCCCCTATCGATCGGCGGAATTATAATGTTGATAGTGATTACATGAAAAAGTTAAAACAAGAAACCTATCATAAACTAACGGCGGAAATGACAAGGCTTCAATCTTTACTAGGCGGTCAAACATTAAACGCTCCAACTACTCATGCTGGAACACTAAAACAATATTATGATACGATTGATTTACAGTTTGAAGCATCAAGAACTCATAATGAATTAGATGATAATGCAAAACCACAACTGTTAGATAAAGGTCAAAAAAGTGAAGACCCTTGTACGCTTATTTTACAGTATGAAGCAAATGAAGAACCGGTATGGAAAGCCGCCAAAGCAACTACTACTCAGATTGCGGCATTTAAAAGAGTAGAGGAGTATTTAACTCAACCCCAAACCCCAATAAAACTTGATAATACAAGTATACACGTATTTAAAATTTCAAACGGAGATAAAGATAAGGATAAAAACATCACTGTATTCGTTGAAGTAAAAAAACAAGACGAAAATGGCAAATTATTGTATGTTTATTATCAAGCGTTAGGGGGAGAACGTTATGAGGTATATAATAACTCAGATGTTGCACGCGTTTACGCAGACTTAAATAAAGCTAAATATAATTGGGTACTAAGTACATGACTTAACTAAATAATAATATACATCTATCGTATCCCAAGAAAACAAGGGGCGTTGGCCCGCCCACCAGCCCCCCGGCCTAACGGCCGGTCGTATCGATTATCATATGATTAAGAAAATAAAGAGGGGATGGTAGGTCGCATCATTGATTATTTGTTGTATTATAATCTGTGTGTATAGTATAACTCGTTTACATATAAACATGGCGAACAAGACGACGCGGAAGCAGACGACGCGGAGGTCGCGTAATCGGCGCGGGTCGTCGAGGCGACTGGTGCGTAAAAATAAGACGATGAAGGGTGGGTGGGGTTCGATTAAAGCGAGCACATTCCTCAAAGAAGGTTATCTTTATGCGGTAAACGCACTTGAACAGTCAAAGAATCCAGAATATAAATTTATACCAAGCGACATAACAGGTAATAAGCAAAAAGCAGACGCAATTAAAAACGCTTATTCAACATACTTTAACAGTCTTAATACGAATGACCGACAAATAGTCAAATGGGTTCCTAGTGCCAGCAGTCCGGGTGGTGCTAGACAACCATTAAATATGTTGAGTGGAGAGAATAAAACAAATTTGTTAGAACCAACGGTTTTCAATAAAACAATTGATGATATCGCTTCAGGTGCGGCAGCAAAATTCTCAGGTTTTGTATTTGTTAGTACAAACCAAACATACGTAGATTTCGGTAGGTCTTTTAAACAATTCACAGGTGAAGATATAACGGGTTCAATAAAGTCACTCGGTTCCACCGCAGCAGGTCTATTGTCTAAAGGTGTATCAGCAGCCTCCGGTAAACTGGGCGAAGTGAAGGCAATGGCGAATTCGCCACAGGTTGCGGCTGCTAAGACGGCGGCATTACAACGTGTTCAACAAGGTGCGACAATCACCAAAGATGTAGTAGGTAACGTAGCAGGTAATTTTGGTAGGTTTTTAAAAAATAAACTACAATAATAAAATGAATATTTATCCACACACCCAAAATTATATAAACACCCCCGCTTATATAATTTAAACACATCCATCCCCCACGCCGCCGCCGGATGTCATCTCTCGAATCACAAGAAAACAAGCAACTTCTCTGGGGAATATTAGCCGAAGAAGGGATATTCGATACGGTCCCCGACACGGTAAGTACCGAAGAAGTCAAGCACGTATTCGAACGCATCATCCGCAATCTCTCGGCGTCTATTCCCGCCCTCCTCGCCACGCGCCTGAAAGAGTTGTATATCGCGAAAGAACGCGCGATAGCGGAAGAAGACTACGACGCAGCGAAAACCATCCGCGCATCCATCGAGCAAATGGAAGCACCTGCGGCGCGGATATTAAAATTAGAACAACGAAAACAATCCGCGATTCAAGCCGAGGATTATGATTCCGCGAAACAAATTAAACTAGAAATAGACCGTATGCGTACAATGTCATTTTCGTTAACGGAATTAAATAAACTCGCGATTCAATCTCTCGCAACAGGTATTCCGAAAATAATCGCAGATATTACTGCGATAAAAAGCGGTGACCGCGAAGACGAAACTCAATACGCTGCTGCTGCTGCGGCGGCGGCGTCATCGCAAGAGATATATAATGCGGAGGACTTTAAATCACAGAAACGTAAAGAACTTGAAATGAGAATGCGAGAGAAGGAATCTGAATTGAGATCATATTTTGAAGTAAAAAAACCAGCAGAAATCGATTTCTCTGACCGATATAACCAACCGCCGCCTAGACTGAAATCATTCCCACATATCACTGTCGCCGCATCACCGGCAGTAGAATTGGTTCATTTGGATTATAATGGCGCGGCGGCGGCGCCCGCGTCCGTGTCCGCGTCCGTGTCCGCGAAATACGACGGCCCAGACCCCGGTTCAGATTCACCGATATGCGATGATATGGATAAACTTATCGCGGAAAGAATTGCGTCGCGTGAACGAGACTTGGCGGAAATCACGCAGCAAATCAAACGGTCGGCGGCACCGACGGCAACCGAACAAACACCGAGACAATCGCCGTATTCGACCAATGATATTATGATTATGCGAAAACCCGCACAGGCGCCCGCGCCCGCGCTCGAGCATAAGGTCCGATTTGATGAAACCCCGGATATTATACAAGACTCTGAACAACAAGAACCGCCACTACAGCCACCGGTCCCTGATGTGTATTCAAGGCTGAAACGTAAGAACCCAGCCTAAAAAGAACGGTGTAAATGGACGATTTTGATACAAATGTCCGGGCCACCTATCGTTTTCGAAATAGAAGATTTTTTGATACAAATGTTGGAGCAGGCGGGCCTGTAAGGCCCGGTGGCGCAATCATTTGTATCAAATAAACTCGAAACGCGACTGCTCCACCGCCCCCGTCCGTGGGTCAGCCGGGATAATCGTGCGCCGCCCCCGTTCCACCAAATTCCCCATTTTATATAATTCCAGGTCATAAATAATATGCGTATTCGTGTCTTCCGCATATTCTTTCCCATTCACGACCAATTTATTCAACTTCACCGACGTCGTCTGTTTATTCAATTTCGACGTCTTGTCGTCCTCTTCCGCCGCGATATTCGGATGGTATGCGAGAGATTCCTCGCCGACCCCCATACCGAATGAATAGCAGTTCAGGCGTTCCTTCGACCCCGCCGTCGCGTGAATCATACAATCAAACGACGACTCCTTGACCGCCGTCAAAATCTGGCGTGTAATCCGCTCCTTGATATTCGAGATTTCATAAAGCGACTGGTCGGTGCTCATCGGCGTCATCCCATCCGTCTTGCTCTTATCATTCATCCGGATATTAAGAGATTCATCATTATCCGCCGCGATCTGACGTGCGGAAAACCGCATAATATAGAGAAACACATCGACGGTCCGGAGTTCTTCCGGTAAATCAATATGGCTACAAATACGCCGCGCGCGACCGATAATCTGTTCTGTGCGAACGGGATGCCAGTAAGGCTCGGTGATGTGAACGTATCGGACATTACGCAAGTTAATACCTTCCGCACCCGATGCCGTAATCATAAGGATTTTAATGACTTCACCATACATGTTATTCGTCGTGCGAGCATTCAATTGGTCGGTAATCGTCTTCGGCACATTCTTCCACTTGCTATTGAATATATTGCGGATGATTTCCTTCTCTTCCGGGGTTTCATTGCCGGTATAAAGCGCGAAACAGGGGCGTTCTTGTTCTTCCGCCGTCATATCAATCGTCCAATCACCGCCGGAAGATTTACTGATTTTGAACTGCGAATATCCGTTTGTTTCAAGGATGATTTTCAGGATACTGATTCCTTCTAATGTGCGGAACTGGCTGTATACAAGATGAAGCCCGACATGTTGTTTATCGAGGATATTATGAAGAATGTGGAGGAATTTGGGGCTGTATGTCGCGAGTTCATCCGGGACGAGGAAACTGCCCGCGCTTACTTTCAAGTCGCGCATTGCTTTAGCAATCGCCGCATTATATTGTGCTTTATGTTCATCTTTGGCAGACTTTTTGCCTGATGTCGCCGGTCCCGCCGCCGCCATTGTAGCCGCCACCGCGTCTGAATGTTCGCCTGTAATCACCATATCGCCTTCACCTTCGTCGTCTTCGTCGCCATCGCCGTTTCGTCTCGTAACCCCATCCAACATATTTTCGTCCATGACGTCGCCTTCGCCTTCGCCTTCGCCTTCTTCCTCCGCTGCGGCGGCGGCGGCGCCCTTGGGTTTGCGCCCGCGTTTCACTCCCGCTCCCGCCCCCGCGCCACCGCCGCCGCGCTCCATCGCCCGCGCAATACGAGCCACCAACATTTCCGCCGTTTCATGTGTTTCGCCCATAATCCCCGCATTAGGAACACCGCCAAGCGCCGCCGATTTATTAACTTCAGAAGCCGCCGCGCCATCATCACCCGGTAGGGGGCGCCGAATCGAAGGCGGGAATACGAAATTACAAAAAGCGCGGGAAAATATACGATACGTGGATGAAACGTCGTCATAAATACCTTCGCCGCCGTCCTTTTTGCCTCCTGCGGCCGCCGCACCCGCGCCCCGTTTCTTCGCCTTCTTCTTCATATCGGATTCCTGTTTGCGTTCCAGGTCGCGTACCCGCGCGTAAATCGCGAACTGATAATCGCTCATTTCAACTTCAACCAGATGAAAATTGGTTGCTGAATCATATGTCGGCAATAATTTCTCCTGGGCGCTTCGAAAATAAGATGTAAGACCCAAAATACGGCGAATAAACATATCGCGGTTCTTGAATTGGAGGGTCGCCGGGTCGATGAAATAACCATTGAACTCGTCTAATTTATCGGGGAGTGCGGTGAAGGGGGTCTGTTTGCTGGATGAAGCGGAGACTACCGAAATCCCGTGTTCGCGGAGTTTCTGGACGATGGCGCGTTCAAATGCCGCATCAGAGAGAAGACCATTATCGGTGGAGGTGGTATCAATAACAGACACGACGCCCCCCGCCGCCGCCGCCGCACCCGCCGCGTTACCGTCGCCCATTGTCGCCGCCGGGTCACCACGTCGAATCACCCCGCGATACTTGGACGACACCGCGTCATAATCACGCACAAACCCAAACGGGTTTCGGGTAATCATGAGTTTCTTCGTGCGCGCATTATATTCCATATGGTCGAATGAAAGACCGATACCTCTTGCGAATGCGCCAGCAGCACCGCCTCCACCGGCCCTCGCCTTTCCGCTGCTGCCCGCCGCCGCCGCCGCCGCCGGTCCCGTGAGACCGAATATCGTCTTGAATGCGTCCAAACTCACCTTCGTGCTTCCGCTGTCGCCGATAGTAAACACCCAATTGTCGATATTCCCGCGCAGAATATTGAACAACACGGCAATTTCATTGGGGTAATTAATAATAGGGGTTCCTGTCAATAAAACCACCTTCGCATTTTGCGCGGACAACAGGAAATGGTATAAGCGATACGCCATCGATGCCGGGTTTTTCAGTTTATTCACGATACGACTCACGAAATTGTGCGCCTCGTCAATAACCACCACCGAATTATCGAAGGGGTTATGCGTATAATCATCCGTCATACTTTTCAGTTTCTCCGCCCGAAGACCGTTATAATTAATAAACTCGTATTTGGTATGAATCATTTCATCGATTTGCTGGTCTACACGTAAACGCTGGCTAGGTGTGAGTTCCGTCTCATAATTGCTAGGTTTGGTCACATTCACCATCCACGCCCCGCCCTTTGATGTCACAAAGGTATCATCGGGGAACATAAGTATTTGAGATAATACATGCGTGAGTTCGGAGTTGCCGCGGGACTCGATAAATTCCCAATACTGGTTCTTCTTATACATCAAGTCACCGCACTTCGATTTCATTTCTTCGATATAATTCATGCGAAGTGATGCGGGGGTCATGACGACGATTCTCTTAAATGTTTTCAGGCCTTCCGCGATGGCGATAGAAGAGCAGGTTTTACCACTTCCCAACCCGTGAAACAGAAGCAACCCGCGGTAAGGGGAGTAAATATTGAGGTAATCACGGACGATTTTTTGATGAATGAGAAGCGCGACCGATGCGGAATCATCGCCGCCGTATAATGACTCGCATGTAATATCGCTTTCACCGGAGGTGAGTTCATCGCGGTAAGGTCGAAACAATGCGTTAATATATTGGATGAATTTGGCGCGGTTATTCATATAAAACTCGGACGCCTGGATTTGGGGGATAGGGCGTGTCGGTGGAAGTCGGGTAGCCACAATAGTATCACCGACTTTATACGCGGATATATTCACGGTGCTGTCTTCGCGTTCCTTGATTTTCTTGACTTGGGCTTTCACTTCAACCGCAGCTGCGGAAACAGACGCGCCTGCGCCGGTGCCCGTTCCCGTTCCCGTTCCCGTGCCTTTCGATTTTGGGCGAAACATATGCTTTTTAGGCGGTGGGCCTTCTTCTGCGGCTGCGGCTGCGGCTGCGGATTCCATTGCGGCCTCCTCCGTCGACGGACGCATGACATCGAATTCTTCTGGTTCATTCGCTTCCGCAATCGCCATCGCAGCTTTCGCTTTTGACTGTTTGCCGACTTCTTCGGAGGGTAAAACAGCCCTCGCTTTTAATTTCACAACGGCGCCGGCAGCGCCGGCTTCTTCGCCTTCGCCTTCGCCTTCGCCTTCGCCTTCGCCTTCGCCTTCGCCTTCGCCTTCGCCTTCGCCTTCGCCTTCGCCTTCGCCGACCCGTACATCAGGCTGCGGTGAGAATTTACTTGAAAATGAAGGAGGCAAATGTGGAATCGGAACAACGCGCGCACGTTTTGTTCGCGTCATAATTGCGGCGCGGTCGATATCCGCGGTATGGCGGCTATCAATCATGGCTGCGCCCGAACCCGCACCTGACTCGGCAGCTTCACCACCGGCACCTGACTCGGCACCGGCACCTGACTCGGCACCCTCTACAGGCGCCTCCGGTTCAAACTCCTGGGCTCGGTCAGCCATAACGGTCTCATACCCCGGCAAATTACGCGGTTTTTTAAACATCTCCTCCGGCAATCTACGAACAATATTTATCACAAGTCCTTCTTTCGCGTCTGAAACTGTGCGCGTATTAGGACGGTCTGTTAAATTCAACTGTTGTAATACATCCAATTTACTCATGTTCTATAGTAATGAATGTAATAGACCGTGATATATTTATCTTATATATTTATTTATTACACTACGACGACGACGACGAGGACATCGCCCCCGTAATTAATTTAATCGCCATCTCGCATGTAGTTTGTTCGGCCTTCTTCTTGATTTTATGTGCGGCGCGTGCGAAGAAGATAAACGCCTTCCCGCCACCTTGCTCGCATATACGATGAACCCCCGCAAATCCGTCGGCCAAGGACTGAAACGGAATCGCGGTTTGCGGATGTTCGGCCACCTCGTGGATTTGTTGTCCTAAACATAAAAACAACCCCATTTCATACCCTGTATCCGGGTCACGCGACAATTCGATATAATCCGGTGTCGTCTTGAACTCTTTCTGGATTTTCACTTGGAGAATATTCTTGTAATTGTCGTCGTTTTTAATCAGGTTCGTCCAATCAATATGCTTCTCGAAAACCGACTCGATAAATATCTGGGCGATTTGGAATCCGGGCCCGCATGTAAACACCTTCTCAAACCATTTATCGTCGTCGTGAATCGGGACACGATTGAAATCCAGGAACAGAGCCCCCACAAACGCCTCGAACAAACACCCCAACTTCTTCAGATTGGTTCTCGTCTTCTTTTCCTCTGAATGTTTCGAAATAATGAACCACCGATGAAGACCCATTTCAAGCGCGAATTTCCCGATGGCCTCATTTTTGACGATGGCGATTTTCTTCTCGGTCATAAACCCTTCATTTTCTTTAGGAAAACGGCGGTAGAGGTAGTATTTCGTGATACATTCAAGCACGCCATCACCGACGAATTCGAGGCGTTCATTGGACTTGGTATGAAGCGGCATAGCGTCATCGGGGCGGTCGACAAACGTAATATTTTCGAGTTCGTTCAGGAGTTTAGGACGCCGGGTATACGACCGATGGACGAATGCGCGTTTGTAAAGTTCAATATTATGGACTTGCGATGGAACCCCGTATTTAGCAAGTATTTTCTCGATATCCGGCACCGTTATTTCCACATTTTCACTATTATATGGGTTGAATACGTATTTATCGTCTTCAACTCGTATAATGTCGTCGTCGTTGTATATATTTTTACCGACACGCGAGCTCTCCCCCGCAATACCGCCGCCCGCGCCCGCGCTCACGCCCGCGTCCCCTTCGTCTATATTTAGAAGTATATTCTCACCGTCGGAATTATTATCGGACGAATGGGATGAATCACCGCCGCCACCGCCACCGCCGTTCTTACGAAGTCGAAACATTTACAGGATATGTATATACTATAAACGATTGTATTTAAGCGAATTTTTTATATTTGTAATATTTATAATTCGTTAGTATTAATCAAATGCCAAGTAAACGAGTAGCAATGAAATCTTCATTAGTGAACAGCGGATGCCATTTCGGCAGTATGCCCGGTTCTGCGCCCAAGATTGGTCGCGGTTCTTGGTCGTCACTCACCTACCGCCAGAACGGTATGACATGTGACTGTCTCGGAAGCATCCGAGACAAGACTTGTGCCGAGCAATATACGTATTTGAAGGAGAAGAACCTCATCTTCAACTGTAAGCTTACGGGTGGTATCGGTCGTCAGCCGTTCACCAAGAACTGCGCACCAGCCAAGGCATAAACGCGTCGCGTCCCCGTCGTCGTAGTCGATAGTATAATTATAAATATATAACTATAATTATATATTACAATAATGGCAAACAGCAAAATCGCACGTCGTGTTATGTTTAGCAGCACGGGCAATACCAATGGTATCCATACCGATACAATGAACGGTGGTGGTGGCAAGAAGGGAGGCTCCATCCCAGCGGGAACAGGTCAGATGCGTAGCTTCGCAATGCGGGCTACAATCGCAGAACCGGCCAAGAATAAGAACTTTGTATTTAGGTTCATCGAGAGATTGAGTCCGGCGAGGCACTCAGGACCGAAGCTATAACGAGCATCGAGGAATAATAACATAAACACATTTTGATATTATTATTTATTTACACATCATTCGATATGATTATAAAAATAGATTGTCGAGAGAAAGACTTGCTGGATTTGATGCTGCCAGCCGCCACCACCACCGCCACCGCCGCCACAGCGGAACCAGACCATTATTTGATGGATCTAGGGGATGGTATGACGATTAAAGTTCCGTTTCCGAAGAAGACGCCGCCGCTGACGCCGACGCCAGCGAATTGTAGAGGCAAATCTCTCGGCGCCACCGCCGCCACCGCCAAGACGACGCCGACGACGACCACGCCGACGACCCACGAAATCAAATCCGAGAGATTACCTTTAGGGGATATTATAATCCATGACCCCGCCCAACAGAAAGACATCGTCCTATTCGAGAGAAAGTCGCTGAACGACCTCGCAGCGAGTATACAAGACGGGAGATATAAAGAGCAATCATTCCGCCTCACACAAACCACCGATTTTCATAACCATAATATTATTTATATCATCGAAGGCGATATCGCACGATATAACGCAAAACATAGCCGGATATCAAAGTCCGCACTTCAAAGTGCGATGGTGTCTCTTTTGTATTATAAAGGGTTCTCGGTGATCCGAACGATGAATGTAGGCGAAACAGCGGAGTTCATTCTACATTTTGCGGATAAGGTGATGAAGGAACGTGCCTTGGGGCCCGCGGTCCCCGCATATTCGAATACACTGACCGTGCCGACACTGCCGTGTGACGACGACGCGACCGACGCGACCGCCGAGAGATATAGCGAGGTCGCCTCCAAGAAAGAGAAACGAGACTATATTACGCGAGAGAATATAGGCGAGATTATGCTCGCACAGGTACCGGGGGTGAGCCCGAAGATAGCGACGGGGATTATGAAGAAATACGGCGGGTCGGTTTACGAGTTTTTAGCAGATTTAAGGCGGAAATTGAACGATTATGAAGAAAGTTTATCACCGCAGATGTCGGCGCCGTCGACGGTGTTGGATTTGGATTTGGAATTAGTGTCGACGAAGGAGACGCCGACGGACGCGATGGATACGAGACCACCATCCCCGATGAATAAGAACAAATTGAAACACGTATCTGAGTGTTTTAGGGATATCGGGGATGGAAAGCGGAATATAGGGAAGGCGACGATAGAAAAGTTGTGTTATTTTTTATCGTGATAGTGTAGTAGACAAGATGGCAGCACTCCATGTAGCGGGTGAAATAAGTTTTGATGTTCACACTCCGCCGGTGCAAGATAATGATACAGATCAGGGTCAAAGTCGTGATGCTTTTTATGCTAGTGTTCTAGCCGCCGCCGATTTTGGACTTGATTTTGAAGACATTAATTACGACGCTAATGACCGCGATAACGCAAATTTTGTAATATTAATTCATTGTTATAACGCACCACCACCGAACCCAGCACCACATGTGCGACCACTACCACCACCAGTAGCAGACGCAACTTATAAATTGATACTAAAGAAATTCTTAAAATTACCCCAAGCGATGTTAATAAAAAGATTTGTAGGTGATATATTAAAAGATTTAACCAATGCCAAAATCAAATTACCGATAAATGGCGCAAAAGAAATATTAAGAAAATTATTGAAAGGAGTATTTTCTGACGATATATTGAATCTAACATTAGACGCATTATTAAATGAATGTAAAAGTGACTGGACATTAGGTACACCTTCAAGACCATCAGAGGGTGAAACAATGACGCCCGGTATATTAAGTTCTGGTAAACATAATTACCGTATTGCTGATGATAGCGATGTACATATGATTGATCGTGATTCCGGACCAAGTTTTAAAGAGGTTATGACGAGAGGGGTAAATATGGTTCGAACAGGATCCTCGATTAAGGATGCTTTGAATTACGCTGTGGGACACATACCATTATTTCATAATACAGCCGGAAATTATTTAGATCCAGCAACCAACCCTCCAGAAGGGCATTGGTTTTCACCTGTTTTTGTTAATTTTAAAATACCCTTTTTAAGTGGATTTAATGGTGTCGATCCTCAAATTCTATCATTGGCATTACTCACTAGACGTTTAACAGACACATCATTTCGTTGTGACGTTGGTATAGAACATACTCATCCTGCTGCTCCTCCTGCTGCTGCCCGTCTTACTAAGGCCAACTTTTATAGTTTACATTGTAATATGCCACAGAAACCAGATAATGGTGGTGTTAGTAGTACATTAGGCGCTACGCACGTCTACACTCATGTAAATAATAGTGATAAAATATTCACTGATAAGACAGTTGCCGAGTTTATAGCCGGTATTGCTGGAAATAACGAGAAGAATGCGTTTCTTTTAAAATTTTTGAATGCTATGTTTACAGGTTATGATAAATCATCAGGTCTTGCAAAAATTATATTAAAGTCATTTGGAGACCCCAATCAATTACTTTTTATTGCCGCAGAAATATTATATTATGCGTTATTACGTTTAAAAGATAACCTAGCATTAGGACAAGCACCACTATCATTACATCATTTCTTCAGTGATAATTTAAAAAAATATTTATTAATTACTTGCGATAGTATGTTAGCCCGACTCGCAGTAGCATTTAGATTTCCAGTCGCATTACAGATAGGTAGGTCGGTTATGCATTTTAGATTTAATCAGCCCGACCAAGTGTTACAAGCAATGTCTGCGTTTATTTCAAGTAAAGAAAAATTAAAACAAGTAATGGAAAATTGTACACGATTACTTGCAAGATGTACTGGTGTTATGAATACATATATAATAGATAGTCGTGGAACACTGGTACCGGTAAATAGTAACAAGCCTGGTTGGTGTGATTTCACACAAAATAGAATGTTACTTTGTACAGCGATACAGAAACATTTTAAGGAAGTAGACCAAATTGAACAAGTAATAACTCCAGAAAATACTGCCAAAATACAACGTATATCCGAACTATATAAATCGCCAATCGTTACTAAAAGTACAAAAAAGACACTTGAACAAGGAACTATAATTGTTTATCATTTAAATTATTTATCTTCACTATCAATATTGGTTTCATTGGGTCTAGATGTTACCTCTTTTGTGTTTTGCACGCAACTTTGTCGCACTCAAGAGATCGCAATTGCTCATCCTGATTATCAAAAGTGTTTGATTGCTCAAGGAGAACTACAACGCATACCAGCAGTAGCACCAGCAGTAGCAGGAGCACCAGCAGTAGCACCACGACCAGTATCGAAATTAGAATCAGAACTAATTAAAGCATTACCAGATTCAGGTATCCACAGTTTTCTAAACCTACCACCACCACCTCGTCCGCCATCGTCATCAGCATCACCATCACCATCAGCATCAGCATCAGTATCAGAATCAATATCACGTAGAGCAAGGAGTCCTCTAACACCAGATCAAACAGAATTATGTAGTATAGTAGCTAAGGAAATATTAGGTCAACAAAAACCACCCGAGGTTTTAGATAGTTTAAAATGTTCAATTGAACGTAACGTACACTACAACTTTCGCCACGCCCGTCGTGCTGCTGCTACTGCCGGCCTTGGATCACCATCAAGAGTTGGTGGTGGCATGGGAGGTGGTAAACCAAATAAACATGTTAATCAAAAAGGTGGCTGTCAACCAGGTGGTACACCACTTATGATCCTTTATGACTTAGTTGGTGACGAAAATTGTGAATTCATTTCTATTTATGCTGTGCCGGAGGCAGGTAAAATACATATTAATTGCGTTAATACACCTTTTGTGATTACATCTGACCGAGCAGATGAGGACTTTAATAAAACAAAATTACGTATCGATAAAATACCATTTGTTCAGTTTTGGACATACGCGTTATTATCAGACACCGATGTTCAACAGTTAATACGGGGTTTTAATAGTGTTATCGTAGATGATGATAAAGATATTCTAAAGTTATCAGTATATGATATTGTATTCCAATATATTTCAATACTCAAAATAGAACATGAAAAACAACAATACGATAAAGAGATGAATTTAGTTAAGCTAGAAACACTTTTAACTCGGGCGAATATAGCTGATACATACAATCTAGACCGGGAATCGAAACGAGAACAAACAGAAAGTGTTAACGCCGTTGCCACCAGAGTTTTTGTCAGTTTGGTTGGACAAGAAGAGACGCAACAAAAAAATTTCAGTGAGTCTGTTAGTAGGTCTCCTTCTGCGGATGATCCGGGTCAGATGGAACTAATGAACAATATTATTTCACAAATCAATCATTTGAGAATTATAATAACCCAATTATTAACTATATCACGTAGTGATTCTGCTTTTGTCCGTTCAACATATAATGTACACATAACTAACTTTTTACAAGATCTGGTTAGTACTCAAGATAATCTAGAATTAATGCGAAAATTATGTCTACTATTTGACAGCGGTAATAAAGAAAACGCAGAAGAGATTGACCTTCCCGGAAAAAAATCATTAGAAGAATCAGAAGAATCAGAAGAATCAGAAGAATCTGCGGGTTTCTTTGTCGAATTGTCATCGTCACCCCCGCCCCCCCCGCCATCAGGAGGAGGAGGAGGAGCCGCAGCATCATCTTCTTCTTCCCGAGCAAGATCTACGCCTACCTTTTCCCTGGAAAAAGCATTAGAAGTGTTTTGTACTCTTCGGGATATTGGGGACAGATTTAAAGATACCGCAAGTGGATTTAAACAACTTGATGAATATACATATTCAACCGAGGCCGATTTGGATAAATGCAGTATCCGTAATGTTGCGAGTGCTGTTAGTCATCATTTAGGGTGGAGTGAAGCATTAACGCAATCATTTGCGACGTTGGGCCTAACCGGGAGTCGAATCAACGACCTTGAACTTGATGACATTAAACAAATAATTGTACACAAACAGACTGATGCGACTGTAGATACTGTAGAGACAGTAACACAAGAAGATCGAAGCGACGCGTTTACGTGTGTACGGTTGTTCAAGGCTGCCGGTAAACTTACTGCTCCTATCAATATGTTATCTCAATTACTACAATTAGAGAATACTACTGCGGCGTGTATCATTGCGAAGACAGATATTGGATCATGTATACGTGAACTATCTTTACCTATAGAAAAATTATTAGTAGATTCGCGAACGCACGTAAAACTATTAATGAAAGATGTCGATAAAGTGGCGCAAGAAAATGAATCGGTGATGATAAGTGCCACTGCTTATGTTCGTAATGCGGAAAAGAATTTGATGACCGCGAATGCGTCAGTGAAGAATGACGATAAGGGGGGCACACCGGAGGAGACGAAGAAGAAGCCGAAGGGTGATGGGGATGAGGTGTATTCTGGGTCGGGTTCGGATGATATGTTTCCGGCGCAGGAGGAGGAGGCAGTACAAGCATTAGAAGAAGCATCAGAAGCAGCAGTAAAACCAGCGGCAGCGGAGGCAGTACAAGCAGCGGAGGCAGTACTAGCATTAAAAGAAGCAGAAGAAGCATCAAAAGCAGCAGAATCAGCAGTATCAGCAGTATCAGCAGCAGCAACAGCAGTAACCTCCACAACCGCAGGAGCAGCCAAATTATTGTTGGAAAAAATACATCCAGACATAGTACACGCGGCTGAATTGAGATATCTATCTACATTACGCGAAATGCTATTTAGTTTTAATGAGGAGGCAGAAATATTTTTAAGACTTACTATAGATCGAAATATACGATACCGATATATTGGCTGGGAAATTGAAGAATCAACTAATTCCGGTGATCCACATCTAACACCAGTAAGTGTAGCACGCGCCAAGGCGCCGCAATTTTCAAAACATTTATTACAAAATCCCGTTAATCTGCTTGACACAATTAATGAGAATGAGGGTACGATGAGGGGATATGTGTACAACGAATTGGGCGATAGCTTTCCAATGATTAAGGGTGATGGTGCTGCTGCTAAGGAGCAGCAGCATTTTAGTTTACTTTCTGAAAGTAGTGGTGATAGTGACGACGAACCACTCGGCGGAGGCACCAAAATGGAACAAGGCGGTGGACGTCGTCGTCCAGTCAAAAAATCAACACACCGTAAACCTCACCGCCATACACGTAATTATCAAAGTCGCAATAAGCGCAAGAATCATTCAATAAAAAAAACAACCATCAAACACCGCAAATCATACCGCAAACACAATCGCACAATCAAACGCCGCAAAAGTCGTCGTCACCGTTAATAAAATAATCTAATACTATTTCAGTATTACATCATTTCAATTCCATAAATGAACGCCATCCTCCCAAACCCGAATGACCAATCCACCGACACCCTCGCCAAATACGTCGTTTTAGGCATCTTTATCATCGTCGCACTGGTCGCAATCCAGTATATTTTCCGTAATCATATCGGGATGCTCGAAGGTCTTACCAACCGTAATTCCAAGAAGGGCGGCAGCGGCACCGATCCTCTCGAAGACGAAAACGACGGCGATATTATCACCATCGCCAAGCGTCAGGAAGAACTCGCGACGAAGACCCAGAAGTCCCTGAATATGGACTCGCATTATAATCATTATAACAAAATCATCGAGAATATGGACCAGTGGGTGAATGCGAAGATTGTCAATTCTCTCAAAAGCGTCTCTCGAGAAGTCCACGGCGAAGGGAAGATGGAAGACATCATCCGGCATATGAACGAGCTGAATACGATGAATAAGTTCAAGTTGACTTTAGAAGAATGTGCTCGGTATATCGATTCCTCCTAAGGAAGGCGTTTCGAACCCTCACTCGTCCCTCGTTCGGTTTCTCCACTTTTCCTTAGTCGGAGTCCTCACTCGTCCATTATTCCGCTTCACTCCGTTTCGCTCCATAACTCCCTCGTTCGGGTCTTCCTCTATCTTAAGTTGAATTATAAACAACTCAATGATTACTTATGAATAAATCAGACGTCAGATTCATTAAGTGAGACCCCGAACGAGGACGTAATGGAGCGAAACGAAGTGAAGCGGAATTATCGGACGAGTGAGAAAGCGCAATTACGTAGGAGTGAGGAATGAGGAATGAGGAACAGGTCCATATACGATGACGTGATACAATGACATAAACATTGCCAATGACGACAATATATGCCATAATGAATGAAATGGCGCATATCCCAGTCTATCCAATAGAAAACACACCGCACCTGCGCTAATCAATATTCCTATCACCAGCCTATAATATGATTTACAATGACAACATGCGAATATTGTAAACGGAAACACTAGACAAACAGCGATGAGAGCGATTCGCGTGCTATATCGCCACATCATAATATAAAAAATACCAAATAACGCTAATAATATTAGTTGTGTCACGAGCCTAACTCCAAATGCCGACATTGTAACTGACGCAAATACAAACGACGCAAAAAAGCAATCAACACAACCGGTGACTTCAAACAACGTCGAGTGGTAAATCAACGAACATATCATAACCACGACGGATCCCCATATGGATAAATGTATATATCCTGGTAGTGCCGCTTCTTCGCACCATTTTTCAAACCAGTCTTCTTCTTTCACGAAATAAAGAAGTAAACTACTCCCATAAAAAAACGATGTTATAAAGCACCAAAATTCTGCGATATTCGGATGAACGCAGTGTTTTGCTTCCATTGTTGTTATTTCGGCCTTATCAAACATCCCACATTTCGATGGTTGGCCGAATATACATTCAAATAACGACCATTGTACCGTAGGGGGCGGTGCCGGTGCCGGCGCAGGTTCATCGATATGGTGTGTCGTTTTCGATACACTTTCGATGGTTTCATCTAGGATTTCATCGAGGATTTCGGCTACGACTGCGTCGGCGGTGGCTGCGTCGGCCGTGGCACACTCACGCCAACACAATGTCCCATTATAATCCCATGATACGATTTTCTCGGTGCCGTCGTCGTCGTCGTCGTTCCCGTCACAGTCCCCTCCTCGAAAAACCTCATAATAATCACCGCCGTCCCCGAACCCGCGCTGCTCGCTGCGTAGCCATACCCCCGCATAAATATACGGTTTTGTAGTAAAATACCGCCAGTCTTGTCGAGACAGTGCGGGAATATACTCCCATGACTTCCGTGTTGCGTATGTATATTCATATCGCTTGTCAGGCGAGAATCCCCCAGTAAGTGTTCGAAAACATTCCACTTCTTCACTGGTTGATATCATGTAATAATAATCTACATGATATTATAATTTAGTATTTATTACGGATACACGGTGATTACGCCGCTGGCTTGCGCGCCTTCCCCCATTCCACATCCGCGCCGCGACCGCGCGAAACCGCATCCCCCGCATACATCGGGTTCCGGTATTTTTCATTCGCGGCCGGAACGCGCATCGGAACGAGCGCCGACGTGTCTGACCGCGCGGCATCGGGGCGCGTCCTGTCGATATACGCCCCCGACGCAACGACCGACTCCGAATACTGCTTCCCACCCCAATTCGCATCCATCGGGTTATCGCTATACTTCATTGTCAGCTCCTTCGCGCGAAACTCGGCGTCCTGTGTAGTATAATCACCCATATTGAAGTTCAGGGGGTCGAACCCCGAATACATTTCATTATTGAAGGGCGGGTTATCGCGCGAAGCATCCATCATCTGAACGAGCGCGGCGGGTGCGGGCGAATAAGGCACATTGGGTGAAAGCCCGCCCTGTAAATCCACGGGTGACGGCCGCATCTTATACACGGCATTGCCCTGTGCGTCATATGAAAACTGTAAGAACAACACCGGGCAGCGAATCCCGCGTCCCTGTAACCAATCCATGAATTCCGAATAATCTTCTAAACTTTTGAATCGGATAGGGTTTACACCGGGGACTTTCTCGACTTTAGAATTGTATAGAAAGATTTCGTTGCCGTGTTGGATTAAGATATTCGGGCATCGTTGGCTATTGGTGGATTCGAAACTTGGCGGTGCTTGCGCTCCATCGCTGCCGCTGCCGCCTCCGTCGAACCCTTCCGTATTCGCTCCATCGGGCTTAGATTCAGCGTCGGACACCACCACCGTCTGAAGTTCGCGCCTAGGTTGGGCGTCGGACTCTATACTTATAAACCCTTCGGGCAATGTCCCTCTGGACCGCGTTCGATATGTGATAAATGCTCCAATTAAAAATAATATAACAATCAGCACTGTTCGTAATAATGGTGCGTATTTAACAACGATATCGAACATTTTTAATTCCTTTAAAAACGGGTTCATACCTTTTATTATATACAAATACTATATAAGATGATAAAAACCATAGAGGTCAATCGTAAAAAAAACATAAATGAACTAAATGCCATGGCCCGAGAAGCGCTCGACCATCCAGAAACCCACGGATTACTCGTAAAAATCTATGCGAAATGGTGCGGGCATTGCCAGAATATGGCCGCTGATTGGAATAAACTCATCGACGAATTGAAAGCCAATTATACCTGTAAAAACCCGGATTGTGTTCTTACGATTGCGAACGTTCAAATTGAAGCCCTGGATGATACTGACCCTGTTATTCGCGGCATAAAGCATATACCTAAAGATATTAATGGCGTCCCCAGCATCATGTATGTTAGCAAAGGTCAGCGTGGTCAGGAATATTCGGGGGAACGCGTTTATGATAAACTATTGGAATGGGTTGTCGCGCATCCGAAGTTTGGGTTGGTGAAGAAGCATAGTGCCGACGCCCACGCGCCAACCCACGCGCCAACCCACGACGACAACAAACATAGCACCATCAAACGTATCACCAAGCATGCGAGAACCAAATTCAAATTATTTCATCGCAAATCATTACGCCGGTTCCATAAATCCATGAAGCATCAACGAAGCGTTAAATCACGCCATCCGACACCGGGTCGCCACACGAGACAAATACCGGCATATTTACGCACGTAGTCCTTTACACCCTTTACGTAGAACAATATTCTCTCGAATATATATATTCTCTCGTATATATATATTATTCGTATACATCCCCGATGAACCTTCATTTCACAATCTGCCCGCTTGCGTCGGTGGTTTTAGTATTGGTGATTCTCGCCAATATCGCAGATATTTATTTGGTTGGAACAAATTTAGTAGTGTTCATTATCAACGCGATCATCTCGGTGATTATAGTATGGGTCGCAAATAAAACATGCTTCAAGTGGCATTGGATTTCATGGGTTCTCGTCGCATATTTAGCATTTTCCGCGATATTTTATTTCTCTGTTATTTTCATTCCGTCGGTAGCAAATGACCCTATCAATATCCATGTCATGGAGGAAGCACGCGCCGCAGTTAAGAGTTTTGAATAACGTGTGTGCGTGCGTGTGTGTCGTAAACGATACACCGTGTGTGTCGATATCGATACACCGTATTATCAAACGAAATTGTAAAATTGAAATAAAGATTTTTTAAATGAATACAACACAAGGACAAATATTGTATTGTATTCAACAGACACACAGCAGAATGCCTACACCGACACCCGCGAAGAAATTCAAGATTGTAAAAAAACCAATGACGGCAGCGACGGCATCCGCCGATGATAATAATAGCTTTCGTTTGATTGATTTCCATGTCCGCGAAACAGCAATCACAAATCACCACCAGTCCGGTTCGGGGTCCGGTTCGGGGTCCGCGTCAGAACCGGAAGGCGAAAGTACAGGCGACGACGAAGGCAACGGTCGCACCGGCGGCGGCGCTATCGATACAAAGCAATTCCAAATCCAGATGTTCGGTATCAATGAACAAGGCGAAACCTGCTCCATCTTCGTGGATGATTACCTCCCCTTCTTCTACGTCAAGGTCGCAGACCACTGGACCAATACCACCAAATCCGCGTTCATCCGCGACCTAAAAAAGAATATAAAGAGCCGGTTCTACGAAAACAGTATTATCGCGGAGAAATGCGAGATTGTAGAGAAGCGGAAACTCTACGGGTTTGACGGCGGCAAAAACCACAAATTCGTCCTGCTTGTATTCAAAAACACGACAGTGATGAACCGTGTCAAGAATCTCTGGTTTTACGATATTTATACGGCACGCGACGGAAAGACGCGCGCACTGAAACCCGATGGCTACAATTTCGCGAATACGAACATCACCATCTATGAAGCCAATATTCCGCCCATCCTGCGTTTCTTCCATATCCAGAAAATCAGCCCATCCGGTTGGGTCCAGTTTTCCACGAAAAAGACGCGGTTGATTGAGAAATTCACGACGACGTGTCAGTATGAATACCGCCTGTCATTCGAAGACATTATCCCCCAAAATGAGAAAGAGACCGTCGTCCCGTATAAAATATGTAGTTTTGATATTGAAGCCAGTAGCAGTCACGGCGATTTCCCGATTCCGGTAAAGACATACAAGAAATTGGCGGCGAATATCGTTGACGCTGTTATCGCCAAACGCGCCGCCACCGCCGCCGACGAAGATATCACCGATGATGACATCCTTCATATGATGTATACCGCATTCCAGTATTCATTTCAAGGTCGCGCGAAATACGCGGGTATTGAGACCATCTATCCGAAACGCCGCCCGAAAGAGGCGGATATGGCACGGTTGTGTCGCCTGGTGGTGACAAAAGAGCTCCGGCATTTAATTAAGCACGAAATCATCGAACGCGATAATACCATCGAGCAGATGTTCGTCCAGATAGCGGAGGCAGCGAAGGCCGCAGCGGCGACGGCGAGTGCTGCGGATGCGAAAGCCGGCGACGGCGGCGGCGGCGACAACGACAGCGATAGCGACGACAGCGACGCGGGAGCCGGCGCAGGAGCCGGCGCGGGAGCCGACACGGAGTGTATCGATGACGATACACCATTCACTAAAGCGAAACCGAAGACCGGGGCCGCACCGACCGCCGCCGACCTCTCCGTCAAACTCACCAATCTTCTCAACAATCCCAAACACAGCCGCGAAACCAAAATAACGATTGTCAGTGATACACTCGGTTCTATCTTCCCGAAAGTAGAGGGCGACAAGGTCACATTTATCGGGTCCACATTCGTCAAATATGGCCAAAACGGCAATCGACCCTACCTGAACAACTGTATCGCCCTCGACACATGCGACGAAGTGCCGAATTCCGAGATTGAATCGTATTCAACCGAGGCGGATGTGCTGCTGGCGTGGACGCGTCTTATCCAGAAGGAGAACCCGGATATTATTATTGGGTATAACATCTTCGGTTTTGATTACCAGTTCATGTTTCGGCGCGCAGTAGAGACGGGGTGTTATGAGGAGTTCCTGAAACTGTCGCGCAATGAAGGGGAGTTTTGCGGGAATGCGGGCGGTGGCGGCGGCGGCGGCGGCGGTGGCGGATTCGTGAACACGGAAATAACAGCCGATAATGTCGCCATCGAACAGACGAAAATCGCACTCGCTAGCGGTCAATACGATCTTCATTATATCAAAATGACAGGCCGACTTCAAGTGGATGTCTACAATTATTTGCGCCGCGATTTCAATCTCTCGTCGTATAAACTGGATGATGTGTCGAGTTACTTCATCGGCGATGCGGTCAAAAGCGTGGAATATGACCCCGCCACAGATACGACGCGTGTATATTCAAACAATCTGGTGGGACTTGATGTGGGCAATTTCGTCAAGTTCGAGCAAACCAATCATTCGACAGATTTATATAAAGAGGGATTCAAATTCAAGGTCACGACGGTCACACCGGCGACGGCAGCGGCATCGGCGGCAGGGTCATTCGACGTCCAGGGATGCGCAACCCCTGATATGAAAACGATGGTGCGGTGGGGTCTCGCCAAAGACGATGTAAGCCCGCAAGATATCTTCCGGATGACGAATGAAGGCCCCCGCGAACGCGCAGTTATCGCGAAATACTGTATTCAGGATTGTAATCTCGTCCACCACCTGATGAACAAAATCGATATTATTACTGGTTACGTCGAAATGGCGAAAATCTGTAGCGTCCCTATCAGCTTCCTCGTTATGCGCGGTCAAGGCATCAAACTCACGAGTTATGTGGCGATGAAGTGTCGCGAGAAAGATACACTCATGCCCGTCATCGACAAGGACCGCAGTGAGTCGGGATATGAAGGCGCGATTGTCCTCCCGCCGAAATGCGGCCTCTACCTGGATAATCCTGTCGCGTGTAATGATTATTCGTCGCTGTATCCGTCGTCGATGATTAGCGAGAATCTGTCGCATGATAGTAAAGTGTGGACGAAGGAATACGACCTGGACGGCGTGCTTACCCGCGAGACGGGGGAGGCCGAATACGATAATTTGCCCGGGTATAAATACGTGGATATTACGTATGACACCTACAAATGGACGCGCCCGAAATCCGCGACGAAGACCGCGGCGGCGGCCGTGAAAGTCAAATGCGGGACGAAAGTGTGCCGGTTTGCGCAATTCCCCGAAGGCGAGAAGGGGATTATGCCTTCGATTCTGGAAGAATTACTCCTTGCGCGTAAAACCACCCGAAAACTGGCGGAAAAACAGACCGACCCCTTTATGGCGAATATCCTGGATAAACGACAGCTCGGTTATAAAGTCACTGCGAATTCGTTATACGGGCAATGTGGTGCGAAAACAAGCACATTCTATGAAGTGGATGTGGCCGCTTCTACGACTGCGACGGGACGTAAACTCCTGACGTATGCTCGCCGTGTGGTGGAAGAAGCGTATGGCGATATTATGCTGCGGACATCGCACCCGAAGTACCCCTTGGTTCATTCCAAGGCGGAGTATATTTACGGAGATACGGACAGTGTGTTCTTCACGTTTAATCTCGCGACGCCGGAGGGTGCGCCTATCCGCGGGAAAGACGCGATTGAAATCACGATTGAACTCGCGAAACAGGTCGGCGATTATTCGTCGAAGTTCTTGAAAGCGCCGCATGGGTGGGTATATGAAAAGACGATTTGCCCCTTCGCGCTCTTGCGCAAGAAAGGGTATGTTGGTGTATATTACGAGCAAAACCCGAATAAGGGCAAACTGAAAAGTATGGGTATCGTGCTGAAACGCCGCGATAATGCGCCGATTGTGAAGGAAATCTACGGCGGGATTATCGATATTCTGATGAAGGAGCAAAATATCGACCGGGCCATCGCCTTCTTGCGCGAGAAGCTCCAGTATATGGTCGACCAGAAATGCCCCATCGAAAAACTGATTATCACCAAATCGCTGCGGTCGGATTATAAGAACCCCGCACAAATCGCGCACAAGGTGTTGGCGGATAGGATGGGTGTGCGCGACCCTGGAAACAAACCGAATACTGGCGACCGTATCCCCTACGCATATATTCACAACGACACGAAGGGCGCACTTCAGGGTGATAAGATAGAGCACCCCGAATATATCCACGCCCAACGACTCCAATTGAATTATTCGTTCTATATCACGAACCAGATTATGAAACCGGTCCAGCAATTATTCGCGCTTGTATTGGAGCAATTACCGGCGTTTCAAAAGAAGAAGGGGCGCTTCTTGGATATGCTAGAGACGGTGGCGTCCACGATAGACGACCCGGTGAAGCGCGAGAAGAAAATAACAGAGATGCGACATAAGGAAGTGAAATCGCTGTTATTCGATGAGTATTTAGTGAAAGCGGACAATTTGAATAAAGGAAATCGCCCGATTACGGATTGGTTCCGTGGTGGCGGCGCCGGCGCCAGTGCCAAATAAAAGAACAATACCCGCGTCCTCGATGCGTCCGTGCGTCCGTGCGTCCATGCGTCCGTCCGTGCGTATTTTTAATCCACTTCCATATAATCGTGACTGTCGTGGTCATTGTCGGGGTCGGGGTCGTCGTAGCGGCGATGAGGAGGACGAGTCGTTGACGCCGGCGGTGCTTGCGTCGTCGTCGTCGTTGCGGCCGTGCCAGCCACCGCATGCAATATATCGCGGTATATCGCCTCGTCATCGTATCTATTGTATATTGGCGGTAAATCATAAGAAAATGTGACACTATCGTTCGTGATATTATTGATTTCCATATTCGCAAAATTGCGATAATTGTGTATATCATTCCGGCACATGGGGCATGTAGAATGATTGACAAACCATTCACGTAAACTAGCCCGATTGAAAAGATGGTTACATCCGCGTATCATGGTTATCTCGCTATTGTCTTCGAATTCATCTCTCGATATGGGGCAGGTTGTATTTACAGGAGATACAATACTCGCGTACGTTGTATTCAATGTCGCGCGGTTGATTGTAGCCGCGGATGGCGGCCCTCTTTCGGCGTTGGCGGCACCAGTAACGGCCGCCGCGGCACCAGTGACAATAGGTTGTGCGTATGTGTACAGCATTGAAAACAGGTTCGTATTCGGGGGCGCAGTGCCAGTGTCTCTGACCATATACGCATTTTCTCGCGCATTCCTATTATTTTGAGCAGTCAAATAATTTGACAACATACGTCCAAATGCGTCACCGAGTCTAGAACGTCGCGAAGCATCCGCTGGCGCAGCCGCAGGAGCCGCAGGAGCAGGAGCAGGCGCAGGAGCAGGAGCAGCAGGAGCAGGAGCAGCAGGAGCAGGAGCAGCAGCCGCAGGACCAGGAGCAGGCGCCGGCGCATGCGTGAAATGATAAATCGCCTCATCCGGAGTTCTTATCCTGCGAATATCCGAATACCGGTGATAATAAAAATATTGCCGGACGATAGACCGGTCCAAATTCGCGCGAAGAGCCTGCTCCATCCGCGAAAACATCGCGTTTCCAGTTACAACGAACTGATTGTACGATTGTAATAGATTCGTATATTCATCCGCGAACAATTGTTCGTCTTCTACAGCATTATAAAACTGGTTCAGGTGAAATCTCTCGTAATAGCGACTACTGGTTCTATCTCCGTCCGTCATACGGTGCGGTGGTAGCGGGTTCGACGGCGGGTTCGACGGCGGGTTCATTAAAAATGATTAGGATTATAATAATAATAAGTATTTCTCTATATCCGTTTATTACGAAGGGGTAGCTATCGCAGACCTAGACCTAGACACGGATACGATTCGAGCAACATATGTGCTAAAGAAATCCGAGCTGACGTTTGCCTTTATCCATTGGTAAGCATCCAAATCTTGTGTGACAAATAGTCCAGCCATCTTTGTGAAGATTTTTCCAGAATTGTTGTCGTTGTCGAGTTCAACACTTTGACCCTCCTTCAATCCTGCCAGTATTTCCGTCATACGTTTATCGGCCATGTTCGTAATCGTTAGTAGCATCCACACATCTAATTTCAATTTTATTCTCTGCCTACCTACGATAAAAGAAAACTTAAACGTATAAATGTAATATTATATAAAGAACTGAATAAGATTACATCCGCCCCCCAATGACACACGCACCCGCAGTGCCTGGACATCGATTCCCCGATTTCGCAGGTAAAGGCATCACCGGGCTAATGAATATGGGGAATACGTGTTTCGTGAATTCGTGTCTCCAGGCGCTTTCACATACCTACGAACTGAACCGGTTCTTAAACGACGACAAATACAAGAAACGGCTTACAAAGAAACCCGACGCGGTATTATTGACCGAATGGGATAAACTGCGAACCCTCATGTGGAGCGAAAACTGCGTCGTATCCCCCGGCGGATTTATGGCGTCAATGAAACAAATCGCGCGCCTGAAGAACCAGGAGCTCTTCACCCAGAATTCACAAAACGACGTCCAGGAGTTCCTGATGTTTATGATGGACTCGTTTCATATGGCTCTTGCGAGAGAAGTGAATATGACGATAACCGGGAATGTAAATAACGATAAAGATATCGTGGGAAAGAAATGCTACGAGATGATGAAGCAGATGTATACGAAGAATTATTCGGAGATGTTGAATATTTTCTACGGGATTCAGATGTCGGTGATTGAGAAACTACACACCGGTGGCGACGGGGGTGCGACGGGCGCGGCGGGCGGCGCAGATTTTTCAGTCGGTACTATCTTGAGTTTATCACCGGAGCCATTCTCCATTATTTCGCTCTCTATTCCGTTGGTAGAAACCCCAACCACAGGCAAAACACGTATTCCGACATTATACGATTGTTTCGCGCATTACTGCGAAGGCGAGCGAATGGAAGGCGAAAATGCGTGGTTCAATGAAGAAACCAAGCAATACCAGGCCGTCCAGAAGCGCATCATGTATTGGAGTCTGCCGAATATCATGATTATTGATTTGAAACGCGTCCAATATACAGAGCGCGGCCCCGTCAAAGTCACCATCCCCGTCGAAATCCCGCTTCATAGTTTAGATTTAAGCGCGTTCGTCCGCGGATATAAACGCGAAAGCTACATTTACGATTTATACGCGGTTTGTAACCATCACGGTAATTTTAGTAAAAGCGGGCACTATACTGCGACAATCAGGTCGGCGGATGACATCTGGTATAATTTCAACGATGAAACCGTGAAACAGACGGATATCAAGAGTGATGCCATTACAAGTAATATTCCGTATTGCCTGTTTTATCGCAAGAGGCAGCAGACAGCGGCGTGATACGTAGATTACATATGTAAAGGTATCTACGAAACTATAATATATATAATTTGTATACTGATAATAGTAATATGAATCAACAATCGGGTGGCGGCGGAGGCGGAGGCATGCCGCATCTCAATAATGTGAGTGGTATATTCGGATGGTTAGATGATAAACTCGACGCAGTCATAAAACCACGAGTTATCATAATCGTTCTTATCGTAATCGGTATGTTCTATTTCGTCATAACGGCTTTAGGGAGCGGCGGTGACACGAATGAAACCACAATATTCGCAAATACATCCATTCTTGAAATCTTGTTATGGGCGGTTTTCATCGTCATTGTATTACTTAACGGATTCCAGTATTTTTTCAACACGAACATAACTACCGAACTGTCGAATCTGTTTTCGACAACACCGAAAATCTCGATATCCGAAGTCGTCCCTGCTGAAGCGACAGCCGCAGGTGATTTAGGCGGAGGTCCATCTCTCAAAATGCGTAAACAGGTCTTCCATGTTCCCGCCAGTATTTATGACTATGACAATGCGAAGGCGTTATGCGAAGCTTATGGCGCGAAATTGGCGAATATCGACCAGATGGAAGAGGCGCATAAATCCGGCGCGGAGTGGTGTTCGTATGGCTGGTCCGATAACCAGATGATTCTTTACCCGACCCAAAAGGCAACCTGGGATGAGCTTCAGAAGAGTCCCGACGCCGCGAAGAAAAATAGTTGCGGCAGGCCGGGTATCAATGGCGGGTATATCGCTGACGCCGCAATGAAAGCCGGTGTGAATTGTTACGGACCCAAACCAGATATGAATGTAGGGTCGTCGAAAATGATGGCGAATATCCAGAATTATGAAGCGGGAAAGATGATTGACCCACTACATGAGGCTCGCGTCCAACAAATGAAGGATAAAATCAATGATGTCGTGATTGCGCCGTTTAATAAGGGGGCATGGAGTTTGCTGTAAAGAAAGATAATGAAAGAAAGATAATCAAAGAAAGATTATCGAAGAAAGATAATCGAAGATAAATAATATTACACCGACCGAAAAGAAAAATGAGACAAATAAAAACTTATTTATAAATTCTATAACTATGTTTTAAGTAATTTGTTAGATGTTCTTTATTGATTTTATTTGCTAATACATCTTTAATTGTAGTATCTATATCTTCATATGTATTTGGACTTTGCTTCTTTATATAATGTTTTAACTGACTAAAAAATTCCTCAATAGAATTTGTTTCTGGATGATATGCAACCGAATATAATAATTTATTACTATCATTTTCTATCTTATCTTTTATCAACTTTGATTTATGAATAACCGCATTATCCATAATTATTAAATAATTTTTATAATTATTTTTAATGAATTCATCATAAAATTCTAATATATCCGTTGTTTTTATCCCTCCTTTTCTTTCTCCATATAATTTCCAACCAACCACTTTATCTGCACAAATAGCACATAACAAATTATATCGCTTATATGGATACTTGTGCGTCTTTTTAATAACTCTTGTTCCACTTCTACTACGACCATATGAATGTGTCATATTCAAATATATTGAAGTTTCGTCCATGCATATTGTTTTACGATAGTCATAATCATCTAATTTATTATAAAATTCAACTAAATCTTGTTTTTCTTGTCCTTCTCGTTTTTCAGGATAATATTTACTACGCAAACGCTTTCGTGTTATTTTCATTCTGTTTAAAATATTATTGATACTTCCATCTGTTAGAATAACATTAAATTTATCATTTACTAATTTAGAATATTGCCATAATGTCGTAGTTGGGTCTCTTTTTACTTGTTCTTTTACAAATTTTTCTATTTCAGGAGTTATTTTTAGATTATGATTTTTGCGTGTTTTTCTACTAATGTTTCCTTGCAGTTTATATCTTTTAATCCAACGATGCAACGATTGATATTTACATTTAAAAATATTACATGTATCTCGTAAATCTTTGTTATGGTTTATATAATACATAACTGCACTTAATTTGTAGTCATCACTATGTTGTTTCATTATATTATATAAATTATTTAAAATTAAGTTATATAATATTATTATTCATAATGGATATTGATATCATACAACAGGAAAATAACGAACTAAAAGAAAAGGTCAAAGATTTAGAAGAAAAACTTAAAAAATACACAAATGGAGATAATCACAAGCGATATTATGAAAAAAATAAAGATAAGATAAAAGAGCAAGGTGCTACTTATTTAAAGAAGTTGAAAGAAGAAAACCCTGAAAAGTTGAAAGAATATAGGCGGAAGTATTATTTGAAAAAGAAAGAAGAAATGCAACATAAGGATAATTAAAAAATTGATTTATAACAAAAGGAGAAAAAGTAGAATGTATTGTTTAGAACTAACTTAGTTAGGAATTGTGTATTTCTGCGTATAATTACTTAAAAATAAAATATTAAGTAACTATATAATGTATGAAAAGGTAAAACCGCCCGATAAATATCGGTGCATAAAACTTCCAATACAGAACATTTTAAAATCAGATATACCGATTGATGTTTTAGAAAGGATTAATGACGCAGTTTCAAGAACAAACATAATAACTACAAACTCTTATTTTTTATTGAGGTTATGGGTGCTTCAAAAGTATCATAACAATCAGGAAATACCAATTATAACAGAAGATACAATTAGAATGTCTATGAAGTCATTAGTGAAAGCATCAGCAGGACCGAAACCCAAAGGAAATAATTTAGCACTACTTCAAGAATTTCAAAATATTGGTAATTCTATATTTACACTACAAGATGGTAAGAATTTATCTGCTATTTTAGATTATTATGCTACTACGATGATTACTGCTATTGAAAATAACATCAAAATGCACTTTATTGACTACATTAAACGGTTTGTTAATTCTTACTTTAAAAATATATACCAAAATGAACTTCAAAACAAAGAGTTCAAGAAACAATTTTATAAAGAACTACAACAAGTAAAAAATGATATCATAAACGATGCTGAAATTTTAACCTGCGATGAAAAATACCATAATTGGTTGAATGATAATAGATACAAAATTGTTCCAGAGAATTATGATACAAGTTATTTTTATGATATAAAGGTCAATCCACAAAAATATTTGAAACACATGATATTTATGAATTTGCAGTTAGAAGAAATGAATACAAAGATGTTCCAGTTTTTTCCACTTCAAACCCATCTAATACCAAGGCATATACAAATAGATACAAAATCTCTTGTAGAACTACTTATTGATACTGATAAAAAACAATATTTTGATAATATTGAAACAAATAAAGAAAAATTATGGAATACATTTTTTAAACTGCATCATATGAATAAGTATGTTTTTGATTATACCATTATAACCGATGGATATTCGGTTTCATTACGATTTTTACATACTGACTTTGTAAATGAAGAGAGAATAAAGAAAGATAAGATGAAGAATGGAAAGAAACTAATGAAAGGACTAACTGACGAGGAAAAAGAGATTAAAAAACAAGAAAAGCAAGTGCAACAAAATAAGTTAAAAGAAGAAAATAGAAAAAGAAGAGAATTAGAAAAGAAGGAAAAGAAAGAAACAAAGAAAGAAGTATTACACGAGTTTCCGTATATTGATGAAGTTTCAAAGGATTTTTTAGATGGAAAACATCTATTTATTGACCCTGGAAAGCGTAGTTTATTAACGATGATGGATGATGATGGTAATTATTTTTCATATACAAATAAGCAACGAATAAAAGAAACAAAGCGAATAAAATATTCATCATTATTAAAAAATTATAAGGATAAACAACACATTACTGAAATTGAAAATACATTATCATTATTCAATTCAAAAACATGCGATATTAAAACTTTTAAAGAATATATCAAAGAAAAACTAAAAGTAAATGATGCGATTGCGAAATTATATCAAGATGAAAAATTCAGACAATATAAATGGTATTCGTATATCAATACAAAAAGAACAGAAGACAATATGGTAAATAAGATTGAGAACAAATATGGTAAGGATATAAAAATCATAATTGGTGATTGGAGTATTGGAAAACAGATGAGAAATTTTATATCAACTCCAAATTTATCAATAAAAAGAAAACTAAATACCAGATTTGAAGTTTATAATATAGATGAATTTAGAACATCATGCCTGAATTATAAAACAGAAGAATTGTGTAATAATTTATATTTACCAGATAAGAAAAACATAGAACGAAAGATGCATTCAATCCTAACATTTAAAATGGAAAACAAACGGAAGGGATGCATCAATCGTGATAAGAATGGATGTAAAAATATACAAAAGGTATTTAATCACTATATAGAAACAGGAGAAAGACCTGAAAAATATAAGCGTGATTATAAGTTTCAATAAAATATACTAACCACTACAATCGTAATTGGTTGTAGTCGTCAAATAGTATAATGCTCTTTAAGAGTGCATTTATATCACCAAAGAGATTAACTGAACGATTTTTTATTTTTTTATAGAAAGTTTGTCTCATTTTTCTTTTCGGTCGGTGTAATGGTATATATAATATTATTTCATTTCATTTCATTTCATTCATTTAGAACACAAATGTCGTCTCTATCGATGAATAAGGTGCGCGGCCGCGCCTTGAACGCCAACACGCAAAACACGAACAATTTCTCGATGTGGATGGAGCCCCTTTCGCATCGGCAGTATCCGGTCACAGACGTGAGAAATCCTACCAACAACGCTCTAGTTACCTCCGACGGTTCTCGGAATATCATCAACGCGCAACCCGGTCTCTTGTATAACACAGCGAGGCTTGATGTGTCTGGGTCGGTGAATCCGACGAAGTGGACGACGGGTCAGACCATAAACACGGTGTTTCTTACGCCAACGAATATGTCACAAACTCAAACGCTTTATACTTCTTCTGGAAGTCCTCATACTGTTGCGTCTTATTCATATACCCCCAAATCTAATAACTCAAAAATTATTGTAGAATATGGTGCGTTATATGAAATCACCGGATTTAATGCTGATGTATTTGAATCTAGAATACTGGACGGAACAACTACGATCGCAAGAAGACTTCAAAATTTTACAGACCAAACTGGAGGCGGAACACGAAGCGGAACCATCTTCCCTATTTCTGGATCTATTACAAATCTTGCTCTTACCCCTCATAATATAATTATTCGATTGATAGTCGCATCTGACTCGGTTCAGATATACGCTGCGGATTATGATGCTTTTATGAAAATAACCGAAATATCTTTGTAAATGTGCGCCATTTTCGTTCATTTCATTCTATGACGTTTTGTCGTGCTCTTCTTATTCTTCATCTTATTCTCTGATGCGTCCCCCGTCTGACGACGTCTCCGCGTCTTCACATCATGGTGGATACGTTCCTTGGCTTCAACGAGAGATAGTAATGTATCGAAAATATCATCAGGTGCGTGTTTTGTCGTCTTATAATCGCGCTCATCGTCGGTGCTGTCGGTGTCGGTGTCGCTATCGCTATCGTCACGGGACTTCTGTTCTACTGCCTCTGCCTCGGCCTTCGCTTCGGCCTCAGGTATTTCGAACGCATAATTGCGCGGCCGAAACATCGCTGGCATCATAAACAACCCAGCAGGAACCGCTAAATCGCGAAAGAGGTCACTGAATTTATCGGGGATGAAATGCGGCTCGCAGCCGTCGTCGTCGCCGCCCTCGCCGCTACCGCCAGTCTGTGCGCCAGCGCCGACAGAGACAAACAACGGCATCTTATGCTGATAAAGCAAATTATTCACACGGTACCCACCCCCTATCATATTTCCTTCTTTATCCTGATGAAACACCAAATGCTCTGCCGGATTGAAAAATTGACTGATTTTTGATGACATTGTTATTCAAATACTTATATCACTGCTACTGACATAAGTATGTATTATTATTTCGCGTGTTCTCCGCCGGTTCCGCGCCGGTTCACGCCGGTTCTTCCGTATTCTCGTCGTCATCGCCCGCGGCACCCCCCTTCTTATTATAAACCCGCTTAATCTCCGTAGTTGTCTTCGTCTCGCGGTTTTTCTTAATATACGCCATAATCTGCTCTACCTGCTTTCCGTTGGTTATCAATTCGGTGAGACATTTCTCGATATATGTGAGCGTAATTGGTGCGGTATGTTTCGCAGTGACGAACTTCAGTTTACCGTCGGAGATATTTACGGTCGCTTTTTCGAGCTGCTTTTCTTCCACAATCTCAATAATCTCGTCATGGATAATCGACTTCTCGGTGCGAATATCCTTCACAGTATCGCTGGTTTCCTTAATATGATTATCTAACTCTACCCAGCGTTTAATTTTGCTCTTAAGCGTGAGTGGGGTTGCGTAGGTGGCAGTAAGAATAGAGGTTGGGTTCATAACGAATACGTGAAACGGATGGATTATACTATAATAATAGAAACAGTTGCGTTTATATTATTATACGAAGCGGAGCCGAGCCGAGCGGAGCCGAGCGGATTTACCTGCGACGGCTAGATCTATTCCTACGAGAGAATTTGCGGGAATTAAAAGAACGGGCGAAAGATTTGCCAGACCGGCGAGACTGAAGTGCCTTCTGACCGATATACAGACCTAAAGGAACCAGCGCCGTCTCGACGGCGGCCATCAGACCTGGAACCATACCGCCAGTCTGGTTCTGGTTCTGGTTCTGGCTTTCGCTCTGGTTCTGGCGACCGCTCCTGCGACCGCGACGACCACCACGACGACCACCGACGAGAGGCGACATATTCAACGCGGATTTGGGTTCAGCGGCCTCTGCGGCAGCAGCAGCACCGGCAACAGCACCGGCGACAGCACCTCCAACCATCGCGTTTTGAAGCGGCGCAGAAGGAGCAGAAGAAGCGCCCGATTGAGGTGCTGCTCCGGAAGCACTACCACCGGTTTGGGCGTTGTTGTTACCCTGTTGCATCGATTGCCCTAAAAGTTTCTGGGCGATTTCACCGGCCTGCTTTAAAGTTGCTTCGGATATTTGGGGGGCTCCATCATTGCCTCCCTTCTGGTTGCGGCGACTACTGCGCCCGCGCTTATGGTGTTTACTAGAACGAGAAGGCATTATTACGTTATATATTAAACAATGAAAAAAACATTTTGTATGTGGTATTGTTATAATATTTTATGGTAAATATACATATACGACCCCACAATGAAGATATCCCCCCTCTTTCTCCTACTCGGCCTCGGCCTTATTGTATTACCGGAAACGATAATACACGTTCCAATTTTCCCATTTGGACGCGCGGATGCGGCGATTGTGCCACTCAATAAGGCATACAATCATACCTACACTGACGCCGACGCCCAGCACAACCAATCCGCCGTAGGGGGGCGGTACCCCCACCTTGAGTGCGCCGCCTGCGAATATCTAGCCAACGGACTCAACCAAACCGTCCTACATAATCCTAAAGTAATCGCCTTCATTACCACCGATATTGAAAAGGTGTGTTCAGTATTACCAGAAAGCGTCCAGGCGATGTGTAATAACGCAGCACAGTCTGTCGCACCGATGCTTCTAGACCACCTAGGCGATTTTATTGTCACCGAAGGATGCGAGGATTTAGGAGTTTGTCATTCATCGATTATAGCGTAATTCATAACCGAATAATATATTGCCTCATAATACTAATTTAACGACCGGGTTACATTCGTATACATTCGCCTAAATATGGAAGTATATCACCCCAACGATACATTTCAATTCAACCACCTACATTTATCACCGCCAAACAATATCCCCGGTGGGTCGTATTTAACAAAATATGCGTATTATGAAAGTAAAAAACCGCTATATATTCAGACACCGAAAACGCTGTCAAAGCAAGGTATCGTTGTGGCAGGTAAGAAGGCGCATATCGACCTATTATTTACGGGGGAAAACGAACACGACGCCGAGTTCATCGAATGGATCGCGGATTTAGAGAAACGGTCGGTGGTTCTACTTTACGAGAAACGGCATCTGTGGTTCACGCAAGATCTCGATAAAAGCGATATTGAAAACTCGTTTACGTCGCCGATACGCGCATTTAAGACGGGGAATTATCTCGTGCGGGTCAATTTAGAATTAAACCGGATACAGACACACCTCCAGCCATTTTTATGTAAAGTGTTCGATGAGAACCGTGCGATAGTGCCGGTCGATTATGTAAACGCACACCATAACATCATCTCCATCATTGAATTCCAGGGGATTAAATTCACATCAAGGAGCTTTCAGATGGAGCTGATATTACGGCAAGTATTGGTGATTCCTGAATTGCCGTTATTTGAAACGTGTGTTATTCATACGAATACGACCAGTAGTAGTAACATCGCAGAACCTTTAGGAAAAGACGCCGAAATCCAACAATCACGTCCGATGGATAATAATGACAATGGAACGACAATATCTGCGAAAGATCTCATTGAAACCTTGGATAAATCTCTCGGAACCCCCGAATCCAATCAAACATCGATTCCATCGGAATCCGAAGTATACGCATCGCCAGCATCTAGCGCATTAAAGCATTTTGAATGTACCGAAGTAGATATTGATTTTAAAAATATACCCGATGTCATTGATACCGAAGAACCGGCGTTTGACGTTCCACCCCTCGCGGGAACATCCGATGCGACTACCACTGCCGCCGCCGCGACCTCCACGGCCGCGACATCCGCGACATCCACGGCCGCGAAATGGAAACAAAACAAAAATAGCGTAACCTTAAAAAAACACAAGGATGTCATATACGAAATGTATAAGGTCGCAAAACGAAAGGCACAAGAAGCCAAAAAGGCCGCAATACGCGCTTATCTGGAAGCCAAGGAAATTAAGGCGTCTTATTTATTGGACGATTTAGATGATTTTGATTCGGGGTCCGATGAAGACTAATACAGTATTTATTTTATCATTTATTTTATATACAATTAAATTATAATAATGAGTTTCTTGTCTGATTTAGAGAAAACCTTTCGTACCAATCAAATCCTTGTGTTTTTGGGTGCGATTGTTCTAGTATATGCTATCTATACTTACTCCGACCAAAAGTTCGTGTTCCCGGCGAATACTATGGTGAGTGACGCTAACAACCGTCAGATTGCTAGTGGTCATCAGGCCGCACCCGTCGCACCCGTCGCGACCGGCGCATCCGGCGCAAATGGCTTTTCTGCGGTTGATGCGATGACCGGCCAGGGTGGTGCTCCTCCCGCCGGCGCGACCAATATGCCCGTCGCCAATCCGTCTGACCTTCTTCCCCGTGACACAAATAACCAGTGGGGCAGTTTGAATCCCGCGGGCAGCGGTGACCTCTCCGGTCAGAACCTCCTTTCCGCAACGTTCTTGACCGGAATCGATACCATCGGCAACACGATGAAGAACGCCAACCTCCAGCTTCGTTCCGAGCCTCCTAACCCCCAGTTGAATGTCGGACCTTGGAATCAAAGCACCTTTGCTCCCGACCTGATGCGCACTCCTCTGGAGTTGGGTTGTGGGTCACAGTAAAGTGCGAGCGCCCGCACACCGGCGTCGCGCTCGCCCGCGAACGGCGATTAGGAGCGACAGAGGAGCGACAGAGGAGCGACAGATGAGCTATTAGGAGCGACAGACATTTCATTACACACGTATCAAGAAGATTATACGTGTATAATATAAATACGACGGAATAAGAGTGTTGGATAGTCAGACGCTATGGCAACCATTCTCTCGACCATCTTCGCACTATTCCTCTTTCTTACGCTGTCCGTCATCACTATCAAATTCCTAATCGTCCCATCTCTCGTGAATTACCAGTACGGTCTTCTGAATAGCCCGGATTTCACCATCGGCGAGAGTCATATCCAGGGTATCGGTATTTTCACCAAGCGTCCGCGTGCCAAGGGCGAACGATTATTCGTCGCAGTCGATACAAACGAGAAAGTCACTCCTATCGGGAGCAAGATAATTCACTGTCCATCGATAAAGACGATTTCGGCGACCGGCCGTGTAGCACCCGCAAACACCATCCTGCCGAATACCTATCTCTCGCCGCATGCGGATAAAACCACCGGCGAATGGTGGATTATGGCCGCGCGCGATTTGAACATCGGCGAGGAACTAACCGCGGATTATAACTACACGCCAGACTTCATAAGTAAACCCGACCCGGATTGGAAATGTGAATTATAGAAAATAATACAGTATACTGTATTATGTATTCGGTATTTTGTATTCTCGGGTTATCTTATATCATAATATCATATACAATTCAAATACTTATAATGCCTACCCAACAATCTCTCGGACTCTGTCGTTACAAGGATATATTTGGTCGGCCTGGTGAAGGTGCGCATGCCTACCGGATATTTGATATTGCGGTTGTTGATGTCGTTGCGACCGTCATCGCCGCGTTTCTGGTCGCGCGCATATTCGGCGTCGCATTCTGGAAATCTCTCGTCGGGTTGTTTCTCGTCGGGATACTATCGCACCGCGCGTTCTGTGTGCGGACGACGGTGGATAAGTGGGTGTTTCCGAATGTACGATACAAATCGCAGGGTTTTTATGATTAAATAAAAACACATTAGATTTGTATCATAAAAGAGTTGTTCGATGTTATTATTTAATGCGCACGACGAGAACGGGTGCGCGCGCGGTGCTGACGACGAGTACCGCGTTTTTTTGCGGAGCGAGTAGTACCGCGACGGCGAAGACTCGATTTTCGGGAGGAGGCTGAACGACGACGGCGACCACCGACGATTCTGCCATGCTGCTGCTGCTGCTGCTGCGGCGGCTCTTCTCCAGGCGGCAATTGAATCCGATCGATGTGCCCGACATCATCGGTAGCTGCTACTTTTTCCGCATTGGTTGCGTTGTTATCATTTTGTATTGCGGTGGCATACGCCTCTGCGGCTTGTATCCACGGCTGCTGGGCTGCGTATAACCTTCTTATTATTGCGTTGCTTTGATTTTCGTCACCCATTGCGTTTTCTATATCATTTTCTGGCAGACGTTCCGCCGCATGATATGCGCTTTCAGCAGCAGCACGCGCTTCTAGTAATTGTTGTAGTTGCGCCATATTATACACCTAAACAAAAAAACTTATTCTCTCGTTATATAAATACCCAACAAAATAATTTATACACCCACGATGTTCAAAACCAGTGTTTTCGGATATATCATCATTATTTTTATTCTCGCAATATGCCTGAAAATCTACCTTGATTCCGATGCGTTCCAGCTGAAATGTATCGTTTCGAAGGTCGATGGCAATAAATACTGCGTCCGTGAACGCGCTAAACTGGAGCTCGCCGCCGACCTTCTCGCCACCGTGACCCAGAAAATGAAGCAGGTCGTGAAACATATGGAAGCGACTTACCCCGACCGCGATAACGTGAAACGTTTAGTCAAAAACTTCCGCCCCGAAAAAGTAAGCGAGACGCTCCCAACCAGCGAATACACCGCGTATAGTGAGAACAAGGGCGAGAAACTCGCGTTTTGCGTAAATACAACCAAAAAGGGGAATAAACTCATCGACGAAAACACACTCACATTCGTCGCACTTCACGAGTTGAGTCATATTATGACGGAAAGCGTCGGACATAAGGACGAATTCTGGAATAATTTCCGGTTTCTCATCGACGAGGCCCAGAAAATCAAGGTGTATAAACCGGAAGACTATAAACTCAAACCGAAAGAGTATTGCGGGATGACGATTAATGATAACCCGCATTTTGATAACTAGTGCGTCCGGCCGCACACCGCCGTGCATCATGCGCAATAACGACACAGAATTGTGTAAATATTGCGCCACAATCTTACTCTAATCGGTGGTTCGCGGCCGGACGCGCGCAACAGTTATTGCGCATTATGCACGGCGGTGTGCGGCCGGACGCACTCTAATCGGTGGTTCGCGGCCGGACGCGCGCAACATTATTGCGCATTATGCACGGCGGTGTGCGGCCGGACGCACCGGGCACGTAAGAATAACGTATCCGGCAATCTTCGCTCCTGTATCCCCCGAATATCCGTCGTCCGTGTTATACTCGATACAATATCCCGGTCCACATCCGTGATTTCATACAAGACGTTTGTGGCTGGTGACCGGACATTGAAAAACGACACATACGGGGGGACGGAGTCAGCGTCTGTCCAGCACCAAATCGCGCGGTTCATCGGGTTGTTCTGAAGCGCCTCCCATTCTTCGATACTTTCGTATTGATACATCAAGGGAAACGCCGTATCGTGTTCGTATGTTTCATCCACGAATGTGATATAAATCTCGTTAATCGGGAACGACTCTGGCGACGCGATCACCTGTTCGTAGATGGACGCGCCACCAATAAACCAGATCACGTCGTAATTCTTGGCGTGCTCGTGGATGTCCGAGAGATTTTTGATAAATGTCGCGCCTGTCGGGGCTGTGTCGTGTAACGCCGACACCACGAAATTGTCGCGGAATTTCAACGGTCGCACTGAAGCAGGGATACTCTCCCATGTCTTACGCCCCATCACCACCGCGCTATTATAAGGAAACACAGTCGACGACGTCATTTCCGCGAAAAACCGCATATCACGTGCGAGTTTAGGCCACGGTAGTTGGCCTTCAAATCCAATACCGCCACCGCGACAAACCGCGACAATCATTTTGAATTCGGTCACACGAGTCATTTTGATTCGACACTATTGTATAATATACATCAAATCTGTTTATTATACATTCATTCATTACATGAATACCGCATAAATGATATAATATTATATTCATATAATAGACAGTCATGGAAAGGACGATCCCAATTTATAAGATCTGTCATATACGGTCGCCTACTGGAATAAAAGAACGACCGCCGGGCGGTGACAGTGGCGGCGGTGGCGGTGACAGTGGCGGCGGTGGCGGCAGTGAGGCGGCGGCGGCGGCGTCATCCACGGAATACAACATCCTATACGTATTTTACGGGAACGTCGAGTTTCTCACCGATGAAGGCGGTGTCGTAAATATCAACGATTTATTCATCCAAGAGCGCGAAAACCCATTCTTCAAAACAATATTTAGTGATTACGAGCTCCAGTCGATTCTCCATAACGAAATCAAGGTCGTCTTCCTCCCCGAGAGAATCTACCCCGACGACTCCATCGAGACCATTAAAAAGAAGTTCCTGTATCTCACGCGTGAGAAGGTCGGGCTTTCTTACCCAGAGTTATATTTATTCTGTAAGCAAGCCCGACACATCACAAGCCAGATATGCTATGACCAAGTCACATCCAACGGAAAACTGGAAATAACGCCGGTGCGAATCCAGAATTTCCTCCTGAATATCGACAACCATCCGAGAGAATCCGTGAATTACGGCGGTGGCGGTGACGACGGCGGCGGCAGCGGCGCAGAATTGGCCGATTTCACGAAACTAGGCGCACCATCCGGCGGCAGCGGCAGCACCGAAGGGAATTATAGTTATACGAATATATTGAATCTGAAACTGGAAGGGAAACCCCGTTTTATAAATGTAGTATTGGGTCAAGAATTAAGCACGGTATCCGAGGGGTATCCATACGCGATAAACCCATTCGACGCGATATACATCGACCCCTTTTTAGAGGCCCACGCCGGTGAAATCATCAACACTACGAATAAAACGGTGCTTATTGACCACGGTGTATTTTTACACAATACCATCTATCTCGTCACGGCGGAAGACGCACTACAGTACGCGAAATCTCTCGAAGACCCGCAAAGGTTGGAAGAATTGGGGATTACTGTCCCGGCGTCTGCGTCTGCCGCCGCCGCCATACCAGGAGGGACTGTCGCCGCCGCCGGCCGTCGTCTCATCACCGAGAACTATATGGTCCAGTTATATTTCCCATATTTAGCAGTGTATCGCGACGATACGCGCCGAACATCTCTCGAATTAGGCTCCGCCGAAGCGTCCGGAGAAGTCGATCTCTCGACAATCCATTCCCATAATACATTATTACTCCACCGATTGAAGCTCGTCGACGCGGACCGAAAGATACTCAACGAGAGATTTATGCGCCAGACAGCGAATATCAAGTTATTATACGATATTTACGAGAAGCGCACCCGCGATCATGCGTATACGGATAACGGCATCCGCGGTGTCGAGTTTCATATCCACCAGAACGCGAAATACAATCTCTCGTTAGACGCGATATTCAAGCTTATCCACTGCTCCGAATACATCCCCTTTATTAAATACAACCCGGGCAAGAAAATGGATAACATCTACAAGCTATTTATTTCCGGTGTCAGTAAAAGCGGGCGTAAAATCCCCTATCTACCGAAAGGCGATATATTCCGTCTTATTAAAACAACCGCGCGTAAAAAGGGGGTCGCGATACTCATCCAGTATACCTATTCGAACCCGGCGATACCCGACCATAAAGCCACGCATTTACCCGTCCCGATTATCTGCGAGTTTGACACGGATGGGTCGGTCTACGTGAAACTGTTCGTGAAATATTCCTTCACCACGGAAGAAATGGAGGATATCATTAAAGCCACTGTGAATCCGGTCATGCGGGTTGTAAAAGAATACGTCGAACAGAGCGGGTTTCAAATGGAGTTATTTACAAAATTCACCCACGATAATATCGATCTCATCAATGTAGAATATTTCGCCCAGTTACCGATTACACGTAATATTGAAATCAAATCGATGATTAAGTGTATTTCCAGTGCGTTCAATGAAATCGAAGGGTCGCTGAGGAAGGGGATTGTTCTCCGATACAAGCGTGTCAGCAACTATAACGATATGACGAGCCAGGAAGCGTATATCATCGAAATGTTGAATAAGAGACACACCGACCGAGAGATTATCGACGGACTCCGGGACAATTATATGATGTCGGAAGAAGATGCGCGGATGAAAATAGCGACGCTTCTATCGTCGATACAGACGCAACAAATGTCACGTTATCGCGGCGGAAGTATCCGCATCAAGAACAACCCTGGTTTCCTGACAAAAATCACGAAAGGACAGTTCAATAATATTATCACAATCGAGGTTTCCAATATCAACAATATCCTCTTCCTGCCCGCATTACATATTTATCTTGATTCGATTATTCGTGTATATCAGGACCCAAATACAACCGATATTCCTTATGAACAAATAAGCCAGTTATGCCAAGCCGAGACGACGGTGGCAGCGGCGGCAGCGGCGGCGGCGGACACATCTGTACCGCCTGGAGGAAAGAAATCCAAAGGGGCGGCGGGTGTGACGACGGGTGTGGCGCCGGCTGCGACTGGTGGCGACGGCGATTTCATCGATGATGCGCGCCCGGAAGCCGTATTACACGACGTAAATCCATCCGATAAAGAAGAATCAATCGAAACGATGAGTGAAATCATATCATCGAAAAAACCTATTTCGGAAAGTGTAACATCAACAATCATCGGGGAGAAATTAGTATTTGGATTCGAGGCCGAGGAAGCGGGTAGCGGTGGCGGTGCTGCGGGTGGTGGCGAAGGCGAAGGAATCGATTTGTTTGCGTTATTACAGGACGACGACGAAGACGAAGGCGAAGACGAAGGCGAACAATTCGGTGGAGCGGGTGGATCCGCGAAAGCACGTCCTTCCGGTGCGGCGGGTGCGGCGGGTGCGGCAACCGCGGCCGCTGTCGACGAGAGTTTATCCGACATCACCGGTCTAGAATTAGCCAATCCAAATCCTTTTTCCAAACGCATCCAAGAACGCGACCCGATTATCCACCTGAATGAAGATGTCGGCAAATTCAACGCATATTCACGAAGTTGCCCGTGGAATGTCCGCCGCCAACCGGTTATTTTAACCAGCGAAGAAAAGGCGCGAATTGACCGCGAACATCCGAATTCATATTCGCAAAGTATAACATACGGGTCAGACCAGAGCAAGCAGTATCATTATATATGTCCGAGATATTGGAGCTTAAAGCATAATACCAGTTTGACAGAAGAAGAGGTCCAATCGGGGAAATATGGGAAGGTTATTCCCCAGAAGGCGAAGAAGGTGCCCGCCGGCGCAAGTATATTTGAATTTACGGATGATAAATACCACGTTGACGAAAAGGGAAATTACAAACAACATTATCCTGGGTTCCTGAAAAAGGACGCACACCCGAAAGGATTGTGTGTGCCATGTTGTTTCGGACAATGGGACAAACCGTCGCAAACCGCACGCAGGCAAGAATGTGAGATGAAGCAACATGAAGAAATCCGTATAAAGGACGCGCCAGCGGGGGCGGCGGCGGCGGCGGCGGGGGAAGAAGAAGAAGAAGAACCGCGTATATCGACGACGGGTCCGTCCGCGTCGGCGTCGGCTCCCCCCGAAATCGCCAAAATCACCGAAATGAAAGATGACCGGATTTTAAGTTCAGATAAATTCCCGCTTGATAATAATCGTTGGGGATATTTACCGGTTCCAATCCAGAAGTTTTTATTCTCTGATAGTCGTAATTGCCAGGTAAGTCTGAAAAATACCGCCATCAAAAAAGATACACCGTGTCTCTTACGCCGCGGTGTTGAAACAAACGACAAACAATCATTTTTATCGGTAGTCGCTTATTATTATAAAGAAAGTATCGGCACTACCAAAACAACCGCACAGACACAGACACAGGCCAACGCGCAGGCACAGGTATCAGGCGGTCCACATAAAGGCATTGGTGAAATCATATCAGGGGCGTCGCAAGCAGTCGCCGGAGGCGGATTGTCATTAAAAGAGATGATTTCGAAATCAATCACTGAAAATATCAATCGACAATCCGCACAAATAAGAAGCGGCGCAGGCGGAGGCGCATCAGCTGGACCGGCGTCTCGTGTGACCGCCACCGCCGCCACCGCCGCCACCGCCAATCCACCCGAAGAAGAAGAAGGGTATCATTCTGAAGATGAAACGCCGGTAGCAATGACACCCCGGGCGTATGCGGCCGCCGCCGTCGCCACCCCCGTAGCACCAGCCACAGTCACCAGCGACACCGTCCCCACCATCCGCGACATGCGGCGAATCATTATCGAATCTCTCGACATTGACCGTTTCATAACCTTACAGAACGGCACACTCGTGGATGTATTTTTCAATAAAATGCGCGAACTGCGCGAATCCGATACGGTGAAATACCAGAGCGCGCAGATATACCGGCAGTTCACCCCGGAATTGTTCCGTAGAATATGTAACGCGTATGAGGGTTTCATCAGTTATTTGGACGATGACCACGTAGTCATCGACCATACGTATTTGTGGGATATTATATCGCAGCCCAACGACCGATTATTCAAGAACGGGAACAACCTGATTTTATTACATATACCAGATGATGATATCACCAATAACGTCCAGGTGATTTGCCCGACGAATGCGTATTCCGGCGAGGTATTCGACGCCAACCGAAAAACGATTATCGTCATGAAACGCGACAAGTATTATGAGCCGATTTATTTATTTGAAAGTAAGTCGAACGGTAAATTCAATGTCCTTGGGCGATTCGCCATCAAAAGCAAGACGATTATGCCAAAGATAAAGCACGCTATCGAGAATATCCGCGACATTTATTTCACATACTGCCGTCTTCACGCGAGTCAGCCGCGACAGTATAAATACGCAATGAATAAGCCGGCGAAACAGGTCGCCAAGTTGCTCACAGACGCAGGGTTTACCATCAAGTCGCAAGTTGTCAATTATAACGGCAAGGTCATCGGACTCGATATTTCGATAGCAACGACGAAACTCAGACAGACGAAGACCGTTGTTCCGACCACGCGGAAAATATTCACGGGTTTTATACCGACGGCGGTGTCTGCGCCGTTGATACACACGTCGGGCGCTGCGGCGGCGGCAGGTACGCCCGCATACGAATACAGCGTCGTAATGATGGACAATGATGATTTATGGCGTAACAGCTACCGCGAAACGGTCGAATTCTTACATATGGTCGCCGACAATGTGAAAAAAATGACGAAACAGACCATCAATTGCCGTCCAAAAGTGAAAGTCGTAGAAGACGGGCTCGTCGTCGGTATCATCACCGAAACAAACCAGTTTATCCAAGTGAATGTGGATGTCGACCCGACGCAGAACCAGGAGGATGATTTGCCGACGATAACCGAAGGAAACCACCTGAAGGCGGATAAAGACATCGCGACGGCGACGGATGACGCACGCGACAAATCCCGCGAGAGATATGTGCGTAATATACGCCTGGAAACGAACTTTTATAACGTCTTCCGGAATACCGCGCGAAATATATTGAACCGCCCCGAGAACCGCGCCGTCAAAGACGAAGTCGAGAAAATCATCGCATCGACGTTTACGATTTATACGCACAAGCTCTCGCAAATCATCGCGCTGATGAAACGCATCACAGTGAAACACGTGGCATTTATACGGTACAGTAAAGAGACGCTGAAATTGGTGGGCGAAGTGAGCGGATGTATATCCGGTGACCACGAGACGTGCGGCAATAAAAGCTATTGCCTGAAAGAGGCGGGCGGATTGTGTAAATTACTGCTTCCCAAACGCAACCTGATGTATCCCGATATCGACAATGAAATCGCGTATTTCGGCAAATTATCCGACGAAATGATACGTTATGAGCGCGTGAAACTGTTTATGTTTGAGCCCGCGAAATATCTCACATTCCAGGAAATCAAATACAATCTAAACGATGATGAAATCATTTTATTGGAATCTCTCATCACGCAAGAATATTTCGATAATTTGGACCCGGTGGATGCGAACCCTTATGCGTTACAAACCTCGTTCTATACGGTGAATCCGAATGCGACTACGGGTGTTTTAATACAGAGATATGATAACACGTATCGGAAATCGTATGTCGACGGCGCACTGGAAAGCGAACGCGAACGCGAACGCGAACGCCCAGGACCAGAAGCGGCCGGGCCAGACCCCCTTCAAGAATCAGGCGTCGAGAGATTTAAAGTAAATGAAATAACCCACGTACTCGGATTCTGTAATGAAGTATCCAAACGTAAAGTCACTGAAAAAATGCGACAACTCTTCTTTCCAGCAGGACAGACCTACGAAATCCTTTTTTCCAATCAAAGCGAAGAATGTTCGTTCGACGTGATTCTCACGATTTTGAGGGCTGTCGCCCAGACCGCGTCGAAATGCCCGAGTGGGCATACATGTAACCGGATGAAACAGGTAGAGCGACGTAGCAGCGCATCGGCGGCGGCGGCCGGTCCCGTTCCCGGTCCCGTTCCCGGTCCCGGTCCTGAATCCGATATATGTCAGAAATGTCGTACCACAATCGGCAAAGACCAAACCGAGTTCGGTTGTCGTCAGTGTAATTATTTTGTATGCGACAATTGTCAGCATCAACATGTCGACCAACTCGGCGGTATGACTATCGCCAAAATAAAAGAGATTTTAGTATCAGAATACGGCAAGCTCTCGCGCACACCGACGTTTGACAAGAAAATAACGCGCATCTTAAACGGGTATGGTATGAAACGATATGCGGAGCTCATTACTGCGGGTCGTGCGACATTATCGCAAATTATCCAAAGCCAGAACTATTTTTTGACAAATGTGGATATTTGGATTTTAGCGTTATATTTCAAAATCCCGGTCGCGTTTGTTTCCCAATCCCTACTCATCGAAAACGGTCGGAATGTGATGGTATTATATGGGAATGAATCTCTCGAGAGTTATTTCTTTATTCACCAATTTGGGGTCACACAAGATGTAATCTCTCGGTATGGTCTGATTGAAAAGAAACTGGATGACGAAACATCCGTGTTGAAAATCCCGATGGATTATCTGACCGACGGACTTCGTGAATCAATCGCGCGTGAATTAGATGAACCGAAATCTCTCGAACAGTATATATCGGAGTTTAAAATCACCAATGTGAAAACGAAGGGACGAACGCTGGTCCTGCGTGAAACAGACGCGCCGGTGCCCGCCGCAGAAATCGAATAATAATATAATAATCCAAAATAAAATGTGACAATATTATACAAGAAATGTCTACTCCTTCATTGAGCGCAGATATTGTCACATTAAATCGAAGCACTGGTGCGGTTGAACTCGTAGTTACAGATATACCTGTGTCGAACGATGTATTTGACATACCGGTTCCCGCACTGCTCGCACCGCCCGTGCCCGTGCCCGAACCCGAACCCGCGTCGACACAAACCCCTGCTGCGTTTATTCAAAACATTAATAATTCAGCATTCGTCGACGTCATGCGTAACCCCGCGCCTGCGTCTGTAAAATCGCCAACAACTGTATCTACGCGAATCACCGATATATCATCCAGTACCACGACAAACACTCGCGCGCATGCGAACGCCGCCGCCACCGCCACCGCCGCCGCCACCGCCCTGAAACCAATACACGAACAGCGTCATTCATCATCTTCGTCGTATGCGCGGGTAGTTCGTCACAGTAAGCACAAATCAACTACCGTCATGGTTGAGGATGAATACAAGGATACAAGTATCGATTATGATGACGACGACCCAGAGATAAAAAAGACGAAAGCGTCACTATTCAATTTCGTCAAAGATATCGCGTTTAATTTGATATTCACAATTCCATCCCTTCGGACCAAACTCAAACCGATTCTCAACAATCCGGCTTTAGCCATAAATCAAATCGAGAGAATCTTCGATGAATTCAAGGACGAACTCGACCGCGTTCAATTGGAAAGCATCAAGCGCTACGTCTGCGTCGAAGGTGTGCGCGATAAATTGAATTATATACTGGAAGCCGGTTTCAAAAAAATCCTCGCCGACGGTAAAATCGATATCAATGACGCGCCCCAATTCATCCAGCTCGTATATTTTATCATTCATTCATTTAACAACATCAATAATGGCGAGGTGTTTAAATTCGCAGTCTCTCGAGAGCACGTTATGCTTCTCCTCCATTTCATTTTGAAGTCGGTGTTTTGCCTTACGCTAGACGGGGAGGAAGAACAGATGGCGTTCGGGTTGGTGGATACCAGTTTCAAACTCGTGAAAATAGAAGTATGTCCGCTGATTTCAAAACGATGGTATCATAAGTTTAGGGTGTGTCGCGCGAAAAAGGTCATCGAGGATTTGGTGGAATGACGGACGGACGGAATAGGACATAAAGGAAAAATCATATCCTAATATTTAGGGAAAACGGCGCCACCGCCGGCGGCGGACGAATCCGTGGAAAAGGACTTAAAGATATTTTCTCTCAATAGTATGAGAAGGTGGTCCATCCATTTTTTCATCCTGTCCGGATACGCGTGTTTCCGAATTTTGTTACAATTATGATTCAAACCCCCCTTCGTCACAACCTTTTTGACCTAGCGTATAGGTCCGATATGTGATGATTATCATTAATTTATTGAATCATTATTATTGTATTGAAATTTAGGAATATATGTGTGTCGAGACAGATTTTATAATACCGGTGTAGCTCAGCGGCAGAGCGTCTAAAACGTCGTTTGTTACCTATTTTACTACTTCCGCTAGGATGTGGTCCGAACTACGAATGATTATCGCCTTATAAGCGGAAGGTCGTAGGATCGAAACCTACCGCCGGTATTCAACCCCTCCCGGGGTTCTTTAGCCGTTTTGAAGAAATGGCTTGTCGAGCTGGACATAAAACGCAGCTGGTGTTGGGCATATATCAGCGGAAGAATTCTGACAATTTATTCGGAATGTCGTGAGATCGAAACTCACTGTCAACAACATCATTATTTTACCGGTGTGGCGCAGAGGAAGCGCGCGGGGCTCATAACTCCGAGGACACCTGATCGAAACGGGTCACCGGTATTGTCAAGCTGGACGCTATAAACGCAGCACAGAGCGACGCACGTGTCGCATATTTTACCGCCTTAGCTCAGGGGCAGAGCGCCAGGCTCATAACTTGGAGGTCGTCGGATCAAAACCCACAGGCGGTATCACCCAATTCGGGTCTTTCTTCCACTTTACAGAAGTGGAACGTCTACGCATAGACACAATCATTTTAAGCCACTTCCACGGCGGACGTTTTATCGTCCGACACCTACTTTACTGATGACTCATCATCATCGGTCCGATAGTCGGATGGTTATCTTCTTATTCATTACAAGGACGGTGTGGGATCGATACCTACAGGTGGCATTTGTCAAGCTGGACGTAAAACGTAGTAACACACACACGCGACGAAAGTCGTGTATTTTACCGGCATGGCGCAGCGGCAGCGCGCGGGGCTCATAACTCCGAGGTCACTCGATCGAGACGAGTTGCCGGTATTCATTTACCAAAATCATATAAACAGCTATTGTTTATATAATTTAACACACACAAAATGAACGAATCTGGACCGGTCCCGCCAACACGTGTAGAACAAATGAAAGCAGTCCAAGCGGAAGCCCTTGAACTATTTACGCGAAAAAATGCGGATTATGGCGATGCGTTCGCAAAATACGGTGTGATTGGAGTTCTTATGCGGATTGAGGATAAACTCCAGAGATCGATGTCGATTACCAAAAATGGCGTGAATGTAGTGAATGATGAAGGCATACGAGACACACTTATCGATTTACATAATTATGCGGCGATGGCGTTGATGTTGATGGACGAATGAAATGGAATGGAATGGAATGGAAAAAAGGACTTAAAAATAAGTCCGGATAGTTAAGTGGGTATGAGCACATTTATGTGCTAGTATTCCGCACTGGTTACGCTCTTTTAGTTCAGCGGTAGAATTTGGGTCTTATGTGCCCACGGTCACGGGTTCGAACCCCGTAAGGAGCATTTTTTCTTTGTTTTAGAAATTAAAATACTTATTATTATATATAACAATCACTGTATATAATATGCGTTCATCTTCCTCCTCCTCCCGCAATTCCACCGGCGGCGGCGCATCCAGGCGCCGTAAATGCCCCGCTTGTGGTGCCGCTATCGCACCTACCCGTCGTAGCCGTCGTGGTCGCACTCGCAGTCGTGGCAGCCGCCGTGCCATCCAAAGCGGCGGATGAGGCCAGACCATCCCTATCGCGAATTAATTGATTCGCCTAGTATAATATTCTGTGTATATCGTTGTGACGACGCGTTTATAAACCTCGATTATAAAGAGAGCAAACGCGATTCTGATTTGATATACGAGTGTTGTTTACCATATATTTATTATCATTGTAATATAATAAATATTCATTCATTTAGGATGCCGGGTGCGAATGAACCCAAAAATGCGTCTGTAAATAAGAATAAACAGGACAAGGACGCGGCGGCGGCGGCGGCGGCGGCGGCGGACAATAAGAAAAACGATGAGAAGAAAAACGATGAGAAGAAAAATAATGAGAAGAAAAACGATAATAATAAAAATAATGAGAAGAAAAACGATTCTGAAAAGAGTAGTGATGGGCTGGACGAAAAAGGAAACCCACTTCCTGAGGACAATCCGGATGGAGGAGACCCGAAATGTCCGGATGGGTATAAAATCGATTACCAATTTGACCCTATCAATGACCCAATCAATCCACTATTTCGCTGTATTCCTGCGCTAAAAGACCCTACTGATGGAGTTGCTGGCAAATTGCTCGCAATGGCGAACAACACTTCAGGTGGTGTTGAAAATCTAGCTTCAGGAAACATACCGGTTTTTGGTGGAACGAAACGCCGCAGTCGCACTCGCCGACGTACTCGTCATCGTCATCGTCATCGTCGGCGTCGCAGCAGCAGCAGTACTCGCCATCGCCGTCGCCGCTAGATGGGTAATACCATATGCGTCAACCGACGACGCTCGCGCACTTTATTGTATACAATATACCCGGATGACATCGATAATAGCGCAATCTCAATAATACTGCGAACCAGCATCGGCACTTCGGCTTTCGCCACACTATAATAAATCCACATCCCGGAAGAACAAATACTCAACAAACAAAATAGCAACGAAAGACTGTTTGTGCTCTTATTTTTCCACAAGAGGAACATAAAAATAAACCGACCAACGACTGCGAGGGTCGTCGCGGTATAAGGGATGACTTTCATTTCAGTGTCCATTGAGTGTATACTATATAAACGTACTACGTTTATTACGTTTTACGTTTATTACGTTTTACGTTTATTACGTTTTAGCAAACCGAAAGGTAAAATTGAATCATCGCAACCTGTAATCCATAATACATCCACGCCGAAAATGACTATCACGAAACCTGTTTTGAAGTGGGCCGGCGGAAAGACACAGATTCTTGATGAAATCCTCTCGTTCTTTCCTACAGAGATAAAGAACTATCACGAACCATTCTTAGGGGGAGGAAGTGTTCTGCTCGGATTATTATCGTATGTGAAATCGGGGAAAATCAAGATTTCTGGTAGTATCTTTGCGAGCGATTTGAACGCAAATCTCGTCAGTCTGTATCGAAATATTCAGAGTTCGCCACATGAAGTTATCGCTGAAGTAAAGAAATTGGTAGAAGAGTTCAATACAATCAAGGTCACCATTTCAGTCAACCGCAAGCCCAAAACTATCCAAGAAGCGTCAACTTCGCAAGAGTCATACTATTTCTGGATTCGGGCGAGATTCAACGCTTTATCCACCATAGACAGAACGACACCATCCGCATCTGCGATGCTTTTGTTTATGAATAAAACCTGCTTTCGCGGGCTTTATCGTGAAGGACCACGCGGTTTCAATGTTCCCTTCGGAAACTACAAAAACCCGTCGATTTGCGATGAAGATCATATTATAGAGGTATCTCAACTCATCAAAGATGTCGTATTTACAACCAGGAGTTTCACGGATGCGTTGAAAGACACCGTCGAATTCGGCGATTTTGTATACCTTGACCCACCTTATGCGCCGGTGTCCGATACATCATTCGTATCCTATACATCGGACGGTTTCAATCTGGATAGTCACAACGCGCTATTCAAGTTATGTAATACGTTACATGATACCGGAGTGTCCCTTGTTATGAGTAATGCGGATGTGACACTTGTAAAGGATGCGTTTCCACCTCCAACCTATCAAACAAAAATAATATCTTGTAGAAGGGCAATCAACTCAAAGAACCCAGAATCCAAGACGAATGAAGTGATAATTACAAACGCATCATAAAAGCGTTGTTAGAATGTCGGTCGCGCCAATATATTCAATTCGATTTTCCTTGAAGAAGTCGAGAAACCTCTTTTTTTGTGCGCTACATTTTGCGCCAACCAGATTCCCATATTGGTCTCGACACACCTTCTCTGCTCCTCCGATACATAGAATCTTGAGCGGTTTTGAATAAAGGTCCGGAATTTCCGCATACTTGAAAGGACAACCCAGAATCTTCTCACCCGCAGTTCCGCCCGTATGGAACGTTCCGGCTTTCGCTTCCACAATCGCATCATCAACTTCGTAATCTGGTTGATAATGCTCTTTCTTGACTGGTTTAGAAAACTCTTTTCCGAGAAGAAGATAGATTTCCTCACACAGATGTTCTCCAAACTTGTTCGTCCATTGTTTATCCAACTTCAAATCGGGCCGACGAGTTTTCAGCATATCTTGGCCCCATTTATCTTCAAGCACTTTATACTTTGCCTCATCCGACGTCTTGTTCTTCTTTTCAATAGGGGGGAGGAAGGAAAGGTCCCCGAACAACCACATAATCACCTCCTTGTTTCTCAACAGAACAATACGCGCATCCACATTCGTGGCGACACACACGCATACTTTCTCAACGACAGACATCGTACTACTTTACAGATGACGATAATGATAATGATGAATTACCTTTACATCCATTTTCAACATCAATTTTTTATTGCCTAGTTGCGGTCTCCGTCTTCTAGAACCCAATGTCGTAATCATCATCCATCTTACCGAGACGCACCTTCTTCACATTATCCACGCACGACTGTATCGCCAGTTTCGGAATACCGCACTTGTCTGTATCCAACCCGACCGACGCATTCGCCTTGAATGCCTCCTCAATCTCTTCATTCGCATCCACGTGGCGATACTCTATTGGGTCTTGTTTCATCATTTCGTCCATATTCACGAGCACCTGAAACGCACTTGTCCCATAATACCCTTCTTGACCGCACATCACATTGGCGGAGATACCGCGCATCGGGTCCAGCTCCGCGTGGCGCGCAGCCTTCAAGAACATCTCCGGCGTCTCTTCGAACGACGCCTTCGCCAGCGGGCCGATATCGTCACTATTGATTCCGTGTCGGAATATCGATATCATCGATGAAGATACCGTCATACGGTCACATAGGAGAGACACGTGATGATAGTTAATCGGCGAATCATCAAACACTTCCGCGAGTTCATTAAAGATGGCTTGGCGTGCCGCCTCAATCCCGAATACGCGATACACTTCCTGAATATCGTTGCTGACTGTGCGCTTCGAATCGATATAATCCAACCCGAGCATATGAATCAGATTCGTCCCCATGGTATCAAGCACCCAACTGTCCTTCTTTGTATACACGCCCTCCGACTTCACCAGTGTGTTCTTGATTTTACGCACCATCACCTTCTTGATGCCCTTCACACCGCGAAGCACGATATTATTCAACAACTGGTCTTGGAATGATTTAATCATATAGATATGGTCAGATTGGTCCAGTGGGTTCTGTTTGTTGCCGCCTGCGGCACTGCCCGACTTCTTGCTCTGTGCGATATTCTCCATACGCAGGCGGAAGACGAGGTGGTCGTCATTATAATCCGAAAACGCGCACGAGACTTCATTCCCGTAACTGTTTTTGATGGCAAAGTGGATATCATCCATCGTCAGTTTCTTATCCAACATCGCCTCTGCGTCGATTTTGATTCGGATAATCCATTTTGATTTCGAGGCATTGGCCGCCGCCGCCGCCGTCGCCGCCGCCGATCCCGTAGCACCGCCGCCACCCGGAACATCCGGCACACCCGTCGTCGCCACCGACACCGAATCACGCACACATTCTTCAATCAGTTTCTCGAACTCCTGATATTGCGACATCACCGCGCGGTCTTGTTCTACTAGCGTATTCAGATCATCCGGGTCAAAGCACACTTCCACCGTCTCTACCACTTCAGACAATTTCGTATGCTCAATCATCGGGATAAACTCCTGGACGCGTTCCGGCGTGCCTTCATCATCCTCCTTGAAATAAATTGTAATCGACGGATTCTTCGGGTTTTCAGACAGCGACAGGATTTCTTCAATACGCGGCACACCACGCGTGGCGTTAGATTTCGACGCAACACCCGCAGAATGAAACGTGTTCAGCGTGAGCTGTGTAGTCGGTTCACCGATACTTTGCGCCGACACCATTCCCACCATCTCGCCCGGTGCGACAATCGACCGCTTATATTGTAAATTGATGACACTCAACAGGATGGTAAGTGCGCTACGATTGAACCGCTTCACGAGCAGAATCTCCTTCGGTGACAGGTAGTAGTAATACATCACCTTGAAGAGCAGTGTCGGCGGTGCGTAGAAGATATTCTCGAGTTGGCGGAATGCGGCGGAAATCATATCCATCGCCTCGATGGGCGTCAGGTCCACCATCGAATTCTGGTTGATTTGTTGCTGGGCTTGGACGTTATTGATAATATGTGTAAACGATACGGGCATCTGGACGTTCTTGTTATCCAGGCGGTTGAATACTTGCTCGATAATCAGGTCGCGCATTTCAATCATATAGTCGATGAGGTCGTGGATTTTCTTCGTTGTCGTCGCCTTCTCCTTCTTCATCTTCGCGTAGGCCGTCTTCGTGAATGCGGTGATGGAACTCTGCTCGGTCTCGCTGGAATTGTCGAGTGGCATATGAAAGTGGGCGTAGATTTCGTCCAAACTCATCGCGACCAGTGGTAACGATTGATTCTCTACCTTAATCGTGTCGATACCGTCATCACCGTAGGTGAATTGGATGATGCGTTGTTTGCCGTTGCGGACGGTCATATCGTATTCGACTTTGAGGTCTTCCATTCCCTTGATGAGACGACGCTGGATATATCCGGTTTGGGATGTATCACGGACTTGAAGGCCGTTGGCGAGACCGAAGTTCAACGTCGTTGGAATCGTCAAATCATACATCTTGGGGTGGAGTGCGGGGTCCACCATCGTCATTTCAACGATTTCGTCGAGGATTACGTCATTGAGGGTGCGGACCGCGTCGTCACCGTGAGCCACCACGTCGTCGTCATCTACCGACAAACCTAGTAATGATGCGACCATTTTTCCACTTGAACCGCGAATGACAAGAGACGCGGACACTGACTGATGAATTTCGGCGTGAATATTCAGACGTGAACACAGAAATGCGACGTCTTCTGTAAGGCGGACATTACTACCGAAATTCAGTTCAAATCCGGTGGATGTCCTAACCACGCGTGGTTCAATATACGCAGTAAGAAGTCCTCTGATATACTCCTTTCCAGCGACATACGCTTCCTCTGGGATTTGGACATTGACCGCCGCACCTGCGCATTTGCCGCGCATAAATTCCGCTTCCGCGTTGAGATTGTCGCTCCCGCCGCTCCCACCGCTGCTGTAATCACACACATTCTTCGCAACAGGAACGAAGTCACCGACCTTGATTTCTTCCGTGTATTTCTCGCGGAACTGCTGAAGCTCTTCATTCCAAACAAGAAGCGACTTATTCGCGGTGACTGTCACATAACGCCCCGCCTTGGTTTTGATTTTAAACAGCTTCTCGCCCGGGTCGTGACGTGTGACCGCCGTGATTGTCTCCCACGATACATTTCCATCATAATCCATCGTAACAATTTTAATCGGATGCGTCAATTCCAGGTATTCCATATTCTGTTCGGTCATATACTGAATCTTATTCGCAGTGGATTCTACCGCTAGGTGTGCGTCAATCCACTCACCAATCTTAACATATTTGGGGACTTCATTTTCTACGACGATAATCGGCGTTTCCCATGTCACGGATTTGACCGCCGTGTCAATCAACCCAATACGACCACCCATCGCGTGGAAGAACAACTCCTCCGGCGACAATCCCGAAATAAACGAACTTTCGATGAACCCGCGCGCCAGAGGTCCGTCATCGAACTTGTTGAAGTGCGGCAGCGTCCTGCTGTCAAATCCGTAGGAGATACGCTTCCCTTCAATCGCCTGTTGCCCGAGACACGAAATCATCTGCGAGATATTCAAGTCACTACCCTTCGACCCCGAAAGCACGAGCCCGATGAATCGGTTCGACGAGTTCAGACTCTTCGTTCCGATACCACCCGCCTCGCTCGTCGCAGTATTCAGAATATTCGACACCTTTGCCTCAAACTCCGCCTCATTCGACTTCCCCGTCTTGTTCTCGAAAATCCCCAGATGGACCTGGTCAATCAAGTTCTTCACCTCCGTCTTCTTCTTCGTGATGACATCCACGATTTGTGTATTCGTCGCCTTATTCGCAATAAGGTCGCTGATGCCGACACTATACGCATGCGACTTCATATATTCCGTGATAATATTCTGGAGCCCATCGATGAAATCCGCCGCGGCGATATTCCCGAAATCGTTACAGACACGTTGGATGAGGCCGACGCCGCCGCCACCGAGCACGCTCTTGTCGATTTGACCGCGCATCATTCGCCCATTTCGGATTTCAACGACATTGTTCGACGTCGCGTAATCCTCATTGGGGTTCTTCTCACCGAACGCCTTCTTCTTATATTTCAGCGTCAAGGGCGGCAGGATTTGCGAGAGGACGTCGAAATTGCTGACATCCTCGCCGCTCTTGAATAGCGTTTCATTGACGCGGGGGTAGGCCGCGAGCAGGTTCATCGCCTCCCTCGGCGTAAATTTGATATTTTCCCGCGTAAACAAATACGACCCAATCAGCGAGTCCTGGAATACGCCGATAATCGAGTTATTGTTCGCGGGGCTAATAAGTTGGTATGGAACCGCCGCCAGGTGACGCAACTCAATTTCTGATTCGTCGTCCTGTGGCATGTGTAGGTTCATTTCATCTCCCGATGAATATCCTCAAGGTTTCCCAAGAGGCCGGACTGTATCATAGGCGCGCTCTGAATGGCTAGTTCATCATCGCACACCAACACCGGTTCAGTCTCTGAGTGCCCTCCATAGTCTACCAAGCGACCGTAGGAAGTAACACTGCTGATTGCCCAATCCTTTACATTATTACCGTTGGGTTCGTCAATTAAACGAGTTCCTCGCAGATGTTTCCATCCGAAAGTGGTAGTAAAGGCTCTAAGGGGTTTCCAGCAACAAGGTGTTTCGCCCATCAGTTCATATGTTCCATATGAACCAATAGACTAGGAGGTAGCACGCTTTTCACGCCTCCTGTTTTCGACAGAGATGTTTATCGAAATCCGCATTATAAGGTTTCGTACAACCCACGTTCATACGAAACGTATCACCCTGATACATCACACGCGCAATATGACACATCATACTCATCCTGTGAAGTGTTGGCTGACGATTGAAGAGGATGGCGTCGCCGTCCATCATATGACGGTGAACGATGTCGCCATTATTCAGCATAATATTCGCGCGGTCAGCATAACGAAGCGAAATCGATTCGCCCGTCTTCCGCTCCAGGATTTTCGATCCGGGATACTCATCCGGGCCCGCACGCACCAACCGAAGCAGGAATTTCTTGTTCCGGTCATTCACTACCACCGGCTTCGTAATATTCTTCGCGATTTTGAGCGGAATACCGAGCTCACGAATCGAAAGGTTGGGGTCAGGCGTAATCACCGAACGCGCCGAGAAATCCACGCGTTTTCCCATCAAGTTGCCGCGAACACGACCCATCTTCCCGTTCAGGCGTTCCTGGATGGATTTCAGCGGACGACCCGATCTCTGTGCGACAGGTGCGCAACCCGGAATATTGTTATTGACCTGTGTCGCGACATAATATTGAAGCATCATATGCCATCCGTCGATGACATTCGCCGGCGCGCCCTCGTTGATTTTGTCGAGCAGCGTCGTATTCGCCTTGATAATATTCACGATGATGTGGGTGATGTCATCCTCGCTCCGCTGCGACCCGTCCATTTTCACAGAAGGCCGCACGGCGGGGGGCGGGATTGCGAGAACCTGGCAGACCATCCAGTCCGGACGCGAAAACACCGGGCTGAATCCCATAAACTCGACATCCTCATCGCTGATTCTGCGGAAGATTTTGATGACGATTTCGGGTGTCAGTTTCATAGAGAGCGACCCATCCTTATCCGACTCGGCCGCGCTCCCCGCAATCGCCCCCGCCGTCGTCTCTTCGAGCACACCCTTGACGTTGTCCCATTCCGCGTAAATCTTTCCGAGGCCCGCCTTCATTGTAATTCTCTTTGGCTGGAGACAACCGCAGCCCGTCTCGGTATCTTCACCGCAACGCTTAATCTTGCTGGCGATGCGGAATACATGCGCCCATCGTTCATCGGCCGGCATCGCCATCAATTGTTTATTCGCGGATTTGCTGATGCGCAGCGCACTACATTTGATACAAACACAGCGCAGGATTTTCAGCACCGTTCCTAGATATTGGTAGTAGAACACAGGTCTCGCCAGTTTGATGTGCCCGAAGTATCCGGGGCATTTCATATAATCCAGTCCATCCGTCGGGCAAATGACTCCGGGGTCAATCGGACCCATCCTCGGGTCAAATAGACCGCCGATGACTGGCTTGTTGTTCACATACGTTTCACGATTTGTTATTTCCGCAACAGACCCTTTCAGAATCTCCTCCGGCGACATGATACTAAATTGAATGCCGATGATTTTTGAAACATTGGAATTTCGAATATCTCCTGATGATGCCATTGTTATTCAATAAATCGTATGTTGAAACCTTTGTGTTCGGTCTTCTTATATACCTACTATAATATTTAGATTGTTTTCAATTTTGTTTAGAATAAACGTTCGAATATTATACCGACGCGGCCCCGACGCGGCCCCGACGACGCAGCCGAAAAAATTGAAATCGATTTGACTGTCAAGATTGATTGTATCGGTGAACGAAGGAACGAACGACAATGTCTCCATTTATTATCAAGCAGAAGAAGAATATCAAGAGCGGCAAGCGTGGTGGTAGGTCGATTGCGGTCGTACCTACCTACAAGAAGCACCGTGACGACAATCACGACGACGTGCCTGAATTAGAATCCGATGATTCGTCGACGGTGGAGTCGTCATCGTCGTCGTCGAGCGAGCCCGTGACGAAGACCAGGAAAAGAATTACACCTAAAACATTGGTCGCGATGACTATTCGACACGACGACAAAAAGATGAAAAAGGCGGCGGCCAATATGGTTGTCGAAAAAATCGCCGATGTGCTTACTTCATATGTAATTGCGGCGGCAATTGCTGGCGGAAAACATAAGAAAAGGTCTCGTCGCGAGGACGAAGACAGCGAGGACGAGGACATCGAGGACGAGGAGACCGCCAGCGACGACAGCGCCAGCGAAGACAGCGAAGCGAACGACGAAGACGAAGACGAAGGCGACGAGGACGAAGGCGACGAAGACGACGACGAGGACAGCGACGAAGACGAGGACAGCGACGAGGAAAGCGACGAGGAAAGCGACGAGGAAAGCGACGAGGACAGCGACGAAAGCTACGACGACGACGATGACGACGACGACGATGACGACGACGACGACGACACCTACAGCAGTGAAGGTGACGATGAACGTGCTCAAAATCGCCACAAGAAGCAGCAAAAAGAGATGGAACTGCGTTGCGAGAAGAACAAGGCGACACTCGCGGAAATCAAGGCGACTATCCAGTCACTCGCAACGACAATGGCGGCCGACGCGACTCTTGCGTCCAACAAGTTCATGAAGAAGCAGCTCGAAGAAATGAAACAAAAACAGCGCGATATCGAGTACCGTCTTCGCGCCGATGAAAAGAAGCGCGACAAGTTGAACGTCAAGGAGTTCAAAACACTTCTGCGAAAGAAGAATTCTACAAACGACCTCCGCTATTTCCGCCGCCATATGACACCCGCCGAGCAGCAAAAGGTGATTCAGGACCTCAAGCAAATCCACGCAGTCAGCATCATTCAAAAACCGTACCGACTTTCCCTTCTGGAGACCGACATTCCTATCGGATTCAAGGCAATCGCGATGCGTAAAATCAACTCGCTGCGTCACATGGAGCCCGGATGCGGTGAGTATTACAAGGTCAAGAACTGGGTCGACACTTTCATGAAAATCCCCTTCAACAAGACGAGGAACCTCCCCCTCACGATTGAAGACGGGCTGGCGCGTTGTAGCGAGTTCATGGAAGCGTCAAAAACCACACTCGACAGTGCGGTCTACGGCCTCAACGACGCGAAGCTCCAGATTATGCAGATGGTCGGGCAATGGATTTCCAATCCTGGCGCAATGGGAAGCGCCATCGCAATTCAAGGTCCAATGGGAACGGGTAAGACGTCGCTTGTGAAGGAGGGTATCAGCAAAATCCTCGGACGCGATTTCGCGTTCATCGCGCTTGGTGGTGCGACGGACAGCAGCTTTCTCGAAGGACACTCTTACACGTACGAGGGAAGCACCTGGGGCAAAATCGTCGAGATTATCATCCAGTGCGGTTCGATGAACCCCGTCATCTACTTCGATGAACTCGATAAAATCAGCGAAACGGCCAAGGGCGAGGAAATCGTCGGTATCCTGACACACCTTACCGACACCAGCCAAAACTCGCAGTTCCATGACCGCTACTTCGCGGAAATCGACTTTGACTTGAGCAAGTGCCTGTTCATCTTCAGCTACAATGACGAAAGCAAGGTGAACCCGATTCTGCTGGACAGGATGTATCGAATCAACACATCGGGATACAACAAGAAGGACAAGACGCAAATCGCACAGAAGTATCTGATTCCCAATATCTGCGCGCAAGTCGGATTTCGTGAAGGCGATATCGTCATCCCCGACTCGGTCATCGAACACATCGTGGAGAATTACACGGAGAAGGAGGAAGGTGTCCGCAATCTGAAGCGGTGCTTGGAGGTCGTGTATCGCAAACTGAACTTGTATCGTCTCATCAAGCCGGACACCCCGCTGTTTGAGAAGGATATGTCGCTGAAGGTGTCGTTCCCGTTTGCGGTGACAAATGAAGTCGTGGATAAGCTGGTGAAGCAGGTGAATGATGGTAAGAGGATGAATTTGAATTTGTATCTGTGAAGTGAATGAAATGAACGGAACCGAGCGAGCGGTGAGGAACGAACCGTGAAGCGAGCGAATCGGTGAAGCGTGTGTATGGAATGAAATGGAATGAACGAGCGAAGCCGGTGAAATGGCGAATAAACGGTGAGGAACGAACCGTGAAGCGAGCGAATCGGTGAAGCGTGTGTGAGTGAAACGAACCGGGAATGAAATGGAATGAACGAGCGAAGCCGGTGAGTGAAGTGAATGAAATGAACGGAACCGAGCGAGCGGTGAGGAACGAACCGTGAAGCGAGCGAATCGGTGAGTGAAACGAACCGGGAATGAAATGGAATGAACGAGCGAAGCCGGTGAAATAAACGGAAGAATATAAAGAATTTTTTATTACTATTATAAGTCCGCCATTGAATGTCAAATCCCCCCCTTTCCGTATATTTCCATAATTTTTGGAACGGTTTTATCGAAAAGACCGATGCGATAGATACAACCTTTTTTATGAAACTCCTTGAAAAAACATATGAAACACCGATTCATATCAGCAGAGTACCAGACACCGCCGATATTCTCGTCGAATCTATATTCGGACACAATTCATATTTACACTATAAGAAATGGAACACAACGATATTATATACAGGTGAAACCAATTATCATAATGTTACGGATATAGATAAATATGACTGTGTTCTTGGGTTTGAAGAAACCGGTGGAAAGTTTGTGAAATGTCCGCTCTACATTCTGTTTTTGGTTTCAAATCCCGCAATAATAAGCCAGCTCACAGATTCGCACACGCGCAGCAGTTCAGGATACATCCAGGCACCGGCACCGGTACCCCCAAACACCGCATCGGTTATTCTTTCAAATGTACACGGCGACGAACGACTTGCGTTTATGAGTCATCTCGAGAAGAAAATGCCAGTAAAATATGGCGGGAAATATAAAAACAATATCGGACGTATTGTTTCTGGGCATTGTAATTCTCCGGCCATGACAGATTTTTATAGAGGGGGAAAATTCGCGATAACGATGGAGAATGGCGACCGGCCTTATTATATAACGGAAAAAATCGTGAACGGGTTTCGGTCGGGGGTGATTCCCATTTACTGGGGGACCTCGAAAATCGGCGAGTATTTCAATCCGCGTCGATTTCTGCGATTGAAAAGCGCGTCGCAGGAGGATATGGATGAACTCACGAACGTGATGATGAAGATGACAAACCAGGAGTATCTTGATATAATTCGCGAACCGATATTGGTACGACCCATTGATGACGTGTGTGAAGAAATATTGGCGTCTGTAAAAAAAGTATTGGTCTCCTAGGCCCCCGCGGCAGGCAGGCCAGGCCGGCCGTATTTATTCCCAACACATGTCGTCGTCGGCGTCGTCGAATTCATCCATCAGTTGAATGGCGACAGCTGCGGCGCGCCCATCCGCTATATTGAATCCTTCATTCCAGAGCATCTGCTGCGGTTCGGGTTCGGGTTCGGGTTCGTTCTCAGGACCGAACGCGCGGCAGGCATATATTTTGCCGACCGCGTCCTCAAGCGCGACTTGGAGGGCCACGATGAATTGGCGCATCTCCGCCAAAAGACGATTGACCTGTTCAAGAATGTTGCGGGCGATGGTGCGATGGTGTTGCTTGGCGTTGGCGTCCATATTCATCAAGTCGACCGCGAATGATACGGGTTTGGGTTCGAGTTCCGACATTGTATTGCTCTGGAATGACGCCTGGATTGCATTTGCGATGCGGCGAAAGTGTTTGTGTGCGGTTTTTCTTTGTTGTTTGTTTGTCACCAGCATTTTGCGTAGTTTTTCAAGAGTGGCCAATGTCACATTCACATTGGTTTCGGAGGTGCGGATTTCATCAGATTCACGCGCCAGTTTGCGAATGAACTCGCGGTGGGTGGATCCGTAGCCAGTCAAGTGAATGTCGTTATCAAACCGAGTTTTCATTGCGTCAGTCATCGCGACGTATTCTTGGATGGTCTTTTTCAATTCGTTGGCTCCATTGACGGTCGTCTTCGGGGTCTTGGTATTGGTATTGGTATTGGTCATGGTCGTAGTCTTGGTCATTAAGTCGTCTTGTTGATGTGGAACACTATATTTCACATCAATCAATAAAATCATTTCAATTTTCTCCGGCTCGCGTCAGACACCCGCGTCACATGTACGATTGCCGCCGCGGGTATTCAGGTAGTTGATTTGTTCGGGGGTCATACAAACACAACCGGTGCTTGTAGAATAAGGCGACGGGCAGCATTCCGGCTTGCTCTTATTCTTGGCGAACATAACCAATTCGCCATTTTTCAACGGTTCATCGGCGGTATAGGCTGCGCCAGCATTATTGAGGGTACCATAACCGAACTCGGACGCATACGTATTGGCCTTTGTGACCCACATTCCCGCAACGTCGCTATTCTGGACCTCATTTACATCCGACCCCAATGTCGTCATGCCTTCTTTCGTGCCAGTGGTAATAACCCCCTGACGAGGTTGCGCGCCGCTGCCGCCAGTGATACCGCTGAAAGCGTTATTGAGTACTGTACTCATGTCGCCAATATTCATAAAACCAACTTTTTTCTCCGAAGAGGAGGAGGTATCATTCACGGATTGAACCAAAGCGGGAGTCGTCTTGGCACTTACTTTAATAATATCATTTTTAGCGCGTTCTACCGATTGGTTAGAACCAGGCGCACCCGCATCCGCATCCGATGTTTTTAGGTTGGTGTTCCCTTCCGTCACGACTTCCGCGGGACATGTCGAATTACCAGTAAGCATATCGAAGATAGGATACCTACAACAACCACATAACAAATTGGCCCCAATAAATAATGCTATAATACCGAGAATAGCGAGTTTATAATACATCACCGAGACAATATGCTTATAATAAAGAAATAGATAATTAAATCGGCGTCGATTATCGTCGATTCGCGTCGATTCGCGTCGATTCTATTTCCTAAATTACGGTGAAGGTATACTGCTCGTCCTTTGTCGCGTAATTTGACGAGAAACAATACCAAGCATAATAAGTGGAATTGCGATAGTTAAGAAAACCGCAATGGCGGCGATTGCGAGCGCCCAACCAACGAACGGAATATACCAAAGTACAATAATAACGATAATCATTATCACCAATATAATGATAACGAGTTCATAGATTGAACCGATGAGAGAATAAAACGACCATAATATACCAATCATCGTCAATAGAAATGTTGCTAAAATACCTTTTATTTTTTGGAAAAAATCCACCATTTTAATCAACATATTTTGGACGGGAATGATAACATTTTGAATACGGTAAAACACCGTGATGAATATACTTTTAAGCGCATCACGCATCCGGTTAAACAACAGACGAAATCTCTCGATTACCCCCAAAATATTCTTGAAAATATTCATAACAACATTGAAAATCACATACACCATACTCATCGGGCGCTCGAAAACACCCTTCGTAGTTTGCGCACTACATTCCATGAAGTTTTGTTTCGTATATTCAAGTGGGCTCACCCCCTCCGGCGCGTTAATCCACCCGGCGAATGGCATAACATCTGGACGACATTTGTATTCAGGCCAGTCGCGTTTCACATCAAGTAATTTGTTTTGAATCTGAAAATAGGTGATACACACCATAAACAGAAAAATGACGAAACATACTTTCACAATATCGATTCCATATCGTCCAGAAAAGGTCTTGTCGCCGTATAAGTAATTTAATTTCTCAAGAATCGGTTTTTGTTTGATTTTTTCTAATTTTTCGTCAAGTTCACCGGTTCCTTGCTTTGCGTAATCTGATAAAGATGATAATAATGATTTTCCCGTGGTTTCATAACCTTTACTCACTATCTTATTGCCAACTTTGTTTGAAATAATTCCTAAATCTGTGAAATAATTATATGAAGTCGATATAATCCAGTTTAATATCTCACTCATAATTTATCATATAAAGATATATTTTACACATATTGTTATTTCAATACGATTACTGACGTGTAAAATATCTAGAAAAAGGACACATTCTTGTTGATTTGCCCGGGAAGGCCGTGGCCGAATAGAATCATATAAATGAGAACAAATGCGGCGATGACAAGAGACCGGTCTTCGGCGACGGCTTGAGGCTGGTTGAGGACAAACCGCATCATTAAAAAGATCGCGATACCAATCATCGCGGAATGCGCGAGCATCATTAAACCACGTTCGTTTGCCATGTCTACTATGATTTTGTTATAAATAGTATGAAGATAATAAGTCGCGCGTGACTACCGGCCAAGAGCCCGGACCATTTGTCCGAATACACCGCCCCACATGCTCTGCATCGTGTATAGACTGCCCTGCATGATGAACATAAGTGTCGCGAAAATGGCGACTAATTTATTAATCATATCGCGCATTGCGATAATAATCTTTTGAAACCCGATTAATATATTTGAGAAAACACCGAAGATATTTTTGACGAGACCTATAATTTTGTCACGAAGACCTCCGATGAACCCGCGGATACTCTCGGTATCTTTGACGATTTTACCGGCGACGGACCCTACGAGTGAAATGACGTGGTTGAGCGGCATCATCAGATAATCCATATAACTGCTTTGGGTAGTCTGGATACATTGCATAAAATTATCACCAACATCGTGTCCGAATAAACCCGCAAAGGGCATCACTGCTGGACTACACCGATATAGAGGCCAATTATCTTTCACTTTCTTCATCCCGATTGCTAGTACGTTCGCAATATATAATCCTAAAAATACGACAATAATTAAGATTGTAAATGTAATATCTGTTGATTTCATTTGCGTGTGCCAATGACGATTAGCGTCTTCAGTAATATAACTATTCAGTTATATATCACGCATATAATATCTATGAGAATACTTTTCGCATAACCTTCTTTATATTATAGGCAATCATAGACGTAAGCGACTGGTCGTGTCGCGGTTTGCGTGATTGACTGCTACCGCGGTGGTAATACGTGCGGCGTTTACTAAATCTAACTTTGCGCCGTCTTCCTCCCGTTTGGGCTGCTGCGTATGCATCATTTTTACCATTTGACATTGCCTGGTTGTGTATGGCGGTAAAAGAAGCATTTTGCGCTCCGGCGCAGTTGGGACCACTAGAGCATGTAGAACCGACTTGGGGGATTGGGATTGCGGCGGCGCCGGCGCCGCTACCGCTGTCACTGCCACCCGTCTGGTATTTACGACCTTTGTATGTTCGAATAAAAGACTTGGGTTTCCAATCGCGCTTATTCTTGGAATATCGCGCACTGCGGCTGCGGCGGCGGCGACTACCACCTCCAGACAGTGAATTCACCGCATTCAGTTGGCTTTGGCCGGCTTTCACGTTATCCATCGTTGCTTGCGGCGTCGCAATATTGGCCGGCACCTGAATACCGGCTGCGGCATATTCCGGCTCCTTTGGTGCTTGTTGAATTTGTAATGGAGGTGTCATTGCGTATGTATATAGTATACATATAAATTACCGCGGGGTTCGCGTTCGCGTTCGCGTTTGTTTCATTTGGAAATAATCTATACATATTACAACACCCCGTAATGAACCCCGATGAGAAAGAACAACTCCAAAAAATGATTGCGGCGAATGATACTGAGGACCATACCAAGATTCTACGCGAAATCAAACACAGTACCCAAATCTACAACGACGTTTCTACGATGATTAAATTAAAACGCGATTACGCCCGTTTAGCAAAATCAAACCCGAAACAATTCGACGCGATGTGTGTATCTCGTTGCGCATTTCTTTTCAAATATTATACTGACATTTACAATCGTCTAAAGACAGGTGAAATCGACCTAAACCTTCTATTCAAAATGATAAACATTCTCCGAGAGATTGAGGACGGGAAACTGGATCAGCACGAAGGTTCATTTGAAGTCGGGAAGATCCTGAAGAAGATTTATGTGGATAGCGCACTAAAGAGGTCCGAGAATTTGGACGCAGAACATGCGGCGAAGGAGAAACGTGCGGCCGCAACGAAATCGGCGAAGTCGTCATCGCGACCGGCGATTCCAGAGAAAAAGTTGACCTGGGCGGAATTCAAGGCCCGAGAGGCCGCCGCCACCGCCACGCTGCCGCCGTCTACTTCTCCGGCTGACGCTTCGGATTCATAACTACAATTTGCCCGTTCAAGTATGTCGCAAATGAAACCCACGCCACATACGGGATGAGTAAATACGTCGCAAGGCGTGAAACATTATAAAATTCCCAGATATTTAGCGTGATAAACACGAGCATTCCAACAATCACGATGAAACTCAAATCAGGTCGCTGTTGTTTGAAGAAAATCGGCGACCACGATAGATTTAGGACCCACGCCACACAGTAATAGATGAAACCGATGGAACGGACAGACCCGCCATTTTTCAGGAAAATAATACCTGATGCGATAATCATCACGTATAATATCGCCCATACACTCGAAATCACCCATCCGGGAGGGGTCAGGGATGATTTCTTGAGGGATTTATACCATTCGGAATTACCGTTGTTCATTGTAATATACTTATGTTGGCATTATAATAATATGTGGCTTGTGGTATAAACAAGTATAAAATTGATTGCGTATTTTGTATATAATTATACACCATACGATTTATCGATGCCTCCTAAATTCAAAATCAGTCGGGGTGGTCGTGGCGGCAGCGCTCGCGGTGGATTCGGCGGTCGTGGCGGTGCCTTTCGACCTCCATATAAAGACAGTAACAAGACATCGTCCACCGCCGCCGCCGCCGCCGCCGCTACCGGCGCGGCTCACTCCCGCTCCACCAGTCGTTCGCTCGTCATCGTCGAATCCCCCGCCAAGTGCCAGAAAATCGAGTCCTACCTCGGTAAAGATAAGTATATGTGTCTCGCCAGTTTCGGGCATATCCGAGAGATTGAAGACGGTCTAAAATCGATTGATATCGACCACGAATTCAAGACCAAGTTCGCCGTGATGTCGTCCAAGCAGGGCCAGGTCGCGAAACTCCGCGCGGCGATTGCCAACGCAACGGAGGTCATTCTCGCCACGGACGATGATCGTGAAGGCGAGGCTATCGCCTGGCATTTGTGTCAAGTATTCAATCTCTCGGTAGAGACAACCAAAAGGATTATATTCCATGAAATAACAGAACCCGCCATCAAAGCAGCCGTCGCGGCGCCACGAACGATTGATATGTCGCTGGTTCATGCGCAGCAGGCGCGTCAAATCCTGGATCTCATTGTAGGTTATAAAATATCCCCCGTATTATGGACGTATGTCGCACATACAAATCTCTCGGCGGGTCGTTGCCAGACTCCCGCATTGCGTTTAATCTACGACAACTATAAGGATATCGAGGGCGCGGGCGGCGCAACGATGGTGTATTCGGTATCTGGAATCTTCACTAAACTTAATCTTACATTCCATCTCTCGAGAGATTTAGAATCAACTGAAACACTCGAGAGATTTATACAGGAAACCGCCGTAGCACCAGACACAGCGTTCCGTGCGAAGGTAGGTGCTTCGAAGAAGGTGACGAAGGCACCGCCGCGCCCCTATTCTACAAGCACGCTTCAGCAGGCCGCAAGCAACGATCTCCATCTCTCACCGAAGGATACCATGTTCGCCGCCCAGAAGTTATATGAAGGAGGATACATTACGTATATGAGAACAGACAGTAAGGTATATTCCGCGGAATTCGTGACGAAGGCGTGTGGGTATATTCGTGGGCGGTGGGGCGGTGCGGGCGCAGGGGACGACCTTATTGGAAATATTGGTAGCGTAACCGGCGGGACCGCCGGCGCATCCGGCGGCGGGACTGAAGCAGCCCACGAAGCAATCCGGCCTACGGATATCTCTCGAACATTACTTCCCCAATCTTGTCATCCGAGAGAACACCGGCTGTATTCTATTATCCTTCGTAATACATTAGAAAGTCTTATGGCGCCAGCGGTTTGTCAAACCATTACAATGGCGATTCCTTCGCCTGTTGTTCCGGTCGAGGGCACGGGCCCTGACGCCGCCGCCGCGGAATACAGGCACACCGCAGAACAAGTCATCAAACCCGGTTGGAAATTGGTTGCGGGGTATGAATCGGATGCCGCTGAATATACATATTTCGCGTCGTTGGCGGCATCGACCACCGCACAGCCGATGCCTTATAAGAAAATCATGACAAAATGCTCCATGCGAAACACGAAATCGCATCATACCGAATCAGGTCTTGTCCAGCTCCTGGAAAAAATGGGGATTGGTCGCCCGTCTACCTTTTCAAGTCTCATCGATAAAATCCAGGAACGCGGATATGTGAAACTCCAGGATGTCCGCGGGAAATCTCTCGAATGTATTGAATATACTATTACGGACGCCGCCGCCGCCGGCGGTAGAAAGATAGAATCAAAAACAGAAGTTCGAGAGATTGGCGGTGAGTCACGCAAACTCGTTATTCAACCTCTAGGTATTATCGTCGTCGAGTTCCTCCTAGAACACTTCGCGCCTCTCTTCGAATATGAATTCACGAAGAATATGGAGACTCAATTGGATGAAATCGCAACAGATGGGATGGTATGGCATGAGCTTTGTTATAAATGCTGGTTCGATGTGACCGCGCAATTACAAGAACTGAAAGAGCGAGGGGTCGTAAAGGAGGAAATCAAAATCGACGACCATCATTCGTATATCCTGAGTAAAAATGGGCCGGTCATTCGGTGTCGGGTAGCGGATGCCGACGACGCGGACGCGGGTGACGACGACGACGACGACGACGAAGCGGACGCGGACGTGGACAACGACGACAGTGTGTCGCTATCGATACACGCCCCGACCAAAGAAAAGAAACCGAAATTCATATTTAAACCCGTCCGCCAGGACCTAGACTACGCCAAGATATTGCGTGGTGAATATTCTCTCGCGTATATGATTGGCGAAGAGAATGCGGCGGGGGAAGCGACGACTGTCGCGGCGGCGGCGGAGGCGGGCACATGCGGCGGCGGCGGCGGCGGCAGCAGCGGCGGTGGACGAGTTCTAGGCCAGCATCAAGGTCAAGATATTGTGATTAAGAGCGGGAAATACGGCGCATATGTTGCCTGGGGAGGCCAGAATATATCATTGCGGCCCTTATTGGGAATCTCGTCATCGAAGGCAGGCAAATATGCGCGAAAAGAGACAAAACAAACAAAATCGGAGTTTGATTTGACATTACAAGAAGTCGTTGCGTTTATCAATAGCTCACGGGGGGGTCCGGCGCCTGAATCGGAATGCGACGGAGGAGGAGAAAGCGCCGCGGCGGTCACGTCGACGACAGGAATCATACGAATGATTGACGAACATACATCCATACGTAATGGGCGATTCGGACCGTATATATTCTATAAAACGGTGAAAATGTCGAAACCGGAATTTATTCCATTGAAAGGGTTCGCGCAATTACACGGAAACTATGCGACATGCGATATTTCCCTATTAAAAGAGTGGGTGGCGGGAGCCCGTAAAAAATAAATTATTATCGCTATATATCAGTAGACTAAACCAATAAATCAATAATGGATAATTTCGCTAGTCCAGAAGACCTGGTCCCCGCATTCAAGATTTTTTCAATGTTGATTATCATTACGATTGTCATCAAAATGATATTCCAGTATAGTTATAAAGAAAATGTTGCGCCTTCATTTAGCGATATGGACAGTGTAACCGATATATCATCGGTGAAAGATGAACTCAAAAACAGAGACTCGAGTGATTTGAAAAAGAAGGTCACTGTTTACTTCAAATCCTATATTTTCTATTATTTAACACTTCTTTGGACGTTTTGCCTTATTGTTATTATTCTATCGGTGACACTCAATAAATACAATCCAGACCGACCCGGATGTATGATGCGTATGAGTCTATTAAATATTGTTCCACTGACATTATTTACGGGTATAATTATATGGATTATTTATCAGAATACCGTTTATTTTAATAAGATAAATTCGGGGCATGTTGCGGAAAGTTATATCACATTCGACATCGCAGTAAACATTCTACTTCTCGTCCAGGCAGGCATCATATACGCGTATATCAATCAACAAATGTTATGTTCGACGCAAATCTCACAATACAGTGAAGCACTCGGTAAATACGGGCCTTATATCGCAGGGTTTGTTGCGATTATTTCAATCGTATGTATGGTGTTGAATGAGATTATTCTGCGGTTTTTTACAACGGATGGGTAAGGCTCATTCGCCGGCTCATTCGCCGACTCACCGGCTCATTCGCCGACTCACCGGCTCATTCGCCGACTCATCGGCTCACCGGCTCACCGGCTCATTCGCCGGCTCACCGGCTCATTCGCTAGCTCATTCGCTAGATACATTTATACGTCAGCCCATACTCATTCTCCGTTTCATTCTCCCAAACACCCGATATTTTAATAATAAAATGGTAAAATTGCGGCTTGTCGGTTATATATAAATCCTGTTTCCATACACTAATTACACCATCGCGTAATTGTTGTATGATATCGCATCTACGCGTCGCAGACGCTGCCGAGGCCGCCGCAGACGCCGCCGAGGCCGCATGTGTCCGATTCCATTTCTGTAATATATCCGCCTCGATTTTTTCAAATATGTCGATTACCATTTTATTATGCGGATGCGCGGTGTCAAAATGGCAGTTGTAGATGTTATTATTGAAGTTTTTCTCGGTGGTTCGGACATTCAATTCAAACTGGATGTATATTCCGTTCATAATAAAGTCGCTGGTCGAGTATGTAATCCGATTAAATGTGCTATTTGGAATATGAGTATTCGCTTTTTTGTCTGTGAAATAGACGAGTTGGGTATTAAATTCACCGGGGGATATAACTACATTCATGACGCGCGTGCGTGTTCGGTTATGTAATGTCCATAAATTCGATTTAAGTATGTTGTTGAATCGGTTTTATTATTCTAGGTGTATATAATATATACCCCGCGCGCATTCCATGAAGGCATATCCTATAACGAATTATACACGGAAAATGGCGAAAAAGATAGGTGTCGTTGTAAAACAATCCACGAACCCAGACAAGAAAATCGACGTGTATCGAAAATCGCGTAAAATCGCGAGTGTTGGTGCGCGTGGAATGAACGATTTCCCAACCTATATTCGCACCCGAGGACTCACCTATGCGAAGACGCGGCGGCGTCTCTATAAAATGCGGCACGAGAAAGACCGGCATATTAAATGGTCGAACGGGTGGTTGGCGGATAAGTTGCTGTGGTAAGCGCCGTCGTCCCGCCCGCGGCCGGGTTTCCGTCCAACTTAGCCGGGTTTCCGTCCAACTTAGCCGGGTTTCCGTCCAACTTAGCCGGAAACATATATAAACCCGAAACGCGAATACTTATTACTGATTCCATGAAGTTCTTCGAAAGCCACTATGACGAATATGTCCGTGAAGTAGAACGATTATCGCTTCAACCCAGTGTTAAAAAAATAATGTCATCGTTCCCAACAGATATCACCGAATTACCCAATATTATTTTTTATGGACCGAGCGGTGTCGGAAAATACAGCCACGCGTTATATATGATATCCAAATACAGCCCGTCGCGAATGAAATACGAAAAACGGATGGCCGTTTCTTACAACAAGGACACATTTTTTATCAAAATCAGCGACGTCCATTTCGAGGTAGATATGGCGTTGCTCGGCTGTAATTCAAAGCATATTTGGAACGAAATATATAACCAAATCAACGATATTGTCAGTTCGCGAAGCAGTACCACCGCGTTCATTATGTGTAAAAACTTCCAGAAAATCCACAGCGAGTTATTGGAAACATTCTATAGTTATATGCACAACGACAACGAGTTCATCTCTTTGAAATTCATTATTGTCACGGATCATGTCAGTTTCATCCCGGATAATGTCATTCAACGATGTAAGATGATTCCATTCAAGCGACCGACGATGAATGCGTATAACAAATGCCTGTTTGGTGAAACCTCCTCCGCCGACGCATACCAGGTGATTAAGAAAACCCCGATTCGTATCACCAGTAAATTCGATCTCGATAAAATAACGAATATTAAGGCATTGAAGGCCAACATAAGTGAACTCATTGTTCCGCATGAGAATATATGTAACAGTCTTATCGATATTATTCTCTCGCCGTCATCGCATTTGAAATTCGACGCGTTGAGAGATATTCTATATGACCTTCTAATCTACGATATCAACATCCAGGAATGCGTTTGGTTTATTATTGAAAAACTGATAAAAACCGGCGCTTTACAACCGGAATATATGGATGACATCATGATTAAGATGTTCGTGTTTTTTCAGTATTTCAATAATAATTACCGCCCGATATATCATTTAGAGAATTTCATACTAGTATTAATATGTAAGATACACGGATTCAAACATCAATGTATCCCGACACAATCGTCGCAGCATTAAAAACGCTTGGATTTACCGCCACGGACGGCGGCGGCGGCGCACCGAAATCTCTCAAAGAGTTGAATAAAAGATATCATTTGCTTGCGTTGCGGCATCATCCAGATAAGGTCGGTGGCAGCAGCAGCGACAATGACGCAATATTCAAAGAAATCAATGAAGCACACAAACGGGTGAAGGAGTATTTTTATTCTGACGACGGCGCGGACGGCAGCGCGGATGGTACCGGTGGCGGCGGTAGTTATGACAGTATTTTTCAGTTATTTATCAAAACAATACTCGTGAAGATGGCCGGCGGCAACGGCGGCGGCGGCGGCGGAGGCAACGCAGACGCAATACACACCATCATCCAGTCGATTTTAAGTAAAGGCATCCAATCATCCGTGATGCTATTTCGGAAGATGGATAAGTCATCGTGTATGACAATCTACACGATTCTCTCGGAAAACCAAGAATTGTTTTCAATCTCTCGAGAGATTATGGACGAACTCACATCCATCCTTGAAGAGAAGACCCGCGATGACATCGTGATACGTCTTAACCCATCATTGTTGGATATGTTATTGGACCGCGTATATATCCTGAACGAATGTGGACAAACGTATTATATTCCGCTCTGGCATAGCGAGCTTCATTTTAAGCAGCCTGACGCGAACCCGAACCCGAACCCGAACGGCGAAATCATCGTTTTATGCGAACCTGAACTCCCCGACCACGTTACCATCGATGAACATAATAATATCTATATATCTCTCGACGTGAATATATACGACCTGTTTCGCGACCAAGTCGTCCCCGTATACATCACCGACGAAATCAAGACACACGGATTCGTTTATTATTTACATGCGGGTGATGTCACATGTCAATCGGGGGGACGTCAGTGCGTTTTATTGCGTGGCGGCGGCGGCGGCATTGCGGTGTGTCGTCATAATCAGAAGTCCGCGTCGACGGCGACGGCGACGGCACCCGGCGTAAACGATATGTATAAGGTAACCGACCGCGCAAATGTATACGCCGTCGTAAAACTAATCTCATGATTAAATTGATATCAAATTATATATTATACACAACCACAGCGTATAATATACAAATGTCCGTTCCCCCCTTCTCGCCGTTATCACGACGCATCACCGAAACATTAACAAAAGACGAAAAGAAAAACGGCGGGATATTCTTCACACCGCCATCATGTATTCAACGGATAATGACGCTCCTACGGGGTGTATCGTTATCGACACACACCCCACAGTCATTCACGTCCATTCTTGAGCCGTCGTGTGGTTCGGGTGAGTTCCTTTCGGCGTTAATGCGCGAGTATCCTAGCGCGAATATTACCGGTATAGAGTTTCATCCTCTTATTTACAAGGAGGTTTCGAAGCATTTCGCGGGAGGCAAGGTCCAAATCCAACATGGCGATTTCTTGAAATATCGCAGTCCAGCGACCGGCGCCCCCGACCTCATCATTGGCAACCCGCCCTATTTCGTGATGAAGAAAGAAGACGTCGACGCTGATTATTATCCGTTCTTTGACGGACGCCCGAATATATTCATCCTGTTTATTATCAAATCCGCGCAGCTTTTGAGCGCTGGCGGGGTTCTCTGCTTTGTTCTGCCGTTCAATTTCATGAACTCGCAGTATTATGACAAGACGCGCAAATATATCGTGCGTCATTTCGCGATACTTCATATGGTCAGATGCGATGGCGACGACGACGAGGGCGGATACCTGGATACACAACAGGGGACATTTATACTCATTCTGCGGAAATATGGCGCCGGAGTATTCGAGAAATCCGGCGTTCATTCACTGGCCTGTGCCAGTGGCGCCGGAGTATTCGAGAAATCCGGCGCGAGTATATTTACCGACAACCTCCCCCGATTAACATCATTATACACTGGGTCAACGTCATTACACGACCTCGGATTCAACGTCAGTATTGGAACCGTCGTTTGGAACCAGTGTAAAAGTATCCTCACAAATGATGCCACGAAAACCCGTCTAGTCTATAATTCGAATATTGAAACCGGGAAGTTTGAACATATAACCTATAAAAATGGGGAAAAAAAAGCGTTTATTGATAAACCGGGAATACGCACACCGATGATTGTCGTGAACCGTGGGTACGGTGTCGGCAAATACAAGTTCAATTATTGTCTTCTCACACCAGATACGATGTCGTCGTCCGCAGGGTACCTAATCGAAAATCATTTGATTTGTATTACGCACAATGATACTGGTACTGGCGCCACAGACGCACCGTCACTCGCCGCATTTCATCGCGTGATGAAATCATTCAAGGACCCGCGCACCCAGGAGTTCATTTCGTGTTATTGCGGGAATAGCGCCATTAGTTCCACCGAGTTACATTTGATGTTGCCGATCTATGGGTCATAAACGACCTTATGAAATCTGAAATGCTGGAAACGCGATTCCATTGCCGTTCTTCCACCGGAGGAGTACACGGACTTTTTTTCCGGATTGTGTCACGCAGTCGTAGCGTGATTTCCCTGGATTTGGAACACATGACACAATCGTGTAATCTGCTGGGTCGACGCGTTGAAGTTTTATCGTCGGGCCGGCGGTGGCGGCGGTGGCGGCGGTGGCAGGCTGGAACAACATATACCGTTTTTCTTCTTGTGAATTGATGAGATACTCCGACAGCTTGGATGTATTCAGTTGGTGTCCAGCGATAAATGTGCCGATACTTTCCTTTGATATTTTTTTACATAAGTTGTGGCAAGCGATATCTTCGGCGGCTTTTGTGAACCGGCTGCTTTTCGCGCTACCTGCGTAATACTTCGCCTGTATCTCTTTGACGCACGCCGGCGCATCATTGTGAATTTGTTTGAGCCACTCTGCGCGGTCGGGCGCGACACATCCCGTCGCCGCGGCAATCTGTGTCATATACTTGTCGTAGAAGTATTCTTCGTATGACCCCGACAAGTACTGACTCGGTTTCATCGGGGAAACGAATTGCGGTGCGTCAGACACCTTCGCGGCGTTGAATTTGAACTCAACGTTGAATGTTCTTGTGCTTGTAATCCCAGTTGTCGCGTCACAGTAGGTGAACACAACAGAGAAGTCGTAGTGATTGCCTCGCCCTCCTTTGTGGTTACATTCGACACGCGAATAATCTTTGCTGCCGAAGCATTCAGCAAGAAACCCATCAACGGCGGATTTGAGCGCACGCCATTGTTCCGTGAGATAATAGGTCTCAGGCACCTTATTGTTGATGATTGCGCCGATAATCGCTTCGCGCATCGTATTGTTGTCGTGATTTTGGCCCCGGTCGGCCGCTGCGTGGTGTGTGAATACATCAGAACTTACCTCTGATATAGTCTGCTTTTCGTATGTGAACGTCACCGCCGTAGTCGTCGTCGTCATTGTTGTACAATCCATTGTGTAATCTACAATACATTTATTTCTATATTAGTATTTCAATTTTATTACACAGAAGTAAAAAAAATGAAATCACCTATTTTTTGCGTGTCAGCGCGGGGGGTCAACAAATGCGAAGAGCAGCGAGCATACCTGTTTTTATATCCGTGGATATACTTGAACTATTATATCCTAGTAGTCAGACCATCGGACTAGACCTTATTTAGGCCTTACGGACAATCTTCTTCTTGGATGCGGCATCACCTCCCGCGGCGGCAGCAGCCGCGACTGGAGCAGCAGGCTTGGGCGCAACTGAAGCTACACGCACAGGCGCAGCAGAAGGAGTCTCGTCTTCGTCTTCATCCTCAATGACCGCCGAAACATTGTCATGGTCCGCATCACCATCACCGTCGCCGTCGACATCGGTCTGAATCACTTGTGCGACAATCTTCGTCTTCTCCTCTTCATCCAACTTGATGTGGCACTTGCCCTTCAGTGTCATCTTGGGCTTCACGATTGCCTGAAACAACTTCCAGGTAACGCCAAACTTACCATTGGCGAACCAGATTCCACCGCATTGAATCGACACAGCGATGTGACTGCCCTTCGCAATCAGGTCTTTGGGAGAGAGCGCAGGATTCGATGCGTCAGGGAAGACCGGCATCATATCGACATCATACAACTCCAACTCCTTCCACTGGCCGTCCCAGAAGGGCAGCTTCACCTTCAGTGTAGGCGCACGTGTCATATCCGCCTCAAGAGTCTCCTTGTTCTTGGGATACTTGAGGACAGGGGTCCAGAGCGCATCCACCGCATCCGCGGTCATCTTGGGCTTGCTGAACCATTCCTTGGAATTCACGATTGCGTCTTCCTTGATTTTCTTTTCGAATGCGGCCATGTTGGTGATAAACTTCTTCGTAGCGGGAGTCTCGAAACCTTCATTGGGAAACTGGAGTGCGAGGTCGTAACTTACCTTGCCGGTCTTGTCATCGGTGAACTCTTGGACGCCCCACGTGAGCATCAGAGGCGACGACAAATTCAGAACAGTGCTGGTCTTCGAATTGATGATTCCGACGCTGCGACCGCCGACGGAATTCACCTTGGGTTTAGTATACTTCATATCGGTGAGGGGATTGAAGGAAGCGCCGGAGATAACCATATCAGAAGCCATTGTAGAACGAGTAGACGAGTGTAACGAGTAGAACGTATAGACGGTCGATGTTATATGTATTCTATGTGAATGTTTAAATCAATTTTTTATGATGGACTGGGATTCAAATGCTAATACAGCGATTCGCTCTAGCATTTCTTATTATCGAATATCTTCATGACTTGTTTCACCAACAAATCGAACTCCTCGCGCTGGGACACGGACAATGTATACGTGTATTTTATCTTCTCCAAAATACTCTGAATACGCACACGTTCCTTCTCGATATCGACCGCCTTTTGTGCCTGGATCTTATATTCGTTCGCGAGGATAGACAACTGCTTCAGCTGGTTGGTGTAATCGACGTTCTCTTTCTGAATCAGCGCACTGTATTTATTGTAGTGTTTGATGAACTCGGTGGCGACATAACCGCTGATATTACGCGTATTAAAATGAATACCGGACAAGAGACGGACCATTTCATCCTTGTACTCATCCTTGACAAGTTTGGTGTCGACGATTGTCTTCACCTTCTGAATATGGTCGGCCAACTCACCGAGAGATGTGAGAAACGATGGCCGGATAGAATCGAGCAAATGTAAATAACCCGTGTCCGCAATCAGCTTCTTATAATGAGTTTGGATTGTCTGATTAAGAAGCGTGGTTTGGTCGTATAACTTCTTCATATTCAACTGAACTGTTTCCAATTTGGTCTTCTCTGATTGAAGGGTTACGCTAACTCCGTTGTAATTATTGCGGTTTTCGGTCTCAATGCGAGTCTGTTCGTCGCTGGTTTCCTTCATTAATTTCAGAAGTTTCTCTTGAAACACGGTCAGCTTCGCGTTGGTTTTCTCGCTGGTCTTAATGATTTCATCGACGACGGATTTGGGCGTGGCGACGACGACGGCCTTGGGCGTAGGCGCAGGAGTCGGTGCGGGCGTGGGCACTGGAGCCACGGGGAAATATCTACAATAAACCCGGTCATGATTATTGTTATCACTCGTCCAGAGCCATTCAGCGTCACCAGGAATATTCGGGCGCGCACCACCACCAACAGAACGCCAAATATTGTTGTCTTGGTTGCGTCCATAACTTACCGGCTTGGACCACGCAGAATCATCGAATGTATTTTTAGTCCATCCGTTTGATTCTTTGGTAGAACACCTCCATTCCGATGGCTTCGTCACTTTACCACCAAAAACACCAATAAAAGCAGCAGGGCCACCCTTATCAACACCGTCTATTGCGATGACATCACCGTCCTTTACAACGGGGGTGAAATGATACGTAGTCGTCCAGCTGGTTCCACGACCGACCTTCTCGCCATTGACATACATATCGAACTCGTTGTCGCACGTAAAGTAAATGGGCAGTGTACGCGTAGGAGCAGGAGCGGGAGCGACAACGATAGCCTTTGGAGCCGGAGCTGTAACCTTTAAAGCAACAACTGGCGCAATCGCGACACTGTGTGTCGGTGCGGGCGTAGGCTTGGGCGCGGCGACCTTTATCACTAGCGCGGGTGCGGGCTTCGGTGCGGGTGCGGGCTTCGGTGTCGGCGCAGGTGTAGCCTTGGGTGTCGGCTTGGGCGTAGGCGCGGGCTTCGGTGTCGACTTGGGCGTAGGTGCGGGTGCGGGCTTCGGTGCTGGTGCGGCGACCTTTATCACTAGCTTTGGTGCTGGCGCGGGCGCGGGTCTCGGCGCGGGCTTCGGTGCGGGCGCGGGTATCGGCGCACGCTTAAACACATGTCGCAACAACTTGCGTTCCGTCGCAGCAACCACTACGACTACCTCCGGATGAAGGACATCGTGAGTGTGATTTTCCGACGAGGTCACCACGGCATGGCCGGATTCAGACATGTTGAATACGTCGCCATGATGAGGGATGTCAACAACCGGAACGCTGCTCACCAGCGACGCAGACAGAAGACATAAAAGGAAACAAGCTGATATACGCATAATGGTTTTATATTATAATACAACATAATATCTTTATGTCCGAACCATAATGTTTTCGGATATTATGTTTTCGGATATTATGTATCCGAAAAAACATAATAAACATAATACCTGAATAATATATACTTACATGAATGCGAATCCTCCGACTGTGCCAGCGGCGACCACTGCTGTCATCTCGACACTCTCCTACAAATCAGAAATCCATAGATTATATCAATCGTTGTTACAATTCAAATTGTATAACAATCCGGATAAAGTCTATTTGCGAAAACTGAAACTGAAACGCCAAATGCCTGGTTCGTCAGAATTAACTATAGCGTATAGCGGTAACACGGGTAGTGGCGCGGGCGCGGGTAGCGGAAATGGCAGTTCCGCGCCGGTTCGAAAGAAAATGAAGCTCAATGAAGACGTAGAAAACCCCGATTCTTCTTCCATCGCGTCTAAAGACGGTCCGTCGCCGGGACCGTCGTCCTATGATGACGAACCACCCCCGTCCAATATTATTATATTGAAAACCGGCGAATATGAAAAGGTCAAAACGACGAAATACACTCTAACGGATTTACGCACGCTTTGCGCCCATTACGGCATCAAAAAATCCGGCACAAAACCGGAATTAACCCTTAGGATATATAATCATCTGCGTCAATCTCACGTCATCGTTAAAATCCAACGCAAATTTAGACAATACGTTTCTGCTAAATATCGTTTATTAAGCGGGCCGGGATATTTACATGTGAAAAATTGTGTCAATGATACGGATTTTTATACGTTTGATAAATTGACAGATATTGCGCTTCATAATCTATTCACATTCCGTGACCGTGATGGGAAAATATACGGGTTTCATATTGCGTCGATATACAATCTTATCCTGAATTCATTCCCCGAAATAACCAACCCATATAATCGGAATTTACTGCCGGTCGCGATTGTTCAAAACGTCTATGACAAATTAATCTACGGAACCCTATTACGGTTTCGCGCAACGATTAAATTGGAGGATGTTGATAATCAGGATAACGATGATGACGAGAATCACAGCGGCCTCTCGAGAGAAAAACAGGAAGATCTTTATATTGTCGGTCTATTTCAGCATATCAATACGCTCGGAAATTACTCCGACTCGGAATGGTTTACAACATTACAACGACCCGAGTTTTTGAGGTTCATTCGTCATATCCACGACATCTGGTATTATCGCGCGAATTTATCACAGGATATGAAGGAGCGCATTTGCCCTCCTCACGGCAATCCCTTCATGTTAAATAATATCAGCGTGAATTTGAATGTGGTGAATCTTTTAAATGACTCTGAATTGCGGACGATTGCGGTGTCGATTATCAACAATATCGTGAAACGTGGTGTGACTCGAGAGGACCAGTGTTTAGGTGCGTTTTACGTATTGGCGACGTTGACAATTGTAAATCAAAATGCGCGAAATGCGTTGCCTTGGTTGTATGAGGCGGTTTTATGAACGAATTGTAAAAATGTGTCGAAACTAACTTAAAAAGACTTTACTCATATGTGTATAACCGATAACATGGTCAAGTCTGCTCCCTCTTCTTCCACTCCCGTTGCTTCTGCTTCTTCTGCGGCCCCCGCGGTCTCTGCCGCTCCTGCTGCTGCTGCTGCCGCCGCTCCCGCAGCCAAGGTCGCCAAGCCCAAGGCTGCTTCCAAGGCCTCCTCCGAGGCTGCCGCCGCTGCCGCCCCCGCCGTTGCTCCCGCCACCCCCGTTGTTGAGGGTGAGGCCGTCGCCGAGGTCGAGGGTTCTGTCTCTGCTGCTCTTTACGTTAGCGTGTTGAGCAAGCTTCAGGGCGCCCAATCTCTTATTACTTCTATTCGTTCCGAGGTGAACGAGCTCAAGCGCCAGCATGCCCGTGAGCTTCGTGTCGCCAACAAGGCCAACAAGCGTCGCAAGACCAACGCTAACCGCGCCCCTTCTGGTTTCGTCAAGCCTACCCTGATTTCCAACGAGTTGGCCGCTTTTCTCGGCAAGCCCGAGGGCAGTGTTCTTGCGCGCACCGAGGTTACTCGTGAGGTGAATGCCTACATTCGCACCCAGAAGCTTCAGGATAAGGACAATGGTCGCAAGATTAACCCCGATGCCAAGCTTCTTAAGCTCCTGAAGCTGAAGAAGGGTGAGGAGTTGACTTACTTCAACCTTCAGAAGTTCATGGCTGCTCACTTTGCCAAGACTGTTCCTGCCGCCCCCGCTGGTGCTGCCGCTGGTGGTGCCGCTGCTGTCAAGGCCTAAATGGCACTCGCCGGCTTGTGTTCACTCGCGCTCATTGTAATAAATAAAAATGAAACAAAAAAGTCTTATTTTTATTACGATTATTCAAATACTAATCACATACGGCGATTGATTCCTCCGATATGAATATGAAATCATCCTTCATCATCACTTCCATAATCCGGTCTTTGTAAATATCGTCGCGGTTTGCGATTTGTTTATACTGCTGGTCGATTGTCCCGGCGTTATTGCCGGACGACGACGTATCAAACATCGCCTCGGTTGTCATCATCGAAATCACGCCATTGCTATTCACCACCCCCTTTTTACGTTCATCAATCCAATCGTAAAATCCGCCGCCGTCCTGGTATTTCTTCTGTTCTTTCGGCGACAGGCGTTTGAATTCCGTCATTAGGTCGTATATGTGGAATATACGGTCGCTGGCAGTGCCGCCGCCGCCGCCGCCGCCGTAGTCTGTGCCGTTAACGACACACATCATCTTGAATTCGTGCTGGCTTATGTGTATTTCGGCCAGTATGTCGGCCATTGTATAACTCACAACCGAGTGATTTAATAAACTGATGTGTCGTAATATGACCGGACAGCCATAAACGAACATATCTGTGTCATCGCTGAGACACGCGTAGACGCGTTTTTTTATCGCCAGCCTCGCGCATACTACATCCGCTTCGCCTTCAGCATCGATAACCGCAAACCCGAAACTAACGAGCAATTCCTTCACATTGTCGATGTCACCTTCACGTAATCGCGCAAATCTCTTTCGCAACTGCGTCATTGTTTCTTCGAGTTCGGCGATTTCAGGATTGTAATACTCGGTGCGCTTACGTTGTTTCAGTTGGTGAGATACGATATCGTATTGCTGCTTGGCCTGGTCTTTCTTTCGTCGGCGGCTTTCAATGAGTTCGGTTTTTTGTGGAGGAGGCATGCCGTCAAACACGAAGACCGCGTGGATATTGTAATACCGAAACAACGACGCCATCAAATACATATTCTCAAGCAGTGCGTTTTCGCCGGCGAAGCGATACATATAAATGCTCGTATCTACCGCGATTTTCTTTCCGCGTAACTGCTCTAGATGTATTCTCGACGATGCGGTCGGACATTTCGTTTGAATAAATCGGTTTAGATTTCTGATTCCCATCGCTGTCGCTGTGTGATGTGCTGACTATGATACTATTCTGTTCAATTTTATCATAAAAAATAATGGATTATTATTATTATTCGTGTTTATTCGTCGTCATCACTAATCATACACGTGTCATCCATAATGATAACATTCTCGTCTTCGGCTTCGGCTTCGACAGCGGCTTCGGCATCCGCTGCTTCACTGTATTCAGCGACAATCATCGAAATCGCGTCCGTGGGTTCGGCTGCTTCGGCGGCAGCGGCAGCGGCAGGAGTCTTTTGGTGAGAATGACGCACGTGTCTTTGAATGCGACGTTTCACATAATCCTTCATATCATAATAATCTTGGTCCATTTCATCGTAAATGGCCTCCTTTTGTTTCGCAATAGCTGTATTTATATCTGCCACCGTATATGTCATTTCATCGACGGTGTTCGTCGCTTCACCGACCTCATCCTTCAAGAATTCAACAATTTCCTTCGTATCCGACAATTCCGCATCCACCATCCCGATACTCTGCTTCAGTGTCTGGCATGTTTCACGCAATTGATTGACATCCTCCACTGTTCCGAAATACCGCGCGGAATGATACTCATTGGACCGGGTGACCAGGTCGGTCAATTCATTGTGGACACCTTGGACAAGTTCCGCGCTCACCTTGCTCTCAAATGCGACCTCGCGGCAAATCGCCGTCGAGAACTCCTCGCGCAAATCACCTGCGACGTGTGTATCCGCGTAATTACGCGCTTGTTGGATTTGCTTCATAAAGAACTCCTCCATGTCTTTCATCCGCTGATTGGTGGCCTCGTTCATTTTCACGGCGGCATCCAATTTCGCCATCAGTTCATTTTCACGCTGAAGGAACATTTTGTAGTCACGGTAATATACGTCATTGAGTTCAGAGAGTTCTTCATGTACTTCTTGACGAAGCGACTCGACATCATTCTTCACATGCGAGTTCGTATCGGCGAACTCATCGCGGATAGTATCGATGTACTTGAACACCTCCATATCCGCGTCGAATGCCGACCCCGACGCGGATTGTTTGGTCTTATTGACCTTCTTGGAAACATATTTCCGCGTCTGTTTCTTCATATGGCGGAGTTTCGAATCCATTTCATCCAGCATCTCGGTGGATAGCTCGCTGATACGGTACTTCAAATCGCGCGTCTCTTGGTATAAATCATCCGTCACGCGGTTCAGTTCGCCGATACATGGGTCATAATCCTCGCGTTGTTTTTGTATTTCCGCGTCGTTTTGTTCGCATCTGGCGAACAGGGTAGCGACGTTACGCCAAAGCATCGTTTGCTCGTCGTTGGTGTTGTTGTGCGTCGACGCCGCCGCCGCCGCCGATTCTGCGGCACGAATAGGAATCAGATGAGGAGGGGGCGACGAACACGATGAATCATTCGGATCTGCTGTGTGATACTTGGGATTGTCGACTGTGAGACTGACCAGGCGACCCATACTTGTTTGAGGGACTGGGCGGGGGTATACGTTATTGTTCTTGGAAGATGATGACATTGAATAGACGACGACGACGGATGGCTATACGTTATATTCATAAAATAACATTTATATTCAATTTTACAGTGATTGAAATACTTATACCATCGGGTCATAGCGTCATACGCATCGTGGTTTGTAATACCTCCGACGACGACGACGACGACGACGCTGCGCTATGGACCTTCTTTTCGCAAAATGCGACCATCCCTAGAAACACTTGGTCTCGTGCCGCACTACATATAAAATCAACAAACCGGATTAGATTACTGCGCTCTCCCGACGACCCTCCATCTCTCGAAAACCGAATACACTTGACGCTTGATAACTTGCGCGGCATGCTCGTGCTCGTGCTCGCGTGATTATTCTCGCGGCACCAGGATATAAAGGGTAACGCATACACCGAGAGAATACCGCCTAAAATATAATACGCATATACATTCGTCTCTTCTGCGTATCGTTTGCGACACACCTCCATATTCTCCGGTGAAAGGATGGTGATTTGCGCGTATTTCAGGTCCATCACATCCAGGACTTTTACTGCCTGATACGCATAAAATAGCGCGTTCACCGAGAGATTCTCTCGAACATGCCGAATAAACTCGGTTTGATTGCGGACATTTACGTCGAAATATGTTTCAAACATCGTGTTTATAATCCGCGCCCATGTTTCCGTATATGTTTCGAAGAGTAGGACGTCATCGTGCGGGATACAGAATGTGTCGCGGAGCCGTTTGTTGGCCGCGGATAAATCCAGGTCGATGAAATCCATATTGAAGTTATGCATGGATTCGTGAATAAACACCTTGAACCATTCTTCTGTTCGATATATCACAATCTCGCCGTTGGTTTCGCAATTACGGGTGAGGCCGGTGTTCACGTGGATTGCGGATAATGGCGCCGAGGCCGAGGCCGAGAAGGATGCCGCACCCGGGACTAACTTCTTAAATGGTGTCATATAAAAGTATACGTCGAGAGATTTGCCCGAACATTCTTTATCGGATAGTGCGGTCACAATCGATAGCCACAGAAATACTTTATATGCGTAAAGTTGATACATTGCGATTTCGGTAGAGCACATATAATTGGATGCTGATGCTACAGACGCCGTCGACACGCCGGCATGGCCGCCACTGCCGCCACTGCCACGGTGGCATACGGAAATATGCGACTCGGGGAATGTAATAAAATACAATGATACCGCACGCTGATGTATCGTCGTTTGAAACCGGATACAATATTCGGATTTTTCGCGGATATATTTATATACGACGCGGGGAATGTACCGGTCCTCGTCGTCGCTGTCGTTGCCGGCCTTCCGTCCTGCGCCAGCGTCATATTGATGGCGCAGCGTATCGAGAATCCGCGGCCGCGGTAAATCATTCGCCGAATTCTTAATTTCCGATATTTTGAATGTCATTTTTTCGATATAATTGCCATCGGGTTCGGTTGTCCATTGCGTCGCTGTGAGCTGTTTATAAAGTCCGAGTTCGTTTTCCGTGATTATACTGTAGAACTGTTTCAGGAAATCATTGGTCGCGTTTTTGTTCTCGTTCGGGCCTGAGCCCGAGCCTGAGCCCGGGCGCGGCGAGTGGTATTCTCTCGCAAACTCGGAAATAGACCTACGTAGTTTATCTGTATCACGTTGTATATCATCTTCAATCCACGGTGTCTTATGTTTCGGGGGCATATTATTATATAATCATTATACAATAATACGATATGTTCGAACTCATCTACAAGAAATATTTCAAAAAAGGCACACTAGATATCTTCCTATTTTCATTTCTGATATTCATCGTATTGAATGTTATTGAAAACGTTATCCATTATAATATCGGTAAATACCATGATTCGACAAATGGCAGCGGGGTCGCGGGACTTCATTTCACCAACCCATCAAATACAGACTGGGTGCGTATTATCGTAATCATGTTGATATTCGCGGTGCTACAAGGGTTTTTCACGTCGTATTTTAGCGTGTGTTAGCGAACCTGTGAGCTATCGAGCATGCGAGCGAAGCGAAGCGCGTAGATTAGCGAAGCGAATCGTGGATTAGCGTGTGTTAGCGAGCGAAGCGAAGTGAAACGAAGCGAAGCGAGCTATCGAGCATGCGAGCGAAGCGCGTAGATTAGCGCGCATTCGTCCGCAATTTATGCCTAACCCGCATCAAATGGTGAAACACGACCGGGTGACCACCGCGGACATATTGAACAAGTTTCGCGTTCCTGGTCGCCAATAACATATCCGCGAGACCTTTATTCTGAGAGAATTTCGCATATATCGCGTTCTCCATCTCTCGTTCACTGCGTCCATGATTGAAGAAATCGGGGTCGATGGTTACCCGCGATGGGCGAAGAATATGGCTATCGTGCTGCTTCAGTTTCCCGCTTTTACTGCCCGCAGCTTTCGCAAGAACAGGGTCTGACGACAATTCCGACCGTGAATCCAGCGAGAATTTCAGGTAGAATTCGCGATTATTGTTTTTGAATTTACTGCCTTGATAATAGTGTTCCACGCTTTGCCAGGTATGACTGTCCAACTGAAATGGCTCGCTCCAGAAATTCGATAATTTACGCCGCCAGTTATCAAATGTAGCCAGTTTTTGGAAATGGATTTTGTCGTGTTCCGGTATTTTCTCGCCGGGGCCTGCGCCTGGTAATGCGTTCGGGTTGGATTTCGCGTAAAACTGGAATACGATGTCCGGGGTATAAAGATGCGACCCCGTGCGATTTCCAATGCTTCCCGCGTCAGTATGGACTTCTTCCAATAAATCATCGAGACTCGTGTTGTGTAATTCGTCGGCGCGTATGCCGAGTTCTTTCTGGAAGAGTTTAAATTGAGGGATGAAACAAAATGCGCCGGCTTGCGTTTCAAGGCACTTGGTCGTAATTAGTAATTTAATATCATACGGCAATTCGGAAAATGCCAATACACCGTGTGTTTTGTACGTAATGAGTTTGTATGTATTCCGGTTCGTGGTTTTTGAAATGAAACCGCCGGTGCCCGTCCCCGTGGTGCCTGTGCCGGTGGCCGCCGCCGCCCGTGGAGACCTAGACCGTGAGCGAGGAGACCTGCCGCCGCCGCCTTCCATCGCCATCGTCCGCACACCCGATCCCCGTCCAGCCCCCGCCATCGTCATCACAATCCCTTTATCGATTAAGATATACGCGGTCGGTTCAAATACACCGCGTTTCAATATCGCAGCATCGATGGTATCCGGTCCGCCGCATTGAAGCACATTATCAATATCCCCCGTTTCATACGCATTAGACGAGAAAAATACGAACTTCATATTCAATACCCGCTCCATCGTCGCCACCCCCCACGCATCCGGCCAATAAAGCGACGTCATCATCCGCTCTTTCAATTGTTGCGTGGACCGCACTTCTTTCATATAATCATACTGGCCCGCCAACAGTTTCGTATATTTCACTTCATCCAATTTCATATTATGCTCCATCACCAGCTTCTTCGCACCGCCAATCATGAGTTGTTGTTGCGCGCGGTCGTGGATTGTCGATATCCGGCGTTTCAGGTCGTTATACTGATTCACCATTTCCTTGGTTTCACGTGTCTGGGTTCGTGCGATACCGTGATAGAGTGCGAATTTCTCTCGGTATGCGCGAAATACATCATCGGTCACTTCATCCGAAAGCTGCTTGCGCAATTCAAGAATCGTCGTCGTGCGTCCTTGTGTAAGCAGAGCATCGCGAATGACAGCGAAAAAACTGTCACTACCACTGCCGCCTTCATTGTCTATGAAATTGAAATACTTATTTCGGAGATACTTCTGGATCCAGAGGTCGCTTGGGTTGTGCTTGTATTGTTTTCTCTCGAGTTCGGATTGTTCCTTTGTTTGAAGTGGGAGGATGGATGCGCCGGATAATAGATGTTTTTGCCGTGCGTCCAATCCAAATGTCGCCCCGTAGTCGATGTCGACGTCGCTGTCGTTGTCGCTGTCGCTCCCGGCCGCATCGGTCGCGGCGAGAGATTTCTTGATTTCCGCGGTATCTACTTTGGTCTTCGCTGCTTGCGCCGCCGCCTGCGTCTGTGTATGAGCCACCGTGGCTGCGGCACTCGCACCCGCCTTTACGAGAGATTTGCGTAATAATTCCGTGTTCACAAACCCGTACAACAATGGCGTCAATTTATGGATATCGATGTCACCGGATTCGTCCATTTTGACGTTATTGGACGGCATCTCATATACCCCGATTTGTTTCATAAACTGTGTCTCCGCATTGAATAAATAAATCGGGACATACACCACTTTATGCCGTTTCGAGAAATCGTAATTCAATTGTCCTACACCAATAATAACGGTAATACCTAATATTTTCAAATTGAATAACGGTGTATTATACTTGAAATCTTCTTCTTCTAAATGCGAGTGTTCGCGATAATTGATATTTGTGTTGAGTTTTGATTTCACCATTGCCTGCGTAGTTATTATATACAGATAAATAATAATTACACACTTCCCGCGCCTGTCGCTTGTTACTTGTAAAGTATCGTCTTCTTGTCCGTGTCCCCCGTCGTCCCCGTCCCCGTCGCCGTAATAAACGCCAATTTAAAATGCCGGTCTTTCGCCTTATTCAGCGTCGTAATCACGCGCTTATATCGGTCGACATTATTATCCGATGTGCCGCTTGCGCCCAAATGAAGCGCGTCGTCTTCATTCCCATAATCCAGGATATTTTTATTACTCCACATATCTGTAATCGATAAGAACCCAGGCACATTGATAATGTTAATACCGACCCCTTGTTTATGATAATAATTGCTTAAAATGACATCATCCGAGAGACGGCATATCTGGTTGTCGATGGCGGTATATCGCGTCATATATTCCATAAAATCGTCGCCGAATGTCTTCAACGGTACACAAACCGACCCATACCCTTCCGCGATTGTGGCGGTGTCTTTGTTTGCGCGTTTCCCGTGTAACTCCAGATTCACGAAATCGAATCCTGTCGCCGTCCATACATTATCGTCCCCCGGCGCAATCATTTTTTCGTAGGATTCAATCATTTTGAGGGGATACGCAATATCATCATCCAGGTAAATAATCCGGGTGGTGGCGGGGTCGAATACCTGTGCTTTCGCATTGGCCTGGGCCTGTAGATACACAACGGCGGGCAGGATTTTCGTCGCAGGCCCATAATCCGTGGTGACCTTGTTCACTGTAAGAGATTTCCGGATATATTTCGGAACGTCATATGATTCACCCGTTCGTGCGAACTTTTCCGGTATATTCAATAAAAATAAGTCCGGTTTGCGTGTTTGGTCTAATATACTGTGAATCATCGGTCCGCATTTCCCGATACGTGTCGGGCTGGTCGTAAATGAAACCACGAACTTCAATTTTGAGGGCGGTGAAGGCGGCGGCATTGCTCTACTACTATTGATTATATACATGACTGACCCTCTATATTTGTTTACCGTTTACTTCTTTGATTTACCCGATATCTCATCCAGCATATCCAGATGCTTAAAGATAGTCTTGTTCGTAATACTTGGCTTGGACTTAATCTTCAGTTTGGAAATCTCGACGATTTGTTCCAGGCGCTGTGCGAACAACTCAGCCACCTCCGCGTCGGCCGTCTTGAGTACGGAGTGGCTGTGCTTCACCATAATATACAGATTCTCCGCGAGTTCATCTACTTCGTTGGTCTTCCCCTCCTGCCGCATATTCGTATACATCAGCTCCTGAATCTGGCGCATGATTGCGAGGACATGTGTCTTCTCCACAATTCCGTTCTTCATCAAATTCACGATAAAGAGCGACATCGCCTTCCGCTTTTCATTGGCCTTATTGATGTCGCAGAACTTATCGTAATTCTTCTTCGGGTCGCAGTATTCAATCGTCTCGAACAGCGACATAAACGACGCTAGATTCTTCTCGAACACTTCGCGAAATACTGCGTATTCTGCCATAAGGTCGCGAAACAGGCGTGCGTAAATCTCCGAATAGAATGAGTTAGAGCTCGCGGTTGTGAAAATGGACGACGCAACCCGGTTCATCACCGCGACAGTATTATGCTCCTCTGATTTATCATCGGTGGATGCCGTGAAGAGCGCCGCGATTTCTTTCAGAATATTCGATAACATTGCCGTATACGTCTTGTCGGTGAGTTTGTTAAGATACGACCGAATATTGTCAATACTCAATTCGATACCTTCCTTCTTTTGAATCTCGGTCTTTTGAAATGCGAGGATTGTCTCCCACTCGCTATTCGGGATTTGTTGTGCGGCGTTTCGCTGGCGCGTGATTGTAGTGCCGTTGCCCCCGTGCGACGACGATGACGACGACGACGACTGTCGGGTAATAAATGTGTCTCCGTTGCTGCCGATACGGCTCTGAAATGTATTGGCGCTGCTTCCGGCGATATGATATCCGCTAGTGGCACCGGCAGCGTCCCCTGTGCTTGTGCCCGCGCTACTTCCGAGCTCCGACCGAACGGGAAATACCGGCGTTTTCACATATGTAGGCGCACCTACCAAATCAGCCAAATCGGACACGGATTTTAATACATCATCGGGCAATTTCAGGTCAAACCCCATATTCATAAACGCAGCATAATCAGGAAGATCGTAACGGTGGGTAATTTTTGCCATGAAAGAACACGTGGTGGGTTGGATATACAAACGTTTGTGCGTCTATTATATTATATATGTATGTTTTATATCAATTTTACGTATTGGATATCATGGCGACACTCGGGAAAATATTTGAATTAACTGGCGGTGGCGGCGTAGAAGCATACATCCAGGCAAATCTCTCGGTGCGTGATATTGAAAAGAATAAATATGGCGAAGTATTCACGCCGTATTCTTATATTTGCGAGTTATTGGACCAACTTCCTGCGCGGGTATGGACCAACCCGGCGCTACGATGGCTAGAACCCGCGTCAGGTATCGGGCATTTCTGCGCGGTGATTTATATGCGACTGATGGACGGATTGTGCGCTGTATTCCCCGACCGTCGCACTCGACACGAACACATTATCCGGAATATGTTGTTTATGGTGGAAATTAACGCGGTCAATGTAGATCGGACGAGAGATTTATTCGGGTCGTTGGTGAATATCCGGTGCGCGGATTTTCTACACCCGGCGACATCGGCGGGTGCGGGTGCGGGTGCGGCGGCGGCGCATCCAATCGATATCATCATCGGTAATCCTCCATTCCAAATGCCGAGAGATGACACGATACGCCTCGGTAGTAAAGGAGGACGGACCTTATGGGATAAATTCATTGTGAAATCTCTCGAGATACTACATTCAAATCTTGGAAAAGAGGAGAGATTTCTATGCTTCATCACCCCGCCTGCGTGGCGGAAACCGGACAGTCCGCTGTCGTTGTGGACGATGATGACGAGAGATTCGTGTTCACTACGATATCTTCATATGACAGATAAGAAAACAGCAATCCGTGATTTACAGGTTCAGCAAAGAATGGATTTGTATGTGATCGCCGTATCCTACGGTAATACTGTTGCTGTAAATAACAGCAATACCGCCGCCCCCGCCGCCGCGTGTTGCGTCGTCATCGAATCAGAGGCGGATGGCGGTAGTATCCACTTGAATACCATTGCGCCGAGAGATTGGCCTTGGTTACCTAATTCAGAATTCGAGTTCATAAAGAGCATCCTTGACCCAAATGGGCCCGACCCCAGTCGCGTCATCTACGACCGCTCCGCCTACGGCAGTGACCTCCCGCATATGTCGCCAGAATACCGGGTCGGAGAATTTATTTATCCGGTCGTCCATACAATGACCGCGCGTGGATTAGGAATCTGGTATTCGAATACGGCGACGCGTGGGACGGGGCATTTCGGGGTGTCGAAAGTCATCCTGAACTTCAATGAAAAATTGTACCCATATCTGGACTGGGACGGGGAATATGGAATGGGACAATTTTCCTTCGGGTTGCCGGTGAGTTCGGTGGCGCAGGGGGAGGCGATAGTGCGCGCACTTGTATCGCCGAGGTTCCGGGCGGTGATAAAGGCGACGAAGTGGGGGGCGTACCAGACTGACCGGCGGATGTTTGAGTATTTTCGGGAGGGGTTTTATGATGGGATTCACTAAAGGGCGGTGGCGGTGGCGGACTTCAATCGGTACCACATTGTTCTATTCCGGGCTGAATCGTAGGTTTCAATTTGTAGGGCCTTGGCGAATGCTCTTTCCGTGATGGCTTCTCTGGCACGAATGGCGGCATTGCTGCTGCTGCTGGGTCTGCTGGTGTACTTGACGTTTCTGGCGGAGGAGTTCATTTGATTCGATACGACTGTTATTGGTGATAAAAAAAGCATTTCAATTTTATTCTTCTAACGTACAATTCACACCAATAACAAAACGCACCCTGTCAATCATTCCCGGTATGTCAAACAGACTTAAATATATCCTGCTATCATTATTAGACATATCCGACCTTACTTATCGACATCAATGTCATCCACCGACGATAATCCAATCACGCCCTCCTCCTCCACCGGCGGCGTCGACTCCGGTTCTGGTTCCGGCTTCGCCTCTGGTTCCGGCTTCGCCTCCACTGACTCTGGTTCCGGCTTCGCCTCCACTGGCTCCGCTACGTATCCCGAATTTAAGGAATGGGAAGATCTCGACGAAATCCCCCCCAATCTGCTCCGCGGCATTTACGCCTACGGTTTCGAAAAGCCAAGTCACATTCAGCAAAAATCCATATTATCCATCATCCAGAAACGCGATGTTATCGCGCAGGCCCAGTCGGGAACGGGCAAGACCGGCGCTTTCACTGTCGCAGCACTTCAAAGCATCGATGTGACGAAAGCCAAGACACAGGCCCTTATTCTCGCCCCCACCCGCGAGCTCGCTAAACAAATCTACGATGTCATTTCTAGTATCGGCAGTATGATGACTGGCTTGACATTGCGCCTGCTTGTTGGCGGCACTTCCACCGCCGACGATGCCACCGATTTGCGTAAATCCGCGCCCCATATTATCGTGGGTTGCCCCGGTCGTGTTTTCGATATGATTCGTCGTAATCACATTCAAACCTCAAACGTCCATATGCTCGTGTTGGATGAGGCCGACGAGATGCTTTCCGCGGGATTCAACGACCAAATCTATAACATTTTCCAGTTTATGCCGTCGGATATCCAGGTTGTCCTATTTAGCGCAACGATGCCGCCTGAATTGTATACATTGACCGAGAAGTTTATGCGTTCGCCCGTGAATATCCAGGTGAAGGCGGAGCAGTTGACACTGGAGGGTATTCAGCAGCATTATGTCGCACTTGATGACGACGTCCAGAAATATTTGACGTTGAAGGACCTGTTTAAGACGATTTCCGTTTCACAATGTATTATCTTCTGTAATTCCACGAAGCGTGTGGCCGACCTCCACGAGGCGATGCTTTTTGACGGTTTCCCCGTTTGCTGTATTCACAGCGGGATGGAGAAGGGAGACCGCGATAAGGCGTATCAGGATTTCAAAGCGGGGGTTCATCGTGTCCTCATTTCGTCGAATGTGACCGCGCGTGGTATTGATATTCAGCAGGTAAGCACGGTGATTAATTTCGATATGCCGCAGGATGTCCATATTTATCTCCACCGTATCGGTCGTTCGGGACGCTGGGGGCGCAAGGGTGTCGGTATCAACTTCGTCACGCGTCGCGATATGCGTATCAAGAAGGAGATTGAGATGTATTACGGGACGATTATCACGGAGTTGCCTGTGAACTTTATGGAGGGGATTTAAGATGCGGTGTTGAACTGTATCATTAGTATTCCAATATTGGATTAGGGTTTAAAATGTATTTATTTATTCATTTTATACTGTAGAATTAGAATACTTATGTCGTCGTGTTCTTTTAATGTTTGTTCGTTGATTACGGATGTCCGTGAATCTGTTTCTGAAATGCCGCGTGACCCTGACCAAGTAAAATCGTTATTGATGGAACATTTAGGGATTGGCGGCGGTGGCACGAAGGGGGCGGCGGCGGAGGCCGCGAAACCCGCAACGGCGGTAGGTGTCACGGTATTCAAGCACCCTATTTCATATTCTGACCCGGCGAAATTACACGAATTGCCGACCACGATTATTGAAGACCTGGAAATGATACAACCAAAGCCGAAGCTGGCCGTTGCCATGGCCGCCGAGGCCGCCGACGTCGTCAAGAAGGTGGAAGGCGACGCGACCGACGCCGCCGCCGACGCGACCGACGCCGACGCCGTGAAGGGTCTATATCACTACGTATTCTCCCCCACATCCGTATACGGAACGGACTATTTGCCCATCTGGAGTAAATATTATACAACTGATATTGCGTATCTGAAAAACACCCAAACTCTACTAGAAATGTTTGACAACGAACTACTGGAACGCAATATTGCGCAGAATACAGGACACGCAGGCAGCGTCGAGGCATTCGCCACAATGAAAGACACCTGGACCAGCTTTCGCGGAACCGGTAAACTCGCGGATTTCAAAGAGAAATTCAGTTACATTGAAACACCATTTCTCGCGAAATTGAATACTTCGTCGTCGTTCCTCCAATTCTTAAGTCTGTATAACATTTCATCTCCTGTTATTGCGTTGCTTACACCGATTATCGTCTTGATTATCCCTTTTTTCGTACTGATGATGCGCGGGTTGAGCGTCAGTATCTCGGAATATATCGATATTCTGAAAACAATTATCGGCCAACACTCCGTCGGACGTATCTTAAACAATTTTAGCGAAGTAAGCATCGAACAAAAAATGTATATATTAATGTCGGTCGCGTTTTACGGAATCCAGATTTACCAAAATGTGATGGCGTGTATTCGGTTTTACAGGAATATCAAGCTCGTCCATACTCACATCCACACCATCAACGGCTATCTTACTGCGACAGGTGTGAATATGTCGTATATGATACAACTCATCCAGACCTACCATCTCTCATCCTATGAGCCGTTCCGCGAGGAACTCTCCGAGAGATATACACTACTGAACGAGGTCACACGCGCGCTTACCGATATTTCGCCCTTTTCGGTTTCTATATCCAAGTTCTTCCAAATCGGGTATGTAATGAAGAATTATTATTCGCTGTTTTCACAGACGGACTTGAATGAACTGCTGGAATACAGTTTTGGATTTAATGCGTATATGGAGCATTTGACTGCGTGCCGCAGTATTGTTTTATCCGGGATGATGAATAAGTGCTCGTTCGTCGCGACGACGGCACCTGTGATTGACGACACGAAGACGGACGCGAAGACGGAGTCGGAGTCAGAAGTGACACGGTCATTATCGCCGATTGCGGAGACAACCGAGGTCGATGCTCAGGAGGCCACCGAGGCCCAGGAAGTCACGGAAGCTGTATCGCCGGCACCGCGGCCCGTCACTCTCAAGAAAACCGGTATCACCAAACTAACCGCACAGATATACGCACCGTTAAAGGCTCTGGAACATCGTAATAATATGGCCGTCATCGCCAACGACGTTTCACTTGATAAACAACTCGTGATAACAGGACCGAATGCTGCGGGCAAGACAACGGTGATTAAGACCACGCTATTCAATCTTATTTTATCACAACAAATCGGGTACGGATTTTATGAACGCGCAGAAATCAACCCGTATGACTTCCTTCACTGCTACCTGAATATCCCAGACACGTCAGGTCGCGATAGTCTCTTCCAGGCGGAGTCGCGCCGGTGTATGGAAATCCTGCGCTGTATTATCGACAACCCCGCGAAACGCCACTTCTGTATCTTCGACGAGCTTTATTCCGGAACAAATCCATACGAGGCTGTTGCTGCCGCCTACGGATACATTGACTATATCTCTAAGAATCCCAATGTCGACCTGATTCTTACGACACATTATATCGAGTTGTGCGAGCTGCTTGAGAAGCGAAACGCGGGCGCCATTACAAATCTTCATATGTCTGTATCGCCCCTGACGGGTGAGTATTTGTATAAGATTGCGGACGGTATTTCGACCATCAAGGGGGGTCTGAAGGTTCTGCGCGATTTGGATTATCCAAACGAAATCGTGGAGAGTGCGAGGCGGATTATTGATAGGATATAAGCGCGTATTTATTCGGTGGCGGCGGTGGCGATAATATAACGGCGCAACTGTCTCATATACCTATCATAATCCGGGTCTTCTGTTTCAGTGACCCGCCACAAAAACGCGATATTATTATAAAAGTCCCGAATGTCTGATACGGACGGCGCGACGCTCGGCGTCTTGGAAACGCGGTCGTATAAATCATTCAATCTCGCCCACGCTTGTTCGTCATTGTATGTAAACTGTCCTTGATAAAGCGAAACAGTCAAATAATTTATCATTCCCGCCATGGTCGCGATAGCGGGAGCAACTACGGTCGCGGGAGCAACTACGGTCGCGGGAGCAACGACGGTCGCGGGAGCAACTACGGTCGCGGGAGCAACTACGGTCGCGGGAGCAACAACGGTCGCGGGAGCAACTACGGTCGCGGGAGCAACGTCCATTATAACAATAAATACGTAACTACATAATCCGGATTTATATGTTTAAATCTCTTCAATGTTTTGCTCATCACACTGAGCCGTCATCCCCTTATCGATGAGAACATTCTTCGCCACGCGCTTTATAATCTTGGATATATTCCCTTCCTGGGCTCCATCCGTAACCGTCTTCGATAATTTGAAATACTGCGCGTTCTCTTTCGAATTGCTATCCATACACCGTGGATGACGCGCAGCCCACTCCCCCATCAAACTCACATTTTTATGCTCTACCGCAAGCACCGCATTCACCATTTTCGGGTGGTCGGGCCCTTCACGCTCCCATTTATCCGCGTCTTTGACGTATAGTGTCTCTCGAGTGATATCGCTACAATGGACCGGGCGTTTATGTAGTTCGGTTTTATTCAGATTGGTTATAAGAATATTCGACATTCCTTCGACATACCCGAGCTTCCCCACACTTTCCAGGTCGTCCGTATCCAATTGAATCGAATTCACGAAATCCTTCATATTCATCGCGTCTTTACATTGCTCATTAAGAAATAGATTCATATTGAATGTCTGATTGTAACAATTATTCATATTGTTTGTATTATTGTTATTGTTTGTTATCGCCGTAGACGCCGTAGACGCCGCTGATGACGCCGCTGCGGCAGCCGCGGTTTTGTATAAATCCAATATCTGCGTCTTGAATTCATGGTTCATATGCATCATCGTATTTATCATATTCTTCAATTCCGCCGTATTTTCAAGTTTGGATTCCTCCATTATCTTCAATACACACGAAGCCCCGAATTTCTTATTATGCCGCCATAATCCGGTTCGGTTGATATAGGGGCGTTTACAGTATTTACATTCGTAGGCCGTGGCGGCGGGGTCGGAGTTAGTCACGTGACAGGTGGTCACGTGACCTGTAGAGTCGGAGTTAGTCACGTGACAGGTGGTCACGTGACCTCCGGGGTCGACGCCGGCGTGATAAACCACGTTGTTTTCCTCGTCTTCTTCGTGGAGGTTGATTTGAATCACTTCATTGATGGGTGTTTTTTGGGGGGTCGGTGCAACGCAAATTTCGGAGGTCGGTTTTTGGGGGATGCTTTTGGCGGCCGACCCGCCTGACCCGCCTGAAATGAGACTGTGGATGTAATTTTTACATTTGACGTTCTCGGAACATAACCGTTGATGCTTTGGCGATAAAAGATGCGTATTGAAAACAGTTTTGTTATTGGTTTTGATGTCACATGTATCGCAATAATACATTATCGTTGCGGGTCAGTCTTGATGGAAATGGGATGATGGAAATGTTGCCTAAATCGCGCGGTCTATAGACAAGGGTGCGATTATAACCCCGGCGGTCGGTCGCGCCGGCGGGGGTCGAAAAATTACAGTCACAAAAATTTCAACCGATTCAAAAAAGTTGTGACTGGTCAGTCACAAAATACGCGATTTTCGTGTTTCAAAAGTCTCCGGCGCTCATGATGAAAACCACAAAGTTGGGCGTGTTGCGTACTGTTGCGTGTTTTGTTGCATTTCCATCAACGACCCATGGGTGTCCGGTATGGGTGGAAACCCCTTGGGATGGGTGAGTATTTTTATTGATTTTTAAAGGGATTATTTTCTGGAGTTTTATAAGTGAACGGATGAAATCCGTAGGTATCCTATGGAACTTTTGAATCTATGATATTTCTAATTTTCTATTTTCAAACGGAATATTTTCGGCTGAAAAGTGTCTTCAACGACCAAATCGACCGGTTCCAACCAGGAGTTTTTAGATTAAAAAACCAAGTTTTTAATTATAGAAAATGATTTTAAATATATCTACTATAACATATATATCAATGAGTATAAAACGTTGTTCCGAACCCGATTGTAATAAGCGTGGAATTGGAAAAACTTGTAAATGTTTAGAACACGGAGGTGGTTATCGTTGTCTTCATCCCGGATGCGCCAAACATGCACGAACTGGTTATGATTACTGTGTATCTCATGGAGGTTGGAAAAAATGTAATGAAACTGGTTGTGATAAAGGAAGCGCATATAAAAGTGATAAATGTCTATCACATGGAGGTGGTAGAATATGTAATCAAACTGGTTGCGATAAAGGAGCCGCATATAAAAGTGATAAATGTATCTTACATGAATACGGAGAAATATGTAATGAAATTGGATGTAATAACCGTTCTCAAAGCGGTTATAATAAATGTGTAACTCATAATGGTGGAATCATGTGCGTTGAACCTGGATGTTACAAACGTGCTGTTGGAAAAAGAAGTAGATGCGTTGAACATAATAATGGTGGAAAAATATGCGATGAACCTGGATGCGGTATTCGCATTCAATATCGTTCCAATAAATGTATATTACATAATGGTGGACTCATGTGCAATGAACCTGGTTGTTATAAGAGGTCCAGAAGCAAATTGTGTATTAAATGTTCAGACCACAGTGATATAAATATATGCGATGAACCTGGATGTGAAATTCATGTCAAATATCGGTCCAACAAATGCGTAATACATAATGGCGGCCAAATATGTACCGAACCTGGATGCTATAAGACTGCCAAAGGAATATCTAATAAATGTACGGCTCATATTGTTGGAAAAGCTGTTAAAACCCAGTGTATCGAACCAGGATGTAATACATTCGCAGTACCACCCAGTGGAAAATGTATAACTCATGGCGGCGGTTATCGTTGTATTGAACCAGGATGTAATACAAGTGCCCGAGCTAAAAATAGCAAATGTGTAGCTCACGGGGGTGGTTATCGTTGTATTGAACCTGGTTGTGATAAAAGTGCCATGGGGGCAACAAAAAAATGTAAAAAACATGGTGGAGGAAGGCGTTGTAATGAACCAGGATGTAAAACCAGTGCTATTGATAATACGTACAAATGTGTAGCTCATGGTGGAGGAAAACGATGTGTAGAACCAGGATGTAATAAAGGTGCTCCAAGTGGCTATGAGAAATGTATAACGCATGGCGGTGGAATAAGATGCCCTAATTGTATTAATTGGATAGATAGTAGAAGTGGTTCTCCAGAATATGATGGATACTGCGCAACTTGTTTTAAACGAATATTTCCCGATGATGTACGTAGTAAAACAATATACACTCATAGCAAAGAAATAATGGTAAGAAATCATATCAATGCTAACTTTGATGGATTTATCCATAATACTCCACTATATACAGGTGGTTGTAATTGTACACATCGCCGTCGCATCGACCATCGTAAATTGATAGGTAATACAATACTGGCAGTTGAAACAGATGAATTCGCTCATCGTGGATATGACCCCAAAGACGAAGAAATTCGTTATGACGACGTTTATATGATACATAGTGGAAAGTGGATATTTATCCGATTCAATCCAGATTCTAATATAAGTAAAATAGATATTGCTGATAAACTTGATAAATTGATAGAAACAATGGAAGATTGTATTACCCGAATTGAACGAGAAGAAAACACTGAACTTGTTGAAATCATAAAGTTATACTGTTAGAACCAGGACTTTTTTAAACAAAAATATTCGCAATTTCGAACCGAATATTTTCCAGAGATTTACCTTTATACATTATAATTATAACCCCAACTTAAGCATAAATTTGTAATAACAACATAAAACCAACGATATACATTCAAATACATTCTATTCCGTTTATTTACCGAATATTTCGTCGCGGATTATTATATTACATCATACACATCGAGAGAATGGGCGAATTGAGTTTTTTAACTATTATTGTTAGTTTAGCAGTTTGTTCTATTCTGGTATTTGCCATGTATCAGTATATGAAGGTCCGATTCACCATTTTAGAACATTCGCAAAAAGAACAAGCGCTTATTTTACAGCAATATATAGAAGAATCGTCGTATGACATTCAGGGATTACAGAGCATCGTTTTTAGGCACGCACAGCCGCAGCCGCAGCCGCAGCACCAGGCACAATCCGGCGCCGGTTCAGAACCCGTTGAAATATTCGAGGACCATAACAAGCATATCCATATGGATACCGTTATGTATGAAGCACCGAATAAACAGCGTAGCGCATTAATCGCAATATCGTCGGACAGTGAGGACACAACATCGGATGAAGGAAGCGACAGTGAGGACAGCGAGGACAGCGACGGCAGCGATAGCGGCAGCGAGAGCAGTGAGAGCGGCAGCGAAGGAAGCGAAGGAAGCGAGAGCGGCAGCGAAGGAAGCGAAGGAAGCGAGAGCGGCAGCGAGAGCGAGAGCGAAATCGAACGCGATAACGTTATCCACGATATTCATGAGGTCAAGCATATTGAGATTTCATTGCCAACGGACAATAATAACATTAACGAACTGGACGTCGAGTCGGTGACTGTAATTGATGAAGCATCTCACGAAGAACCTGTGGCTGAGTTACCCATAGAGACTAGCGAAATAAAAACAGTTACTGTCGATTTAGGAACAAGCGCCGATACGTCGTCTATATCGACAAATACAATCGATGTTTTATCTTTGTTGAATAAAACCGCCGAAGAACACGATGTAGACACAGACCATCACTTCACGGTGATGGTCTCTGCTTCCGCGCCCGCGCCCTCGCCCTCGCCCGCCGCCGCGTCGACGTCTTTTTCCGGATTGTCGGTCGTTGAACTCCGTGCGCTACTTAAGGAGAAATATAAAGACCAGCCCGATAAAGTCCCCAACCTCCAGAAATTGAAAAAGCCTGAACTCGTTCAATTGTTACAGGAATAACGTAATATTTTATTCTCATTATAACATAATATTATGTCATCACAACCACATTGGGCCAAGAATTATAGTTCCAGTCATAATGTATATTTTGACTTCCCGCCGTTAATGAGCGATGGACGCAATTTTTCCGGTTGGCAGCCCGGTAATGCCGTAAACGCATCGATTCGCAAGGCGGAAAATATCCAATCCAACTGGGAATATCGCAAGTATTTAACCCACAACGCAGATAATATAATGAAAATAAACAGCATCGATGCCGTGAATATGTCGGGGCACGGTTCATTCGAGGTGGAAGCGAATCAGCCGAATACGCCGTTTATGTATGCGTCCGTGATGGATACGAGAGAACCAATGGGCTATGTCCAGAGTGATTTGAAGGACATGTATCTCTCGAGAGAACAACTTCAAGCGCGGATGGTTGCGCCGGAAATCACACAGGAACAAATGTTGGCGTTTTCGCAGCAGCAGCGTCGCTAATCCCGCCGGTCTACGGTCCATGCGCGAATCAGGTATAATGTATTAAACATATTTTATTAATACATTACATTACATTATATGCGCATCATAAGTTTTGATGTAGGTATGAAAAACCTCGCATATTGTATTATTACAATCCCGGACCCGCCCGGCGTGACGTCGCAGGCTCCGTCAGTGACCAACTTTAACCAACAATCTCTCGACAACCTACTTCAAAATCTACACATCGAGAGATGGGATGTCATTGATTTGAGGTTCGAACCTACTGATGCGCCGCTGGTTGCCGCAGAACCCGCCCCGAAGAAGACATGTGACAATGATACAAAACAAGCGAAGTTTATGTTCCTGCCAGTAATGGCAGGAGCGGCCACGACCCATTCGCATAATAATGCGAAATTATATTGTCTGAAATGCGCCGAGAAATCCAAATATAAAATACCATCTCGAGAGATTTTACCTCTGAAACGCAAACCCGACCTATTAAGTAAGAAGAAGTTAGACGAGTTGATGGATATTCGGAAACAGGTCGTTGTGACATGTGACCCGGGGTCTGCCTCTGCCGCCGCCGCCACTGCCACCGCCGCCGGCGGCGTGAAACTGAGGAAAGCCGACCTTATCCAAGAGATTAAAACGACGTTGTCGAGAGATTATGTAGAACCGTTTGATGAAGGTAAGTATTTGAATTACTGCGGAGGCACGGCAGCAGCGGCGCCGACGACGACCGGGACCGGGACCGGGTTCAAAAAACCAAACTATACATATGCGCACGACCTGGATTTAATCACCTATGGACGAAACCTGATGAAACATCTGGATATTCTACTGTCAAGTATCGACGGACCCATCGACATGATGATTGTTGAGAATCAAATCAGTACACTGGCATCCCGGATGAAAACACTACAAGGCATGATTACCCAATATTTTATTATGAAGGATGTCCCGGAAATCGAGTTTATATCCGCATCATGTAAATTGAAGCTATTCACTGATTCCGCATTGGATATCTCGTCATTCGTAGACGCATCGACATATAGCGACCGTAAAAAGTCGGGGATTTCGATTTGTCGTTCTCTCGGCGCTGGCACGATTGGCGCGCCTTACGCGACGTGGATGCCGATGTTTGAAAAACATAAGAAGAAGGACGATTTAGCGGATTGTTTTTTACAGGGATTGTGGCGGGTGTATTTACTTACCGCACATGCGGTAAGCGCACAATAATGCGGTAAGCGCACATGCGGTAAGTGGGCGTAATAACGCGCACAATAATGCGCGGTAAGCACACAATATTAATGTATATAATTTAATCATACAATCGAATAACATTTAAATATTTCGCGTTATTTCAGTATAAAGATTGTTTTATCTGTAATCTATTGAAGAAGAACAACATGGCAGAAGTTATTGATTTGGGGGATTTGGATACGATTCCTACGTTTACTCTCGGTGGCGGCGGCGGTGGCGGCGGTGGCGGAAGCAAATCCGTCAGTAATTTCGGCGGCGGTATTGAATTGCTGATGAATGATAAATTCAAAGGCGGTGATTCCGGCCGTAAAAATGGCGGCAGTAGTGGCGATATTGATTTAGGTGAATTGGCCGACCTTGAAAACGAGCTCAACGATTTGAGTAATCGTCGGTCATCATCGTCCACATCCGCAGCAGCGGCGGAAGCGGCGGGAAGCGGTGGCAGCCTTTTCGGCAATATATTCAATCTCGGCAGATCGGATGACGGCGGTGCCAGCAGTGGCGACAATGGAGGCGGCGGCATCAAGCTAGGTTCATCCACATCGAATACTGATGCCGAAAATCGCACATGGGATGGTTACGGCAAATTCAATAACATTCCACTTGACCCTGACGCAAATGTCGACCCTACCCCGCAATTGTCGAAAGACGAGATGCTGAAAGAGAAGTTCAAGCTTCTTCGAAAGTTGGAGGAGCTCGAGCAGAAGGGCGTCACCCTGACAAAGCGATATTCGATGGATTCGTCGTATGCGGAGATGAAAGGCGAATATGATACGCAAATAGAGGAACGTGAGCGCCAAAATAGTGTGAAATTCCAGGGCAAGATGCTTCTCGCATGTATTACTGGAATAGAGTTTCTGAATAACAAATTCGACCCGTTTGATCTGAAATTGGACGGATGGTCCGAGCAAATGAACGAGAATTTAGGCGAATATGATGAGATTTTCGCGGAACTTCACGAAAAATACAAGTCCAAGGCGAAGATGTCGCCTGAATTGAAACTCTTGTTCCAGTTGGGTGGAAGCGCGATTATGCTTCATATGACAAATACGATGTTTAAATCCGCGCTTCCAGGGATGGATGATATTATGCGCCAAAATCCCGAACTGATGCAGCAGTTCACCCAGGCGGCTGTTTCGTCGATGTCGAATAATAGTGGCGGTGGCGGTGGCGGTGGCGGCGGCGGTCGTGGTTCGGGATTCGGTAATTTCATGAGCGATATTATTGGCGGTGGCGGCGGCGGCGGCGGCGGCAACGGACGCGAACCACCTCCTTATGTCCAACAACGCCCACCTCCTGCGCCCATCGCCACAAAAGGGCCGATGGCACCTCCACCCCCGATGCGGCCTGGTGCGATGGCACCCACTTCATCGGGACCTAGTGGCCGCCAAGACTTCGGCAATGACGGAAGCAATGGCAATGGCAATGGCAATGGCGGCAACGCCGCATACGAACAAAAGTCACGTCGCCCAGAGATGCGCGGCCCTTCCGCCGATGTATCGGACATGATGTCTCGCCTTAAAACCAAGACGATTAATATTCAGCAATCCGCCGTCAACAGCAACAGCAACGCAGCCGACATGACCCTTACGAACATCCTGTCGGGAATGGGCGGCGGCAACGGCAACGGCAATGACCTCGCGAATGTGATTAGTGTTACGGAATTGGGCGATATACCCGCCGATTCAACGCCACATAAATCGAAACGCCGCCCACGGTCTGAACGTAATACTGTCAGTCTTGATTTGTAGAAATAACTGATATAAACGCTTATTGTTTCTATTCTATTATATTATACTAGAATATATACACCACTCTGAAATGGCTGCTACGTCGTCTGGAAGCAACAACTTTAAAGTGATTTGCGCGAAGGATGATATGATTCTGCGAAAAAATGTAGATATGAAGTTATTCTCAATGGAATATTGTTATAAAAACGATAACTTCGACTTGACATCATTGATAAATGTAAATTTACACAATTTATTATACGAGGTGAATAAGGATATTTTTGAATATATCGAAATTTACCCAGTGTCGAGTGAAGCAGATAACTCAGAATACAACATTCTCTATGTTTTCAAGGATATTGGAGGCGATTTAGGCGGATTCAAAACGTATATGTATATTACTACGAAGATTCATAAACGTTTCGCCGGAAATGGAAACACCGAAATCAATTTTACAAGTAAGAGTATTCCGTATGAACGTCACGCCGAAATGATCGCCCGAAAATACAAACTCATCGAGTATCCACTTTATATCCGAAAGTATATTTTACTAGCATCAAATCATATCCAGGTTCTACATATGTTTAAGTTGAAGCCGGAAAATGAAGCCGAACTCACAGTTACATTGGAAAATGCGATAAGCATCATGATTAAAAAGATGTATATGCGATTGAAATATGCGGTTGAACATATACAGTGTTGAATGCGTGCGGTTGCTTTATCGTATTTTTATATATGTAGCGTAATATCTATTTAGAAGTATACACACTATATAGTATACATCAGAGAAACCATGACTGATTCAACAAATGGAATGGACGCACTTCTGTCAGAGTATATGGAAGAGGAACAACAATTGAATTTGGGGGAAAATACAATGTTTGACCCGAATGCCACGACCACCACTGCCGCCACCGCTGCTGCTGAAAACGAACTTGAAAATTATTATGCGAAGACCCAGGAATATTATAAAACGATGAGCTATTATGACTTATTTTCCGCACTTTATTTTACATTACATTCGGGTTATATTTGCGCTGCGGAATATATGAAATATAAAGTGGGGTGGAAATCAAAAACAAATGCGATTATTGACGTATCGAAACGTCTTGCGGCGATTAATATGATGTATGTGAAGATTTTTCAGGCATTTGCTACGAATAGAAATATTGTATCTCCTGAACTGAACCAGTTTTTTAGTGATTATACAGACCACGTCGAGTATACACATGACGAGTATGACGAGCAGGACTTACTCGAAATCGAACATAAGGCCGTAGATTGTTATCCGTACAAACCAATCAAAATCTTAAACAATTACAAACCGATTAAGTCGGGGCTCATGTCACTCATCTTTAAAGGAAAGTTCATTGACGCTGACGCTGACACGGACGCCGACGAGGGCACGGACGCCGACAAGGGCACGGACGCGGACGAAGACGCCGACGCATACAATGATGGGCGATACGTCGCCATTAAATATCTTCGCAAAGATATCATGACAAATTTCAGCACATCAATGAATAATCTCGTCGTATTTGCGAAACTTACCAAATACGTTCCATTTATACGAACACTTAATATTGAAACTCTTATTTTACAAAATGTTGTCTCCTTGAAAGAACAAGTATGTTTTCATAAAGAGGTTACAAATATCAAACAGTATTACAAGAGCTGGAATGGTTGTGATTATGTGAAAATCCCCGAACCGTATTCCGATTTTACCGATAAAATTAACCCGAATATTATTGTGATGGAATTCATAAACGGCCGAAAAATAACCGATATTCATGAAGAAGATGTTGACACGTTTGGTTCCATTTTGGCACTTTTTAGCGCGAAGGCTGCGTTTTGTAATTCGTTGTTTCACGCCGACCTTCATCCCGGAAATATTTTATTTATCAAAGAAACACCGAAATCCGCACCGGAATCTAAGCCTGTTTATAAAATCGGTGTTTTGGATTTCGGGATTGTCGGACACTTGACACGTATTGACCAGGAAATACTGTTTAAATCATCGAAACTTTTATATCAGAAAAAATATAAGCATATGGTCCATCTGATTCTTACTGAAATGTCGGAAGACCTTAATCCGAGTTATGACATATCCACGATGACATTGAATACCGTTGCGTGTATTCCCAAACCGACCGATGAAATATTCGCGAAAATACATAAAGAATTACTCGCGGTGATTGTCGAGTATTCTACACCTGAAATTAAATTGTTAGGTGTGAATGAACTATATACAATCAATTATATTCTGAATAGTTATAATTTGACGTTTAAACGTTCATTGTATCGTTTATTTTTAACGATTGCGATCATGGACTCTATTGCTACAAAGCTCGGAAGTGAAATGAGTTATATGCAGCATATGGCGGATGTTGTTATTCAATTGTTCGGAATAGACCCGGCGAATCCAGATGAAGACGACTGACGCGCATACTGCGTTAAAAAAATCTATATTAAACATGAGTTATTATTATAGATTATTACAATGCGAATCGGAATTATCGGAAATGGCTTCGTAGGTAAAGCCACACAAATATTTATAAAGAATTATTACCGGGACGGCGCGGATTCGACGTCGTCGCCCACACGGTCGGAAATACTGCCACGGGCTGTGGATACCGCGACCACCGCGACGGCCGCGACCACCGATACCGCCCTCGCGGATTCCGCATTTCGCCCCTTTTTCCGACACGAGCATTTCACGCCGATTGATGTATATATCTACGATATTCGCCCTGATGCGTGCGTTCCACCAGGTATCAAGCTCGAAGACCTCGACCGCGAATGCGACCTCCTCTTTTTCTGTCTTCCGACCCCCCTTCACCATGACGGGACGTGTTATACACGTATTCTTGAAGATACACTGTCCCGGTGTAAAAACCCATTCAAGATTATACGTAGCACGGTTCCAGTCGGGTTTTCGGCCAAACATGGGTGCTATTTTATGCCGGAGTTCCTGACAGAGGCGAATTGGGAACGCGATTTCCGCCAGATGAAAGAATGGGTCGTTGGATTGCCTGTATCGGCTGCGTCGTCACGCAGTATCGACAATATACGCAATCTCGAATTCCAAGAACGTATCCGTAAACTTATTCGGACCAGTCACCGAAACGGCGCGATTTATTCACCCACGATTGTATTCTGCGATACAAATGAAGCCGAGATGCTGAAACTCATGAAGAACTGTTTTCTCTCGGCGAAGGTATCCATTATGAACGAATTCTACGATTTCTGCGGCGCAACCCACACGGATTATGAAACTGTCGTCGCGATGGCGAAACAGGATGCTCGAATGGGAACATCGCATTTCCAAGTCCCAGGACCTGATGGACGGCGCGGGTTCGGCGGAACATGTTTTCCGAAAGATACACACAGTTTATACTGTCAAATGAACGCACATGGCGTCGCACCCTACGTATATCCCGCAATCCTCACGCGTAATGATACCGTCGACCGCCCAGAACGCGAATGGTCACGTGACATATGGCGGACGACAATCCCGCTGCCGACGCCGGCATCAAAAGTCGTCGTTGTATTCAGTGACGGCACTGGGTCGTCGTCGTATCTGACCGATGTCATCCGTGCCAACCTCGCGAATAATCATGTGGTTATACAGATCGTTCGTGAGGGCGACAGCGGCGGCGGCGGCGAAAGTGTATCGTTATCGACACACCACATCATCAAACGCCAAACCGACGCAGGAACACCGCTGTTTTTCCCCCGGGTGGATGAATGCTATTATACGGCACACAGAAACGATACGACATATGATACAATGCGCGGTGTGATGAATATCATTGATTTATGGAATAGTCATAAAGAAATGATATTGTATGTTCTAAAACCGTCGGTAGTAGATGAAACACGCGCCGCCGACGCCGACGCCGACGAGGCCGCAGCTGACGAAAGCGGAACGGAAGGGTTTGACAGTGACGCCGACGCTGACCCCTACCACACACCGTCGCCACAATTCGACTACGCCATGATAATCGAAGAGCATTTCCGGTTGAAATTGTCGGTTATACCAAACCAGAAACGTGGACTAGTTGTTCTTTTTTAGACTACGACCGGTTGTGTTTTCTGGTATATTTATGGTTCGCCGGCTTCATTCGACCCGCCGCCCGTCGTATGGTTTTATGATGCGCGGCGCGTCGTCGTGCGATGCGTGGATGTTTTCTGGTTCGTTTATTGCCGCCTTTGGGGCCGGCTGTTGGCACTACTTGTTTGCTGCTGCTGCTGCGGTGCGTGAGTGGAGAAGGTTTTGTTGTTGACGGCGGAACCGGTCTAGAGGGTGGTGCTCTGGCCGATTGAGAACCAGCAGCAGGACGACGCGGTAAAAGAGCATTGGTTCTTTTATCTGTTGGTGCTGATACGATACCCAACTGTAATGGTGGTACTTTGGGTGATGGTAATAATCTAGTAGTATCTTTCCATGAGTTATCTGTGCCAACAACAAAGCCCGTGCGTATTACTTGAGACCCGGATGCGGATGCGGTTGATGGTTGTGCGTTCGCGCGCACGATGTCATGTTGTTGTATTTGTTTAGGTAGAATTGTTAATAATCTATTTGACTCTTCTAGCATTTTGGAAGGACTACGAGTAAAAACAGGTTCTTGTGGTAATGGCGGTCCGAGAGAAGGTAGTTCTGTTCTAAGATTGTCTATATTCGAACCGGTACCGGGACTGGTAGTAGATGATTCCTCCCAAGCAGTTGAAGGGTGGTGGTCTCTATGGTCCCATAATATCGTCTTCTTCGATTTCGACGGTGGCGACGTAGACGGTCGGGACGATGACTCATCCGACAATGACCCCCGAGATGAAGTTTTTCCCGTCGTCTCAGGGGTCATTGTATCAGAACTTGTACTACCCGGTTTATAACCAGAACTAGAACCAGAACTAGAACCAGAACTAGAACCAGAACCAGGTCTAGAATCAGAACCAGAACCAGGTGGTTGATTAGTAGGAACATTTGATTTAGAGATTGCCAGTCGACGCGGCAGACTCGGTGGGGCGGTTGAAGGTTGTTGAGGCGTTAAATATCTTCGTGTCTTTTCTTCACTCGGCCCCAACTGTAGTAATTTTTGTTGTATTGCTATTTTTAATGATTCTAGTGTCGGATCAGAATCAATACCTGCTTGTAATTCTCTTATCACTTTATCCTTATATGTTTGGGCCGGGTTAGCTACCTCTGATAAAAAGATTCTTGAAGTGGTATCTTTATTCGCATTAAGAGTTCCTAAATAAGCATAATATATTTTATAAACAAGCTCCCGAATGTTTTTCAATTTAATTGTCTTAGTCTTTTCAGGAGCAGAAAAACAATGAAACGCGATTAATATACTCCAATTTAACATAAGACGATAACTAATACTATTCCCCCTAAATTTTGCTTTCTTTTCTAAAAATAATGAAACATGAGTTGAGCCAGTAGATAATATTTTGAAAATACTTGGGTTATCTCTGGGGTTCTTATTATCGTCGAAAAATCCACCGTTGTTATACAAAAGTGGGTTTCTAGTTGCCCCATTTCCTTTATTCTCAAGCCTTTCCCAATTCAATATTTTACGCACGTCTTCGGGTCCCGCCCTCTCCTCAATTTGTTCACTGGATAGTATACTGGATAGTATATTTGTTACTGGACCAGGTGAATCAGCGTAATCCATAAACGCCCATAATTTCTCGTAATAATATTCACAAGTGGAAGGATGTTTATCTTTTGGAGTTGATGATGATGATGATGATGATGATGGTGGTGATGATGATGATGGCGATGGCGGCGGGACATTTTTGTCTAGATATTTCATAAGTTTCTTTATGTTGGGCGCATAAGCGGCTTCTTTATTCAAAATGGCTGACGGCGTCTTATTAGTTTCGTCTAATCCATCTGCTTTGATTCGGTCATATTCTTTACTGAAAATCGAGTCAGTCGCTGTTATTACACTGTTTGTCTCTAGTCGTCCTTGTGCCTTGAGCGCTGCCATCAATTTCTCGTTTTGTAATAATTGGGCTGGCGAATCAAATGAAGTTAATACTTGTAAGACTTCCTGCGTTAGTTTCTTGAACTGATATATGACGGTACCTGTTGGCGCGCCACCATATTGAATATTATTTTTACGACGGCGAATACTACGACTGCGACTGCGACTGCGACCTCCTACATTAGAACCACCACCGCCACCACCGCCATCACTTCCCAAAGATCGCGGTGATACTCCTCTATCAAATTCTAATAACGGACTTGATTGTGGTTCATATGTTTCGAGCAATTCTAAAAAAACATCATCAGTCGCAGTAGCCGCGGTAGCCGCAGTAGCCGCAGCAGTCGCAGTATCCGCATCCGTAACGGGTGGTTCATCGCCAGCTGCGGATACGGGAACGGCAGTATCCGCAGTAGTCATCGTGCCAACAGGAATATAAAACTTAAACCTCGGGGTGACCGGTTTGGATTCTGAATCGGCGCTGGGTGAGTGTTCTCCTTCACTGGAAGCAGAGGCGTTGGCGGCGGCGGCAGCCTTGGCAGCAATACACGCATCAATTGCTGCGTTTATTTCGGTAATTGTAGTTTGCGTATCTGTATTGAGTTCTGTTTTTGTTTGTATATATATTTCTGGTTTTGCTTTTGCTATTTTGATGTCTTCTAATAAATCTTTATATGTTTTGCAAACAGTTCCAATTCGTGACGGATCACTTACTTTTTTGATTTCGGATTGGGTAGACTTTTCTAGTTCAATTATTTTGGGTTTATGACGAGGTAGAAAGTCAATTTGCGCTTGTATTAAACTTGGTACAGTTTGTATAGCCCTTAATGTTTCTTCAATAACCGCAATAACAGTCTTGTTGTCATATTTAACAATCTTCTCATCTTTACAATCTCCGATATGGTCCTTTAAAGTTTTTAGTTCCTCTTGTTGTGATTCAAAACTTGTTTTTAATTCGTTGAGAGGGCCCTCCAACGCATTTATCCTGACTGAAGTACCCTGAATATGACCCAATAACAAATTCAATCCAACGTCGATTTGTTTTTGTAAGTCCTCCACCGATGCTTCGGGCGCTGCTTCGGGCACTGCCGCCGTGATAGACTTTGGAAGCTCAATTTCGCAGGTATTCAACCCAAACTTTAATTGTGTCAAATATTTTTTTAAGTTCGCCTTTTGGGCAGCTTCGGTCGCTGCCTTTGCTTCTGCTGCTGCCTGTGCTTCAGCCGCTGCCTTGGCTTCAGCCGCTGCTTTTGCTTCTGCGGCTGCCTTGACTTCTGCGGCTGCTTTTGCTTCTGCGATGGCATTGGCTTCTGCGGCTGCTTTTGCTTCTGCTGCTGCCTTGGCTTCTGCTGCTGCTTTGGCCTCTGCTGCTGCCTTGGCTTCGGCCGCTGCTTTTGCTTCTGCTGCTGCCTCGGCCTCTGCTGCTGCCTTGGCCTCTGCTGCTGCCTTGGCCTCTGCTGCTGCCTTGGCCTCTGCGGTTGCCTTGGCTTCTGCGGCTGCTTTTGCTTCTGCTGCTGCCTTGGCTTCTGCTGCTGCCTTGGCTTCTGCTGCTGCCTCGGCCTCTGCGGCTGCTTTGGCCTCTGCGGCTGCTTTTGCTTCTGCGGCTGCTTTTGCTTCTGCGGCTGCCTTGGCTTCTGCGGCTGCTTTTGCTTCTGCGGCTGCTTTTGCTTCTGCGGCTGCTTTTGCTTCTGCTGCTGCTTTGGCCTCTGCTGCTGCTTTTGCTTCTGCGGCTGCTTTTGCTTCTGCGGCTGCTTTTGCTTCTGCTGCTGCTTTGGCCTCTGCTGCTGCTTTTGCTTCTGCGGCTGCTTTTGCTTCTGCGGCTGCCTTGGCTTGTTCTGCTGCCTTGGCTTCTTCATCTTGCTTACGTTCATTCTCAGCAACGGCAGCAGCAGCAGCAGCGGCGGCGGCGGCGGCGGCAGCCGCTATATTCGCTCCCCTTTTCTTCATTGCGTCTGCTACTTCTGTATTTGCTTCATCTGCTGCTTTTGTTACCGCAATTTTTACTTCATCCGCTTTTCTCTTCACTTCTGCTGCCGCCGCCACATTCGTCTCGTTTGATGCCGCTGCCGCTGCCGCTACTGCCGCTACTGCTGCTGCTGCTGCTGTCGCTACTGCTACCTCAGCTTCGTTTATGGCAATAACGAATGTTTCTTTGACTTTATCTAAATCTGCCTCTTTTGCTCCTTCCGCTGCTATTACAGCTGCTGCTGCTGCTGCTGTTACTACTGCTGCTGCTGCTGCTGCTACTTCTACTGCTGATTCTGCTGCTGATTCTGCTGATTCTGCTGCTGCTACATCTGCCCGTCCGGCATCATCTTTGTATATTTTTGCTTGAGCAGCGGCTGTCTCTTGTGCTTTTTTAGCGGAGGCGGCGGCTTCCTCTGCTTTAGCTGCTTTGGCGGCGGCGTCGGCGGCGGCTTTATATGCTTCGATTTGTTTGGCTGCTTTGTCTTGTGCGTCTTTAGTGGCAGCGTCGGCGACTTTGGCTGCCTCTACTACAGCCTCGTCTTTTTCTATGTCCTCATCATCCGTTACAGTAACACTAGGCCCTTGTAGAAACGTATCCATTTTCTGATTCACATCACCGCCGATTGATTTAACCGAATCAGCAAACGCATTATTTAAATCCGTACTGGCCTTGGAAATCTGGCCGAGAATACTGTTACAATTTGTCTCTGTTGGAGTCTTGAATGGATTTACACGTCTTAATTTTTCCATAATTGCGCCGGAAAGAGTGGTTCCATCTTCTTTTACTACTCCAGCCACGCCAGCCACACCTGGAGCACTAAAAAACGGATTATCAAACATTATATCTGTCGAGTCTTTTATATTGTCTTTATCCAGCATTCTAGGCGGCACCGGTTCTTTCGAAATAATAAATATAAAAAATGGGGGAAGTGGTGGTGTGGCTAGTTTACCGATATCAATCGGTGGAATTGTTGTCGGATATTTATCCAAAATACGCGATAACCGGCTCGATCCACCTCCCGCCGCCGCCGCCTCCCCATTATCATTCACCGGTTTCACCAATTCTCGTTTGAATGCTTCGAATGCGCGGCCCGATATAATTTCGGGTTTTTCCAATTGAAAGAAAATCCATTTCGATGTATTTGGATTCAATCGAACTCGTAAATCGGGGGAATACCATATATTACGCGGTTTAGCAAAGATCATATTTACAACCTGAACGGTATTAAATTCTATTAACGTAGAAAGCAAACCGGCCATTTTTTGTCGGTTCATCTTGTCAGTACTCGCGGTCATTCCGAGAGAATCATTTATTTTCTTCTTCATTTTATTCGTGGTAAATTTCACTTTATCCGCAATACCATCATCTCTGGCATCGGCGGGTTTCTTAACAGTGCTTATTTTTTCGGACCATTTATCTTTGAATTTATCTGGATCAACAAACCCCATCTTCATACTCGCATCTTCTGTTATATAATATTTCGCGCGATCAGGAATAATCCGCTCTACTGGTATTCCGCCTGTTTTCGCAACAAGGTCACATATGTGCTTGAGCTTGCTTTCTTTCAACCCGATTTCAAGAGTCAACTTGCGTATATCTGCGTTTTGAGGTCCAATTTGCTCAGTCATTTTTTTTATGAAATTAGCATGCATTCCCGAAAAATAGTATTTCGTAATACGAAACAGGGTCCATAAAATAAGATCGACCCCAAATGAAAAATTTTCTACAGTTTTGTCGCGTATGCTCGAAAACGGCTCCAAATTTTCATTCGCCAATTTAGAGTCTTCGTAAAATTTATTAAAAAACGTAGCAATCGCTGCGGATTTAGGATCAAAAGCATTATCAGAGCGTGTTTTGGCCTTTATGTAATTATAAAAAACCAGCATTGACCTGAAATGCTTGCCGTGTAATACGGCGATTTTATCTTCAATCTCATGAATTCTGACGTTGGCACTGTCTATCATCATGCCTGTATTATCTAAACGGTTAAAACCGATGCGTGTTAATTCATTATTTATATGTGTTGTTACACTCTTTTTTTTAGCGGATAGGTTGCCACCGCCTAGTGGAATATCATATGGCACGTGTATCTCACCAAAATCGTCGTCGTTCTGTATTGGATCGATGTCCTTCCTGTATTGTAACTTTTCGATTAACTTCTTATAATCAATGATTGTGGAGTTATCAGTTAAAAACTGTGCCAGTTTCATCTTTTCGTCAGGCGAAAGCCCCGCCGCATCCTCCCCCTCCGCCGCTTGTTGTAATGCATCGATTAAATTGTATAATTCCGCTGGCTTAATGTCATCTCTGTAATTTATTGTGAATGCGTCTTTTGTGAACTTGTCGTCGTCGTCGTCGTTGTCGGCCTTATGAATCAAATGAAAAATATACTGGATTATTTTATAATTAGGTATGAATTTTCGTTGTCTATCGATTTCGAAACTACGAGACCCGAGCATAAATGTATCAAATTCTTCATCGGAATGTTTTAATATCGAGTTTGATTCGATACTCTTTTTTAATTTGAAGTATTCCTCATTTATTGATTCTAATAATTTAATTTTTGAATTTATTGGGACGTTAGCAAATCCAGATTCCGGTGGTGATTTACTACTAACCAATTTTTCTCGCTCAAATACATTGTGTAATTTCTCAAATATTCTGTATAGCTCGTTCATACTGTCGGAATCAAAGTTATATGTTGGAAAATACCGTTGACGTTCTGTAACATATTCTAACGACTCGTCTTTCCTCTTGACAATATCATTATATAATAATTCAAATAAACCGATATAATTACCAAAATTGGTCGACGCAGTTTTGATATCGGGGTTATCAATGTTACTAGTATACCTATCCAATAATTTTTTATACTTCCTGCTAATTTCATTAACGATGTCCATTAGACCTGTATCCTGCTCCTTAAATACATCATCAAAGTCCATTTTCAAAGTCAATAAATCGTCTTGCGGTAATGTCTTGTTTTGAATAAAAAATGTGCTTGCGTTATCATAAAACAACCATTCGGCGTAATCGAAATGCCATTTATCTATTTTATTTTGGATACTTTCAATCGCGTTCTTATCCAGATCGACTGATGTTGCTGAATCCGCACCTCTGAGTGTCTTCCCGGCAATCGTATGTTTATAATATAGACAATTGTTACTATTACCAAATGCCGATATTATTTCATTTACAAGAGCCTGCGTATCTTTATCATTCACTTTTTCCGAGAAGTATTGTTTTATTTTATCATAGTTGATCTTGTATCGGTAAGGAACAAATAATTCAAGCGGATTTTTATTCGTTGTTTTCGCACGGTGATATACCATCTGTTCGTATATATTCACTTGTAATTTTGGGAACTCTCCGTCAATAAGGTTGAATATAGGAGTGGATGATTTACTCGAACCGGACGTTCCTACGATGGGAACTTCTTTCAAAGCGACGCTGTCACTAAGTTCTTCGACGTGTCGGTCAATACTTGAATCGATAACAGTGTTAAGATTAGTTATCGTAATGTATGGTTTTTTTAAGGATTCCTTGTCTGCTGCTTCTGCTTTTTCTTCTGCTTTTGCTTCTGCTTTTGCTTTTGCTGCTGCTTCTGCTGCTGCTTCTGCTTTTGCTTTTGCTGCTGATAACTTTTCAGTTGCATCGGCAAGTTCTTGCTTCGATACTGTTGCTGCTGATGTTGCTGCTGATGCTGCTGCTTCTGCTTGTTGTTTTACTGTATTGACTGAGGCGGCAGCGGCAGCGGCAGTAACAGCAGCAGCAGCGGTGGTGGTGGCAGTAAAAGCTGTTCTCTCTGCGATAGCATGTACGTCCTTCGCCGCGGCAAGCAGTGTATTTGCCGATTCTATCTTACGTTCTTTATTTTCATTTGCGATCGCTAACTTTTTGCGTGCCTCATTCAATTTTGCTTCTGCTGCCGCTGCCGCTGCTGCTGTTGCTACTGCCGCTGCTGATACTGCCGCTACTGTTGCCGCTACTGTTGCCGCTGGTTTAAAACGACTGATTTGTGGTCTTGGTTTTGAGCCTGGTGATAGTGGCGGTGGTCGCGGTGGTGGTGTTGGTGGTGGTGTTGGTTGTGACATCACGTTATTGTATTATTATTTGTATTGAGTGATATAAATAGTATTATAACCCCTAGCTATATACTATTTATAAAATTGTTTGTTGTATAGTAACGCCCGTCACGTTCCGTCACGTCCCGTGATACGCCTCCGGTTCATTTCTTGCCATTGACATTTGCGGGTGACGACTCGAATGTGTCGTCCTTAAAGAGTTGATGATACTTCACCATCTCTAGATGGTCTGTCTCTTCCTTCTCCTTCTTCGCCTTCTCCAATGTATGAAGCGCATTGCTTATTTCTAAATCGCTGACATTCTTCTCCGGTCCGTGCTTTTCCTCGGTCATCTTATGTAAATCTCTAAATTTGGAAGGAATCACACAATACTTACTATCCACATTCATAAAATGGTCGGCGACGATAGTGAAGCACGCAGTGATGACAAGCGCATAATAGATGCTGCGCGTGCCCATCCAACTCACCGCAAATACAAGCACCTCCTTACTCATCAAATATTTAATCCAGGATTCAGTTGATGAATTCAGATCCAAATTAATATACCGCGACCCGATATTCAAAATAATCATAACGAAACCGGCGAAAAATGTGCTGGTATTCAGGTTATGGAAGAAATTATGCATCACCGTAAGCACGCGTGAATTCATAATATTGTTAGCGGGTGATTGGAGTGTGAAGAAGTTCGTTTTCCCGGAAAACAGGTCTGTAAATGATTTGAGTGTGATGGGTGGCACGATAGGTGATGACGCGATAGAACCGGGAGCGCCGCCGGTTTGTCCCGGTGGTACCGGCTTTCCCGACGCACCTATTTTACCACTGCCACGACTTCTATTTTTCTTTGTTGATGAGGCCATCGTTGTATATAACATTAGAGATTTCTATTTTTCGATTGATTAGAACCGCCCCCGAAACGCATTTTTCAATTTACGCATTCCCTGCCGCGCACCCTTCTTGAATTTCTCGCGGATTCTGAATCCCTCGGCAGTTTCTATTTCCTCGATACCCGTAGGCGCCATTATCGTTTCCTGCGACTTCCATTTGCTAAATATCTCTTCAAACATGGTAGAGATGTATTTCCATTTCTTTTGAAATTCGCTCTGGTTCTCACTGTCGCTATCGTTTTCGTTTCCGTCTTCTGTGTCACTGTCTCCTTGTAGATCATATCCACTGGCGGTCCCGCGATACGTATTCGTTCCATCTTTGATATAAGGCCCATCCGCCTTTTCAGATACGTCTAAATGCGATTTACTGTGCTTATGCGATGTTCCCGCACCAGAAGCGCCGACGACTGTATTATCTGCTGCTGCTGCTGCTGTTGCTGCTGCTTTGGTCACCGTTTTATGGTGTTTCACTGGTTCATCGTTGACTTCGCTATCCTTATATACACCGAACGCAGATGTGGCCAATACCACGACCATCATCGCGACCAAAATAAATATAGTTCGTAGTTTCATTCGTTTTTTCGTATATTAGTATATTAGTATATTATTTATACTGCGCCGGTTGGTTTACTATTTGATTTATCAAAATAATAGGTAATACCGTATACATATCGTTTTTCATCGTTATTGTTATAGGTGTCGTCGTCTGTTGGTATCTTGAAAATATTATTGACGCCCGATATGCTCAACTTGTTGTCACTCTTTGTAATAACACCGAGTTCGCCAGTGGGTGGTAATCCGGTCGGTGCCATATTGTATATGCCATTCTTATCTGCTGTTCCGGCATTCTTCTCAAACTGTATAACAGCATTCGTTCGCTGAATGATCGCCAGATAACTCAACATCATTCGCAGTTCTTGAACGACGGATTCACTGATACGAACAGTATACAATAACGACGCGTCGTCCTTTGTTTGCGCGCGCATATTCGCAAATATACTATCCAGTTTTTTACGAATCTCGTACACTTTCGCATATACATCCAATTGACGTTGGCGCTCGTTTGAACTCATATTTTTGTCATTGTTTGTAGTTGTAAGCAATTCCGCATACATTTTATCGGTAATGTTATCGGACTTTGATAACAATTGGATATTCTCTAGTTTTTTGCGATTGTTTTCGCCGGTAATAAGTGATGTATACGCCACTCCTGTATTTGACGGCGCGCGGAGTTCTGTATCACTGTTATCACGATTCGACAGTGAAATGCGTTGGCTATAATCAGCACTCGGATTTGTCTGTGTGTCAAATAGTATATTCATATTAAATCGGTCTAGTGTTTTGTTGATATGAATGATTTTGTCATTTACATTATTATATATCGTCGTCTTCGTATTGCGGAAATCCGTCTTTGCCAAAGGGTCTATCGACCGTTTCACAGGTTCAAACACGCAGTCCTTGAAATATTTGTATCGGGTGGCCGAATTACCAGTACTATCATTCTCGACATAATACGCTTCAAAGTTATACAGCCCACTTAACTCGGCAGTTCGTGAACCGCCAATCAGTTCATTACTCCCGAACATGGTAATCCCGCCAATCCCGCTTCCAATCCCGCATTTTTTACTGTTGAAATACTTCTCGGTAAAATCGCGGCTGTCTTCTTCGATGAATTTATTGGACCGACGATAATCTTTCCCGGAGTCATCCCCCTTGATGATTTTCGGCATCGCGATACTGAAACCCTCTTTTACTAATGGGACTCCGATGGTGAGTTCGTCCTTGTCAACACGTCGCACCGCGTTGTCCATCATGCCAGGCCACTCCGCGCCCTCCGCCGCCGCACCCGGCCGGAGAAATAAATACACCGAAGCAAGCGTGACGCCCGCCGCACCCGCCACGAAATAATAATATTTCTGATACACCAGCAGTGAGAGTAAAACAACAAAAACTATAATTTTTAATAACACGGCCGCCGTCTCCGTATATAGCACATTATGATAAAACCATGACGAGAGATATTGTATATAATATTGGATTCGATTTTCCGGATTATTATTATTATTCATATTGTATGAATGACTACTATAATTACCATAGATATATTTCAACACATATACGAATGTGGATTGAAATATGAACATTATATCGGTGACATATGTGACCCGATCTTACTGGGACTTGAGGAGCTTCTTGATGTCATCAACGGGCTTGGCTTGGCCCTCGGCACCCTCTGTCACATCACAGTTGTCCCCCTCACACTTCTTCTCAGCAGTCGCAGGCGGCGCATCTGTCACAGGCTTATCCTTGGGAACATCCATACCCTCGAATCCGTGGTAACCTGACATCGTAGCCACGATTGCGACAAACACAACCGCGAGCAAGCCAGCCGCAGTATGCTTCAATGAAAGAAACACAACCGCAGCAACAAAGACCAGTTTGCCTAAAATGTTATTATACAAAAACCCGAGAAGGTTTGGTTTAAGAACCATAATAACCACCAGAACCAATAAAACTCCTAAAGAAAGTTCTTTGCTGATTTTCACCATTTTCGTCGTATATACATAACTAATATATTTTTCATATCTAACTGATAAATATATTATCATAATTCACATTTCGGCCTCGAATTAAAATCTCATTTTTTTATAGGAGAATATGTCATCTTTAGGTTTTTCTGAATACACCGAAAGTGGAAATCTTAATAACAACAACGGAAACGGAAACGGAAAAATATACAATCGACGAAACGGTAATAGAACCCTAAAGATTCCACGTAATCAGAACGCAAATGACAGCCCTGAACGAGGATTATTACAATCCGCAAACGGTAATGTATCCAACGAAAATGGAACGAACCAGGGGATGATACAGCAAGCCGGGCATAAAATAAAGCAAATCAAGGATTATATCGAAAATATCCATCGAAAAGGCGGGGAAGATAGCGACCCCGATGAAAACGACGCAGCGGATTCGATATTACCGGCATATCCGGCGCAAGGGATGGGTGTATACGCTACAAATGTAACAAGCGTATCTAGCAATAATGGCGTGGTTCGAAAGACAACCCAGATGAATTCCCTAAATCCGTCGTCGTCCTATTCTTCTACCTTATTGGAAGGAATGAACCCAGCGGCCGATAGCGCCGGAATTGGTGCTGGCACCGAACCGCCTGGAACTACCGCAGGAACATCGGGCAGGTTTTCGGCACCGCCTCACTTCACGACACCTTACGGGGATAGCACACGAAATGTTGACCCTCGAGGAACCGGTGGCACCGGCACTGGCACCGCCACTGGCGATAGAACAAAAACAAGCACATACGCTTCTCAATATTATGAACAATTTGTGCCGTATGCGGAGACACTCGCGAATCAGCTGGCCGCGGGAGGAGGCGCCGCCGCCGGACATAACGGCGCGATGTCTGGAACAAATGCGGCGCTTATTGAAAAGTTGAACTACATCATTCACATGATGGAAGAAAAGAAGGAGGAAAAGACTGGCCACGTCATTGAAGAGCTGGTATTGTATTGCTTTTTAGGCATATTTATTATTTTCATCGTAGATACATTTACGAACGCGATGCCTTATGGCAATGGCCGCGGAGGTGGTAGATTTAGTATGATTGGCGGTGGCGGCGGTGGCGGCGGTGTTCGCGCACAGTATCGGCGCGCTATATCATAAACAAATCCTTACACGGTAATTCCCGATGAATGATTGCGTTATATAATACGTAATACCATTTATTCGACCATAGTACCGGCGTAGCACCAGCCATTGCGCGAACAATTTCATCGATAATCAAATAATTATGTGCGATGGTGTCGATAAGGACCGTCCCTGGTCCCGGTCCCGTACACCGCAGTTTCAAACTTTCTATAAATCCATCAACAAATAATCGTGTATCACAGTGTTGTTTATTGCGAATGGATGATAAAAGACGCGGTATTTCGGTGGACGGGTCGTATACATCGGCGGCGGCGGCGGCGGCGGCGGCGGACCCTGTGGCACCCAGGGTTCGAGAGATTCCAACCCGCTTCCCCGAGAGATCGTATTTCGCCGGTATAACCGGTGGTAGATATTTGACGACAGCTGTCGATGTTTGAGATATATAATTATGTAATCTCTCGATACGATTCCCCCGAGTCTTCTTTTTATGGACCGTATTCCGACGCTTCATAGACGCATCTTCGAGAGATTCGGGGCTTGCCTGCGCCCATGACGGGCCATAGATATATACCGATATAACCCGTGTCTTATTTAGAAGTAACATATAAACCTGGTATATTCCTGATTGAATGAGATGCTGTAGATGCGTTATCTCATTTAAAATCGAACACCGGAAATCTCTCGAACATTCATTTATAAACGCATAAAAAAGGGCGAAGTTGACGGATGAAACCTTTATCGCGCTGGTATGGCCGCCTTTGGCCCACCCACCGCCTACGGGCGAGAGTAATCTCTCGAGAGATAGAGCATATGTATATACTGTAGTAAATGGAATAACAAACCAGGGTATCTGATTATATCTGTATAATGTTTGTTCCCCCGCAATCTCTCGCGACTTCTGAATATATTCGGTTGTTTCAAGAAGTTCGAGACTTTCGCGGTCACTTATATCATAGTGGGACCAGGCGAGGTGGTCGCATACATATATAGAGGTCGATAATGGCGCCGCACTCGCCGCCGCCGCACGGTCGGTCAGGTCCCTTTCTATTTTAATACGGGGTGTAAGAATACATACACCGTGTATGTCACCAGCAGCCACACCACGCCCGGCAGGCAATCGTGTTCGATACACACCGACAAACGCGGCTAGACCGTGTGTTTCATTCGAGAGAATACATGCCAATCTCTCGTGATGTATATACGGAATTGTCGCCGATGACGACGCCGACGCCGCTGACGCCGAACCATGATTCACGACGAGTTTATGATTCTTGTTCAATAGTTCTGCTATCCCCTGAATAATATAATCCCATGGCACGCTTCGAGAGAACGCCGTAGAATAAACCTTGACATTATCATAATTTACATTTGTAATAAACGGATACACTACTGCTGCGTGGTCGACGCCGACGACGTCGCGTAATGGATTCATCGTGCTTGTAAATGTATTGGGTCGCCGCGCAGCCCAGAAACGCCACACCGAAAACCGGAATGTTAGTGGCTGGTGATACCAATAATAGTATTTGAATTTTAATACAGCGATAACGACGAGATATAGCGCGCATAGTATACATATTGCGTAATGGAAGAAGAACGGGGGGAACGACGGCAGCGACGGCAGCGACGCCCCGAGAGATTCCAATATTGTCATACAATACACATCCACAGTTATGTATTGTATAGAATGATTCGCGAGAGATTATTACGCAACCTTCTTAAGAATGAATAAATATTGATGCTCGTTAAGAACGTGAACCAGGTCCACTTGACCTGTGACCGTAAACCCGACCTCTTTCGCTGTATCTAAAATCTCTCGGTTGGTCGGCATATAATAGGTATGTACGTTCTCGCGAACCTTACCCGTTTTATCATCGGTGAATTTTTCGGTGAATGTACCGATGTTCTTCTTGCCTCCTGCGGCGTCGGCGGCGGCGCCTTTCGTAGGCGGCGGGGCCTTGAAATCCGATTTGTACTGAAAACTGCGGAACTTGACGAGAGAATTGGTGATACGGTCTTTGGCGTATTTTTGCGGGGATACCAAAAACAGGGGCTTCCCACCAGGCACAATCGGGTCGAAATGATTCCTGTCCACCAAGTGAAGGATTAAATATCCTTCGGGTCGCAACCACTGATGGCAATTCTTGAAAAATGTGCGTTTATCTTTCACGTAATAAATCGTAAAATAGAAACAGGTCAGCACATTAAACTCGTCTTCGCTAAATAACATCGGTTTCATAAAGTCGCCTTCTACGAATTTGGCCTTGGGGTATAAATCTCTCGCGCTTTGAAGCATCGCCGGTGATTTATCACACCCGATGACATTGACACCCTTATGTTGTAACTGGTCGACGTGGTGCCCTAGACCGCACCCCAAATCACAGACCTTAAATCTCTTATCCGCCTTTTTCGCGCCAGTGATATGAATGATTTCATCCACTTCTGCCTCTATTTTATTCGGCTGTATAAAGAGCTCGTCATAGATATCCGCATAAAAACTGTCGTAGATTGTGTCATTTTCGTATATTTTGTATTTGCTTTGCTGCTCGAACCCTTCTGCGTGGCATGACAAGTCTCGCTTAATAAAACAAAGTATCATCATTAGAATAAACAAGAATACCAATATCTCCCATTTTGTAATTGATTTTATATACGCCGAGAACGATTTATATAATGACGACGCCATATCTGGAACTACTAATATGTCGTTATAAAAATAAACAGGCCAAAAAGCGTCGCGCCGCCGCCGCCGCCGCCGCCGGAGTTCGTTAAACCCCCGCATAAAATAACCGATGGTGTATTATAAGAAACGGAGCATCCGTGTACGCCACGCAATATGACCGACCCGACCGAAATCAACGATATTCGCACGGAAAATGAGTTTCGCGGGGTCACCTTTTCCGCGTATAAAAAATCCGATGTCCGTAAAGAATTATTGAATAGTCTATCCAGTTCTAAAGTAGAACCAGCGTGTTATTGGAGCGCGGAATTGGTATGCTCCGGACACTACCTCGAACTCTGGGATATTATTATTACCTTTATCAGTAAATACATCCATTTAGCAAACCCCAAACTACCGCTTTATATTGAAATGCGGTTCGAAAGTTTCAAGTCGATTCTCTCGAATGGGTTCATCGGGAACGAGCTGCGCCTGCGAAACCACCCGAAGATGCGCGCCCTTTTCGCGGAAATCGTGTGTGTATTATGTAATTCCAAGCGCCAGCATAAATACGACAGCATTAAAATCAAGAAGAAGGAGGAATATGATATCACGACAATGTCACACAAATTGAAAGCACCGCGGGTGGATTACGCGCAAGAGTATTTCAGGTCACGTGACCCCAAGGAGATTTTCATCGCGGTCAACGAGTTCGCATACCATATTTCCGGCGAATCTAAAAATACACTCCAAGCGTGTTATTGGGTGGAATGGATAACGGAATTCGAATCCATATGTAAAGCCAAGAAAGAGACATGCCGGTGCGAACGACGAGCGCATATCCCCGTCGATGATAAACTCCAATTTGACCCCATTTGGCTGATTTGGGATATTATCGTAGCGCGGAGTGAAAGCGCGGACGACGACCACACCATCCTTACCCAGAAAATAATAAAGAGCCTTTTACGGTTATATTGTGTGCGATTTACGCCGGGGGTTCGCAAGAAGCGTCGATACCTGATTTATTTCGCGATTTCGCTTCTTACGACGGAATATGACGGTAAGATAGAGATGATAAACGACCGGTTGGTGATAGAGACGGCGGTGGCGAACATAAACGGAATATACAAACAGATTAAACAGCACGAGATTAGCCCGGATACGGATTATCTGTTTTCGTCTGCGGGATACAGCGGCGGCGGTGCGAGCGACAAGAACGGCGACTTGGAGCGCACGATTAAGCGTCTGGAGGCACTGAATTCGATGAATACAGTCACTCGGAAAACATCTGACGACGGCAGCAATGCGCAGTAGAAACGCTATTACCGCTATAATATAATATAATATATTATAGCGCCTGTATATACAGATATGTCTCTTCCCGAATTTAAATTCACAAATCTGACGAAACCCAGCAATGATACGACGGTGAATAGCGGATTATCTGCGAAGGCCAAAATGGTGAAATCCGGTATTATTCCGGATATGGTTGAAAAAGTCCAAGATACTGCGTCATCCGCATGGTCTGGTATCAGTAACGCAGGTAGTAACGTATTCGATAATAGTGAGAGTGATAGCGGGTCTTCTTTTTTTTCGTTTACATTTCTTATCAAGGCAATCTTAGTCATAGTTATTCTCTGGTTTATGTGGGCTAATTTAGCCAATAACGGGGATTTTCATTTAGGCATGGGGAGTGTCGGTGATAAAATAACCGCATTTTTTCATAAAATGGAAGAGAATGGTCGCGAACTTATTGCGAAGATAAGCGGGAAGTCCGCGACTGCGGGCACGTCGGCCACGGCCGATGACTCATCCGATTCAGATTCGGATGACGGTCATCCCTCCGCCGCCACAGTGCCTCATAAAGCGCCTGTTCCACCATCGATGAATAATAGCTCGGATAAGAAACCCGGTTTTAATAATGACGACCCGAAATATACATTTTTAGATAAAGCGAACCGTGAATATTCAGGACCGTCACCACGCGCGGATGATAGCACAAGCGCCACCCAAAAACACCAAAGCGGGAAAGCCGGTTACTGCTATATTGGCGAAGACCGCGGATTTAGAAGCTGCGCTAAGGTGGAAGCGGGGGATAAATGTATGTCGGGGGAAGTGTATGCGCGCCAAGATATTTGTATTGACCCAACATTGCGCGCATGACGCCCCGCCTGCCCCGCCCGCCCCGCCTGATTATCACGAAATATACCTGATTTCAGGAGTATATTCGAAAAATTCGCTTGTTGATTCTACACCGCTAGAATATGTTATCGTCAATGTCAAATTATACGTATTCCCAACAATAATCAATTCATCCCCGTCATACGTCGTCGGAATATTAATCGTATGTTCACCGGTTCCATTGATGGCTTGGTCGTATATATCTGTTAATGGCGAATACCGCGAATTCAGACCATTCACCCGAACATTTGTTATAGAGATGCCATCCGCAACACCATTATTAATTGTAAATATGAGTCTCGCATAATTCAATCCAAACTGATTATAATAACCAACGACATCTGATATGGACGGTTTCGCAGAGGTTGGTAATATAGTAACCTTGGATACCGCACTGGATTCGCTTGTGAGATATCCATTATACGCGGTAACGATAATTGAATAAGACCCGTCCACGATATACCCCGTCCCAATCCCCGACGTAAACCTAGTGATATTCGCCGTAAATTTACTATCAGTATTTGTAGAAGCAATATTATATGGAAATGATTGTGACGTTCCCGATGACCCGAGATTCGTAACTGTAATGTTATAGTATCGAATCGAAGTGCCACCATTATCCGGCTTTTCCCATGTTACACTAATATAATTTCGCGACAAGTCCGTCATCGTTGGCGGCAATAAGCCGTATTTCGCGGTTGTGACCACATTCAACGGCACCCTCGGTTTCATCAATGTCCGCGCGGTCAATATCGTGGATTCAGGTCCAATGCCCACCGAATTGATCGGTTCTATTTTCAAATTATATTTTTTCTCATTCTCAACATTTCGCAATATGTATCGTTTTACACTCGACGTGACAGATATCACATTACTCACATCGATGTTGATTTTATTCCACGTAGTACCGGTGGTCGTGCTCTCGCGATAATATAAATTATACGACGTAATTGGCGGTCCATTATACCCACCCGGCACTGACGTTCCCAAATTCGACGGGTTCGTCCATTTCACGTCAATCATGAGATTTTTACGCTCATCGGCGTCACTGAACGAAAATTCGGTAATAAGGCTTGGAACAGACGACGTCTTAAATGTGAGTGTCGCAGGCACACTACTCAAGCCGCGCTCATTGCCGGAAAAAACCGATAAATAATACACGGTATTTGTGAGGATTTCAATCGACCCCGGTTTTCGCTCAAACACGATGGTATTTCCGTTCAATTCACCCGATACCGCATTATAACTCGCATCCGGACCGGTCCGCACGCCATTCGGTAAAATACTCGTATAAGGCGCCCACGTTTTATTATCGACGGAATAGGTTATAACGTATCCGGTAATCGGAAACCCGCCATTGGAATCCGGCGCATCCCAACGAAGCGTAATACGATTAAGAACGACGTCAAACGCCGTCACCACAAAATTGGTCGGCGCGGTAAGCGCGGTTGTCGGGATATTGGATGTCAGTTGTAGACCCGCCTTATATTCGTACGTCTTCTTATAATTATACAAATTCACAGAGGGGTCGTAGCACAACAAGCGCTCTTTCCCCGGCACACCGCACGCCGACGTTAGTCCACATTGTAATCGCGCACGTGATTCAGGGGTGGATGGACACACGAGTGTAAAAGAACCGCCCCCCGTCGACTCGCTCAAATACTTATTTTCATTCCCGATTTTGCGCATTAATTCGCCGCGCGATGCCTTTGCGTATTTCTGGCTTTTCGTAAGCCCACCGACATTATTATTATATTTGAGGATTTCGGTTTTGCGGCGCATATCATAAACGTCGTCGACCTGGACGGGTGTCAGTTTTGCGCCGGTTACGCTGTCATATAAATCGGAGTTGCGGCAATTCGGCGTGAACCGCGTCCAAAACTGGCGATTATACGGATTGGTATAAAAAACGTTGGTGTTACAGTTGATAATGGCCGCGGTTATTTTGAATACATTCACATTGAAATACGCGGTTTTTCTGTTGAAATTGGTGCTTTCTAACTGTGTTACTGATATTGTAGCGACACCTTCTAAATAAACACGCGCGGTAAAAACCCCAGTGGTGGCGGAATATACGACTTTGACGACATTTTCATTCGACGACGACATGACGAAGTTCGCACTTGAGTCGGTATTATTGGACACGGGCGGCACGAGTACAAACGAACCTTCGGTCGTCATTTTATTCAAATCGGGTAAGAAGTAAATCGTCGTCAGGTCGTCGGTATTCTGCGTAGGTGTCTGACCTTCAAATCTCGGCGTCGATTTCAGGATTTTCAATTTGATTGTTCTTCCGCCGTAATAAGCGGATTCGCCGACACTTTGAATGGAACGGTCATACATCGGGGTAGCCGCATGATAAAATTTTATCGGTATGGAATCGTATTGATTGTTCGCATTGTAGGTGACTTTCCGAAATAATATTCGGGTGTCATTTATTATGATATTATCGTTGCTTATATCGAATACCGCCCCGCGTTGTGTAAGGTAATACACCACATTTGTATAATCCGGTGTTCCGTCCGCGATATTTTGTCGGGTAGTAGTCGCGAACTCTGCGAAACTTAAATCGTAATATCCGTTTGTGTATTCGAGCGTAATCACGCCGTTGCGAAAGTCTGCGTTGGAAGCCGACCTGGGGGTTTTATTACGGGGGTCGCTTATAGTATAACCGCCCGCGCTGATGTCAAACGATTTAATCGTAATATTTGTAGCACTTCTAGTCAATGTGATGGGTAAGTTGATTTTTTTTTCGAGATATACCCCATTCGAAGCATCCTGACGAATTTCCATCGGTACTGTTATCGTCGACACGGACGGAAGAAACCCACCGGACGAATCCTGTATCCCGTTAATAATTAGTGCGTGGCGATACGGTAATATCACATCTGCCGCATCGGGGATACGATATAATCCAGTGGCCGCACCAGTCTGTGGAATGACATAATAATCCCGCTCTAACGTAATAATCGACATAGAATAATTGTTTGTTGGAAACGAATATGTAATCGGAGTATTCGGGTTCGTATTATTGGATGTAATTCGAATCAATGGAACCACCCCAATCATTGTAGAACGGATGTTTGTGATTGCGGATGAAACATCGGTGACGCGACTACCGTTTCCATACGTATATGTACCCGTTTGTAATGTATATGTGGTGGGATACCCGAGAGAATAAACATTATATCGAATACCAGGTTCATATTCAAAATATACTACTTTGGTTACAGGGTCTTGTGCTAAAGGCGGAGACCAAGACGGTAGACTCATCACGTATAATCCTACGTATAATCCTACGTATAATACTACGTATAATCCTACGTATAATACTATATATTACACAGGATTTTGTATTTTATTTTTTACACGATGACACATACTCGTGTAAAAAATAATCGCGCACTCCGTCGGTGACTCCGTGGCCTCCGTCGTGGCCTCCGTCGGTGACTCCGGCTATCGCATATACCATATATTCGACAAATAGGTACCGACTGATTTCGTAGCCGTTGTATCCCCCCCACCATTTGTAACCATTTTCAGGTTGGGGCCTCCATCTACAATACTCATAATCTTATTTGCGCCAATCGAGTAATTAAAATACTGGATGGTCGAAATATATCCGCTAAAACGATTTGCGGACTTATCTTCACCGATATTAACATTCCCATAATTTTGGAGAGGAATACCGGCGGTCTTGCGACGTTGTGCTAAACGCCCGTTGACATACAAATCAACGACGTTATTTGTAACACGTATAATCGCATTCACCCACTTCTTCATTGGAATATCCGTCGCGATAAGTTGCTCGTTCATATCGGTTTTTGAAATTTCACCACCGCTCTTCTTACCGTTAACGTCAACAACGGCCATTAATGTAATATTTTCACCCTTGTCTGTTCTGTCGGGGTTTATATCGGTAGTTCTTTTGGTTCTCTTGATGTATAATCCCGGCGCATTATTGGGGAAATAGATACCAGAACCTGAGTCTTTCGTTCCTTCACCACCTTTACTAAATATCCTGGAATATTTATCCTCGGTTTGTGGAGCCTGATTCACTAAAATCCACGCGGACCAGGTATATTCTAAACCACCACTCTCATTCATAGAACGTGCGATAAACACCGAATTGGGCAAAGACGGGTCTTGTGATACAGTAATCGCCATATCATCGGTATTCGCAGTTCCGTTCAATACAAAAGGCGACATGGATGGAAGCATGAAATAGGACAATACGATAATCGTCACTTTAAGTAATACCGTAAAGGCAATAAATACCATCAAAATAAAAGCGAATTTGGCTACATAACTGTTTGATTCCATGAAATCCTTTAATCCGAAACCGCCGCCGATTCCAGAACTAGAAGACAATCCAGCCTGACTTGGACTTGAAAAACTAGATGTGATTCCACTTAAGATTCCGCCGCCACCGCCGCCGCCGCCGCCGTCACCACCCGCGTCACTACTGCTACTCATCTTATATGAAACGAAGAAAACTATGAATAATTTATACTATATATTATCAAGCAAAAAAAAACAATATAGAATAAATTACGTTTATACTAACGAAGAATCATGGTTATGTGCTAACACTGGTCTGCTCCTGATTATCAACAATGAAACTCAACTTAATCTTGTATTTATTGAGTAAGTCGCTCCAGGGGCTTCCACCGAATCCTTGCGAGTAAATATCCCATGCCTCTTGGGGCGCAATGGGGGATGATTTCAGTTTAACATTTGTAATAAATCCGACATCCTTATTGCTAACCGTCGTAGGGTCTTCACCCAATACGATACTCTGTGTTTTCGCAAGGTCTGACCCTGTATTCACGACGCATGATTTCACTAACTTGCCGTCGACATAAACATCCATCGCGGAACCGTTAAAACTGATAATGAGACTTACCCACTTCTGAAGAGGAAATTCGGAAATCTCGCAATCGGTGGCATTCGCCGCCTTGGGTTTAATTACAATCGTGTTGGTGTCATTCTTCAAATAAACCTTAAATATTTCACCTCCCGCAGAAGCACTTGCGTTGTTATAAAATTTGACAACATTTGCGGAGTTCACCCAATCTTTAATATAAAACCAAACGGAAATGGAGCTATTGGCCTTAAAACTATTTGGTAAATTTCCACCGGTTAAGGTTGTTTTATTCGTCCACTTTTGCATACTTCCTAAAGTAGTATAATTTGTTGTCAATGCCTTAAAAATGACATACAACAACAATAAAATAACAATAACCGCCAACACAAGTTTTGAATTCATGGTATATAACATACGTAGATATAATAATCGATTATTGCGAATATATATTTGTTGACCCAGTCGATTTCACTTCATCCGCAATGGTTTTCATTCCAATCATCGGTGGGTCTTGCGCCTTCAACATATTATACGTCCATCGAATTTGTTCGATTGTCAACGGTTCCTTGTGAAAGCTCACATTACAAATATTCCCATTCAATCCTTGTTCTTTGGCGGAGGCGCCATCACCACTCGTAATCGGCTGCATCGTAATATCCGGGATAAAAAAATCACTCTTCGCAACAAGCGTATTATTCAAAAACACGTCCATCGATTTACCGTCATAATTAATAACAAAATAGTTCCATTTCTGAATAAGTATTTGTATGTCGGCGGTCTTCGAATCATTCAACATGTCAAACTTGTTTCTTTCAATCGATGTTAAGTCTTTCATGTTATGTGAATTGAATCGCGAGTTATATATGACGGTTTCGTCCGCATTCGGTACACCTGTTGCCAAACTTACTGTTTTACTGGATACTTTGAAGTCGGTCGTGCCCGGGTTATACGTCAATTTCGGAACACCGCCGAAATTAAATATTTCTAAATCCTTGTCAATCGCGTTTATATTATTATTTATCCAGAACCAGCCTGAAACCGAATAATTGTACCGCTTCTTCTCTTCCGGTGCGCAATTGGCCGCTTTATCGGAGTCACTGCGGTCAAGTCCGGTATTATGAAAAATGAAGATTTGCGGACTCTGGGTCGTCAATCCGGTGTCATGTTTGGGCCGGAGTGGGACGGGTGCGGCGATGATTTGCGATTTTGACGCGCCGATATAGTTGAGTAAATAGGGGCCGCCGAATAAGATTGCGGCGAGGAGAATCTCAATCGCTAGAATAATCCAGATAGGGCGGGTTGTATCGCCGACCGCACCTTGAGATTTTGTGAGAAGACCGAGGAAGAGACATGGAATATAAATAATACACAACCAAGCGAGACGGAGGAGTTTCATACCGAGTATTGATTTCGTGAGATGGAAGAAGAACATAACGACGACCAAGACGACCATGACGGAGTGCTGTTTATAATACGCGAGGACGCACAGGACAATAAAGAATATGGTATTCACAATGAAACGGATGTTTGTGAGGAGATTCGACATTGGCGCCATGACAGGTTTATCCGCCGCCGCCGCCGCCGTCGCCGTATCGCCCTGTTTCTTATTATCAATAAACTCCAAGAAATAATGGAAAAATAGGATTGCGATACCTAAAACAGTCATACCTGTAACGGACATCCGGTTTTTGTCATCCTTATCGGTATCATAGACCCACACAATAATCATTAATACAACGTAGATGATGTGAGCCATACTGAATGTCAGTTGGCGGATTGGTTTCGCCGAATCTTCCGGCTTGTAATCATCGAATAGATAGTCTTCCGGAGTTTTATTATTGGCCGTTGTGAATTTATCGCGGATGTATGCGACCATTCCCGCCACGGCAACAATCGCCATGATGACGTAAATCACCTGGGCGGTTGGCGAGTTCAATTGCGCGGCGAGGCCACCGGAGGCTGCGTCCTGTTCGGCGCTGCGATTATTCGCACCAACCTTATACACATAATAAATAACCGTGAGTATCATAATTACAAACGAAATTGTGAGTAAAACGACCTTGATGAGCTTACCGATGGCGCCGACTTTGGTTTGGTCGAGTGTTTCTGGTGTATTTTTAAGCGCGTCATTCATTTTCTCTTTGGCGGTCTGACTCGCACCTTTTGTGGCGGCTGCGGTTATTATATCTTGTTGTGCATTCTCCGAATAGTCCGGCGCGGCCATCGATGTCACACTTTTGGGGTCGATTGGGTTACCGACCGGAAATAACTGAAGGTCAATGGGTTTGTCATTAACGTTACTCCATTCCCAAAACTTAAATTTATCGAGTTCCTTTATGAATTTCTCTCTGAACGCGCCACCGAATATTCCCGGAATGCCGAATAAAACCAGTTTAAAAATGGTAACAAATAACCAGGGAATCAAATAAATTGCGGTGAATAATAACCGGATAAGGCGGATGATAAATGATTCATTTTTGAACGCGCTATTTACTGGATGCCCGGCAAACAAATGATATAACCCGGGAACAGAACAAACCGCAAAAAGAACGGCGAGGGCGATGGCCCACCCCCAACCATACGGCACCTCTGGCATAGTGCTGTCTTTCGTTAGGAGATAGTGCCAATACCAGGATAGTCCAATCGCGCCGATTGTAAGGAACAGTATGAATACTATTATGCCTTTCCCAATACCAATACTCTTGGTATTATCCGAATCATACTGCCACACCTGTATTGATTCGGCAAACCTCAACATCGAATCCAGACCGCCGACATTGAGTTCCTTCACCATCGGAAGCAATAATATTCCGCATAATAAAAGCCCGACAATCAATACAATAAAAAATGTGTCGATTAATTCTTTGACTTTCGGAAACATATCTCCGGTAAATGAATTTGCGATCCAGACATTGGTTGCTTCGGATGTAGAAACGCGTGTGAACAAAATAGCAACCCACAAGACAATGAGTATCACTAGTAAAAAGGGGTTCCACATGGCACCTTTGGCGATGCGAACGACCGAAGGTGAGAAATCACCGCCACCCACGGCAATATTATCATCATACGTATTCAAAAGAGCATCCCATTCTGCCCCAGTTACATTATCGATTTCGCCCTTTTTTATTTTATCATACGCTTTCGTATTTTGTGCGGTTTTTTTCGCATTAGCACCATCATTTAAATTCTCACAATAACCCGCTTGTCCCGCCGCCGCATTGACGGGATGTACAAACGGATATTTAAATATATTAATCAATAATGTATCTTCATCCGGAAATCCGCGACAAATTCCCATCCGTAGACGCACGGTGCGGAAAACAGTAATCATCAAGATAATGACCACTGAAAGCGTCATAAAAACGCCGTTTACGATTTCGGACGGTTTTTGTTTCATTCGTACGCGGTCTACAACCGCACCGTTAATCATTTCATCTGTTACTGCGGCTCCATCAACTGCCTTCTTCTTTAATTCTTTGGCGACCTCTTCTCTCAATATCTGGGATTGTTCTTTGGTTATTTCATCTCTGTTTTGTTGTCGAGCCATATCAATAATGTTCCAAATGTAACATCCAAATAACAAAATCGCCAATACAACACCAGAGAAATAGTATGTTTTCGATTTTTCTAATGCGCCGATAGTGAAGACAAGAAATACAACTGCGAAAATCATATAAATCCCACCGTGTGCGGCAAACACATTATTGTCAAATGAATCTACCGCCTTCGAACCGGTGTTGGAATCGGTGAATCCAGGCCAGTTCTGACTTTTCGCAATCCATAAAATCCCGCACATGAAAAACGCCAGAATAGAAACCCCCTTTATAGCCCACGCGCGGTTACCAGCGCCATATTCAAATTGGTTAAACGCGTATAATCCGCCGGCCATAATCGCATAACCAATCACCTGTAATACCAATCCAATCACCAATGCCGTGCTTGCGCCATTATTCTCGGGATTTTCTTTGTATTCTATCGCTTTATCTGGATTCGCCAGTATTTCCTTCCGTTCATTCTCGATGATTTTCGCCCGCGCGACCATATAAAATCCTAATACCGAACCGACAAACCCACCAAGCCCGAGTTTTTTCGTCAATGATTTATCTGCGTCGCCGTCAATCGACGCATCTTCACGGAATATTTTCCATAATGAGTAAAGAACCAATACGATTCCGCCGATAGAAAATGCGCCTCCAAATACGTTTAGAGAATTTATGGCATCCTGTGACGGTTGTGATGCGCTAGTATTAATATCGATACTGCCGAAACCGAGACCGAGACCTACTGCGAGCGCAATAATTATACCGACGACAAGTCCACCTAACTTAGATATATTAAACCAAATAAATTGAAAGCTACCATCAAGCGGATTTTGACCGGGCGGCGGCGGCGGTAATATATATTTGTCATCACCCTTGCCGTCTAGCCACTTCTTATACGATTTCGCGTCTCCTTTCATTACCCATAATGCGTATATAAATACCAATATCAACATCATAAAACTAGCCAACTCTTTCCGGACAACATCCCACGAAAAAAACCCGACAAGGAATATGACAGCAATAATAATAATAGGTAAATAGTCTAGTAATTTATTTATATGAAATGATTCTTCTACAGAGGCGGTGGCATCCATATTTGAGTTATTTATAATGAATAATTTATAATTACAACAACACCAGTTATAATTATAAGATATAATAATGCTTCGCCGTCTACCGCCGCCGTCTCGCACGCCCACGCGCGGGGGATTATAAGAACGACATCGCGGTCTTTTTCCCATGGCAATCACGACACAATGCTACTAAATTATCGACGTGGTTGGACCCGCCGTGTTCTAAAGCAATGACGTGGTCGACTTCAAACCAGGCGGGCAACTGACGCTGACAATCGCCGCATTTCCAACCCTGCTGCGCTGCTACGTATTTCTTTTTTGTTTCGCTGACACTTCGCTTGCTAGAGCCCTTGCCCGAATTGAGGACCCGGCGCTCGGCGGCGCTGATAGAACCGCTGCCGCCGCCCCCCATAGCGCCCGACGTCCCACCGCCCATCGCGCCGCCACCACCCATCGCGCCGCCACCGCCCATCGCGCCGCCCAGCACACCGGCCGTGGCAACCCCGTCGTTGGGGGGCGGAACCCCCCTGGTAAAATCAAAGAACGGTGTTATCATATCCGCGGTTCCTTTACTCACTGGCATATATTTGATGATATCATTCGCATGAAATAACAACTGCCTAGAGTTTTCAGGATTACGTCGTAAAAACAGGAACAAACATAGACCAGCGAAACCAAATCCCGCCATTTTAATAAGCTTTTGATTGGACTGAAATATTTTTATAAGGCGCCCATCATAGTATACATTTGCGATGATGATAACGGTGATTATAAATACAATATATTCTACTTTTATCATATTTCTTGGTTATATTATGATGGTAAAATAATGGATCGGTTCGGATCCACCGGCTCGGCTCCGTTACACTACGTTACGCTCGGCTCCGTTACACTCGGCTCCGTTACGCTACGCTAGCGATTATGATAGTAATACGCCGCATATCCCAACCCCACCACCACCAAAAAATACACCAGTTTCTCTCTGTATTTCAATTCCTCTAATATCTGGATGGGTTTCGGCCGGTAGTGTAAATAATATCTCTCGAGCGCGTCATGTAAAGGCATCTCATCCTTCATCAATAGAACATTATACCGATTATGAATAAAATGGACCCACTTAATAAACGATGTCCGACTATCTAAATAGGGTGTGACCGGGTACTTATCCAACATACGACTAAACTCCGATGACATCTCCGGGTCAGGAATAAACATCGCGAAATTCTGTATAAAATCGTAATACTTTTTACGCGTGACATCATTGACGTGGTCGGGGTAATTCACAGCAACCGTCATTAAAAAGAACCAGTAATGTGGCCCCCACACGGTGGCGTCTAGTTTCAACATCGTATGCGTATACGCCTTACTATGAAATAACATAAAAACAATATCATAATTACGGTAAATGAGTATGACAGAATACGTCGCGGTCGCTGCCCCGGTCCCGGATGAACCTACAAAAATACATAACCCTAAATCCGTGTTGTCATATATCGAAATGAACCAATTGAAACTGGCATCACATAAGTCAGTCACGGGCACGGGCACAGGCGGCACGGCGGTCGCTCCGACTCCCGCATCCGAGAGCAAATATTTCTGTAATAATTGTAACCGGAATAATCATGTATATAACAATTGCCGCGCACCCATCACAAGTATCGGCGTTATCGCATTCCGGTGCGGCGATTCCGGCCCCGAATATTTGATGATACGGCGTCGCGATTCATTCGGGTTCGTGGATTTTGTGCGAGGCAAGTATTCGCTACACGACGAAGCATATATCCAGCGCATTATCGACGAAATGACCGTCCATGAAAAGGCGAACCTGATGCGTCTTACCTTCGAGCAGTTATGGAAATTGTTATGGGGAGATTATACGCGCGGAAGCCAATACAAGAACGAGGAAATGGTGTCATTTGAAAAGTATCGGCAAGTACTCGGAGGCATACGCACAAAAGACGGGCGTGTGAAAAATCTCCAGCAATTCATCGATGATTCGAAGACGCGTTGGAATGAAACGGAATGGGGGTTTCCGAAAGGCCGGCGCAATTATAATGAAAAGGATATCTCGTGTGCGCTGCGTGAATGCCTGGAAGAAACGGGGTATGATATAACGGCCGACAACGTAATCCAGAATATCGCGCCATATGAAGAGATATTTATGGGGTCAGATATGAAATGCTATAAGCAGAAATATTTCCTGGCGATGGTGGATTTAGAAAAGAAGCCGAAAACCGCGCATGATATTATGGAAGTCGGGCTGATGAAATGGGCGCCATACGACGAATGTATACAGATGATAAGGCCTTACAATTTAGAAAAGATTGGGATTATTCGCAAAATCAATAACATTCTGAGTAAATATCGTATTTACTAAATATCGAATTTACTGAATATCGTATTTACTGAATATCGTATCGGTCCTTTTATTTCGTATAGTTATATAAAGGGGACAGTAATCAAATAATAATAGAAGAATAGAATAGTAGTATGAATGCTGAAGATGAAAATATACCGATGGAATTGGTGATGGCGGAAGCCGGTGGTGGCGGTGGCGGCGGCGCAGCGATGCCTGTCCCTGTGCCTGTGCCCGTACCCGTCGACGTGCCAGCACCAGCGGCGCAGAAACGAACATTGAAATTGAAGACCGCGAAGGCCGCCGCCACCACCGCAGCACCCGCACCCCCCGAATCAAACGCATCCGAAATAGCCCGCTTAACAAATGAACTGGACCAGAGTGTGCGATTATTAAAACCAGACGACCTGAATAATCCGTTCAGCAAGGATTTCAATAAATTATTGCTGAAAAAGGAGTTGCTCGAGCGCGCGTATACACTTCATGATATCGGGGTACTCCCTGGGTCTGAAGACGAAGACGCAGCCGGTGCCGGCGCCGGTGATGGCCTCTACCCTACCCTAAACGACCCCAATTTCAATACCAAAATCGCCCTTCGTAAAGAATTCTTCGATACCAAGATGGATGTAGATAATGCGGTGAGTGTGGAAGAACAGGCGGAAATCTTATGTAATGCGCCATTTGAACTCGCACCAAACCAGCAATTCGTCCGCAATTTTCTCTCAGTAGAAACACCGTATAACAGCTTGTTATTATACCACGGATTAGGAACGGGGAAGACATGCTCGGCGATTAGCGTCGCGGAAGAAATGCGCGATTATATGAAACAGATGGGAATATCCCAGCGTATTATTGTGATTGCGTCTCCGAATGTCCAGGAGAATTTCCGGCTTCAGCTCTTTGATGAACGCGAGTTGCGAGAGATTGAGCCGGGAGTATGGAATATACGCGCATGTACCGGGAATAAGTTCATCAAGGAAGTCAACCCGATGAATATGAAGGGGCTCACCCGCGATAAAATCGTCAAACAAATCCGGCGCTTGATTTCATCGCATTATTTATTTTTCGGGTATAACGAATTCGCGAATTATGTGCGCAATAATGCGGCGAGTATAGGGATATCAAAAGATAATGTCGCGATACAGGAGAAACGCAAAAGGGGCGCTGCGGCGGCGGTGGCGGCGGGCGCAGAGGGGGCGAAAAAGGGCCGTAAAACCGCGGCGGATGTCGCGAAGGCTGCCGATGCGGAAATGATGGCAATTGAGACACTCTCTGTTTCTAAATTGCGGAAATTATTCGCGAATACATTGATTATTATCGATGAGGTCCATAATATACGTATCACGGATGATAATCGGGATAAACGTGTAGCGAAGATATTGTTTCAAATCGCGCAGAAAGTCAACAATGTGCGCCTTTTACTGTTATCGGGCACACCGATGTATAATAGTTATAAGGAAATCGTCTGGTTGATTAACCTGATGAACTTGAATGACAAGCGTGCGACGATTGACATCGCGGATGTATTTGATGACCGAGGGAATTTCCGTGTAGACGCAGATGGACGAGAGTCGGGGATGGAACTCCTCGTTCGTAAAGCGACGGGATATCTTTCATTTGTGCGCGGTGAGAACCCGTATACATTTCCGTATCGTATATATCCGAGCGAACACTCGCCGGAATATTCACTTCTAGCACGAGTGCGCGGAGGAGGAGGCCATGCCTACCCGCGAACCCAACTCAACGGCAAACATATCGACCAACCCATCGAACATATCGACGCGTATATGACGCAGGTGGGTGATATTCAAGAGGCCGCATATCGGTATATTATATCCGACATGAAGGCGTCGTATATTTTCAAGAAGACGGCGATGGCGCGGCGGAAAGTCGCTGCTGCTGCTGCGGCGGCGGCGGCGGATGAACCACCCACAAAAAAGGCAGGCAAAAAGGGCGCCGCAGCAGCCGCCCCCGCCGCAATCGACGATAAAACCGTTATTGAATCCGCCAATTTCCCCTCTTTCGAAAACATGGATACGATAGGATACGCCATCGTCCAGCGACCGCTCGAAGCACTGAATATCGTCTATCCGCATTCGTCACTCATCGATTATATCAATGACCCCGATAGTGGCGAGTTCGATGTCGCGTCATGTATCGGAAAGGAAGGTCTGCGCCAAATAATGACGTATACGGAAGGAGGTAATCCACCCGCGCGTCAAAACTTCGAATATCGCCCCGACTTTCTCCGGACATTTAAATTACCCGACGGCGAGAAAACGACAAAAACATCGGCGCGGATTTTTGCGCCGGACAATATCGGGCGATACTCTGCGAAAATCAAGAGTATCTGTGATAAAGTCCTCGCGAGCGATGGAATTATACTCGCGTATAGTCAGTATATCGACGGCGGGGTTGTGCCTATCGCCCTCGCACTGGAAGAGTGCGGGTTTACACGGTACAGCGTCCGCGGCGGGAATTCGTCGCTGTTCCAGAGCAAACCCGTTCCAAGTATCGACGCAATCACATTTTTACCGCAAAAACAGCACCAGGCACAATACCCCGGCCAACCCTTCCGCCCGGCGCGGTATTCGGTGATTACAGGCGACCCCACGATTTCACCGGACAATTTATTCGAATTGAAGGCGTTGACGAGCGAGGATAATACAAACGGCGAGAATGTGAAAGTCGTTATTATTTCCGTGGCGGGTGCGGAAGGGCTGGATTTCAAGAATATTCGGCAAGTCCATATTTTGGAACCCTGGTATAATATGAATTTACTGGAGCAGATTATCGGGCGCGCGATTCGGAATTGTAGCCATAAAAACTTGCCGTTTTCGCGGCGGAATGTGGAATTGTATTTATATGGATCGACGTTATCCAATGAAGAAATAGAAGCAATCGACCTGTATTTGTATCGCCTATCCGAATTTAAAGCGGTGAAAATCGGCGCGGTTTCGCGTGTATTGCGGACGACGGCGGTGGACTGTTTGCTGAATATTCAGCATAATACGCAAACCGCCGCGCAATTGAACCAGGTTGTGAAACAACAACTCGCGTCTCGTAAACAAATCGATTATCAGGTGGGGGCGCGCCCATTTTCCGCGTTGTGCGATTATATGGAGCGGTGTGAATATACCTGCCGGCCGACATTTTCAAATGGGAAGCCGATACAAGAACAGAGCGAATTGTATGGTATCGGAGACGACAGCGACAGCGACAGCGACAGCGGCGCGGAGGGCGACAAGGGCGCGCAGGAGGGCAAGCGAAACCGCAGCGATGTTCGCCTGGACACATTTAATGAGAAATTCATGTCGATGAATATCGATAAAATCATCCACAAAATCCGGGATTTATATAAAGAATCGTATTTCTATAAGAAAACCGGCCCCAATGGAATTATTGCTCACGTGAATGCGACACGTCCATACCCCATCGCACAAATCAATCTCGCATTGACACAGATGGTGAATGAATCAAACGAATATATCACGGATAAATACGGGCGTCTTGGACGACTGGTGAATGTGGGTATCTACTACTTGTTTCAACCGATAGAGCTGAACGACCCGCGTGTGAGTATTCACGAACGAAGCACGCCTATCCCGTATAAACATGAAAATGTAGAATATCCTCTTCCATTAGAGGTTAGCGATACTCATGTGGATATCAAGCCTGCTGGCGAAAGCGGTGGCGTGGGGGCGGTGGCGGTGGCGGCGGCGGCGGCGACGAGAAACGAAACAGTTGCTGCTGCTGTGAATAAGATGTTGGCGTCGTCCGCGGCACCGTCGAGTGTAATCGCGGGAGAAGGCGCAGCAGCCGACGACATTGAAGAACTATTGCGGGTATTAGAAGAAACATTCGAGACATGCCGTGTCGTCCACGAAAAACCCACGAAAACACAAGATGAATGGTATTATTATTGCGGTAAGGTTATCGAGCAACTCTCTCAAACCGAGGAGTTTCATATTACAAAAGACCAATTGTATGAGTTGGTTATTGCGAATCTGTTAGAGCATTTGTTTATCGGCGACAGCATCAAACTCATTAATTATTTATACCACAAGAACAATAATTCTATGATGCGACGAACCGGCGGCATTCAACCATTGTCGCAGTTCGAGCAAATGATATTGAACTATTATTCGCAGCAAATCATCCATCGGGTTCTTGGTGGAAAACGGGCAGCGGCGGCAGCGGCGGCAGCGGGAACCGCAGGAGCCGGAGCACCCGAAGATATGGGAATGATGCTTTTTCACGAAAAGAAAGACCAATTCGAGCTTATTGTTCTACGTTATGATACACCGGAGTGGGTCGTCGCGGAACCAGAAGATACGCGCGATTTTACATCGCTTTTAGCAAAGTTACAAACGACGCAAATCCAAACGATGAATATGATTGTCGGGTTTATTTCGTTTTTCAAGCGCGAATACCTGATTTTCAAGGTGAAAATGATGAAAAAGAAACGCGACAAAGGCGCCCGATGCGACCAATCAGGTAAAACTGATACAATCACAATGATTAATAATATTTTAATGATGTATCCCGAGACACAAGGTGACGAATATAAACTAACGATTGAAAACACCAAACATCGCACCCAGAAGGAATTATGCGTGTTTCAGGAATTTTTACTGCGGACCTTCCAGGCGAACAATGTAAATGGGAAAAAGTGGTTTTTCACACCGGGCGAGGCATTACTGTGTAATATCGAGAAATTACATACCGGCGACTAATTTCGAGAAATATAATACTAATATAATATAATACATAAAGCATATCAGTATTATATCATAAAATGTCAGCATTAGGAGGAGGAGTAAAACAATACGCGTCCCTTTCGAAATATCCTGGCGGCGGTGGCGGCGGTGGCGGCGGTGGCGGTGCTGCCGTCCAAGCCAAAAGCGCATTTGGTATTTATACCGCAATATTATTAACACGTAAAATACGAATCCCCTTCCAGATTATCGGGCGTAACGTGAAAGATACACTCGAACATATTCTCTCGAAAATGGTGGAAGGAAAGTGTATGGCCGAAGGATTTATTCGCCCGGGAAGCGTGAAAATCCTCACGTATTCAAACGGATATCTCTACGGAAAACACGCGATATTTGATGTCGTGTATGAATGTCAAGCGTGTTCTCTTGTTGAAGGCGTTGTATTCAAATGTGTCGTGAAAAATATAACCCTGGCAGGTATTCGCGCCGTTTTAAATGAACCGAAAACCCCAGTGGTTGTATTCGTGGCGCGAGACCATCATTTCGACCGGCCGGATTTTACGCGTATTCAGGAAGAGGAAGAGATACGTATTCGCGTAATAGGCCAACGCTTTGAAATCGGCGATGAGGCGATATCGGTGATAGGCGAACTCGTGTAGTGAAGTGAAGTGAAGTGAAGTGGAACGGAACGGAACGGAACGGAACGGAACGGAACGGAACGGAACGGAACGGAACGGAACGGAACGGAACGGAACGGAACGGAACGGAACGGAACGGAACGGAACGGAACGGAACGGAACGGAACGGAACGG